GGCCGCCCGTGACGCCGACGCGGAAGCCGTTGAACGGGGTGACGCGCTGATCGTTTCACTTCGCCAGGAAGTGGATCACTACTACGAGCGAGCACGACGCGCCGAGGTCGACCTGGCCGCCGCCAACGAGCGGGCAGAACGACGGCTCCGCGAGACCGAGAACTCGTGGGAGCAGCTGTCCGGCGAGTACCACGCCGTCGACGCCCGCGCTGAACAGGCCGAGGCGCGAATTGCGGCCGTGGATGCAGAACTAACCCGCTGGGAACGGCACGCACCCGATGGCTATCCCATCGAGCCAAAAGCCATCGACTACGCCAACCGAATGCGGCGTGTCATCAACGCCGCCGTCCAGCTAGCCGAGACTCGGTTCTCATTCGGGACTGCCGCAATCAAGGAACGAGACCGCGCTGAGGCCGATCTGGCCGAGCTGCGGGAGCGAATCTTAGACATCGACGCCCACGCGACACCTTTCGGAGACATTCCTGACGATCCAGGCTGGATAGGTACTTACCTTGTTACTGCCGGTGCCCTACATCGAGCACTAGGGCGAATCGGCACCACCGCTCCATCGTGCAAAGCCGAGGCCGACCTGGCCGCCGCGCGGCAGCAACTCGACCAGGTGCAGGCTCTGCTCGACGAGTGGGAACGGCTCGGCAGAGGTGCTGGTGTCCACGGTAAACAGCTTCGTGCCGTCCTGAACGTAGCTGCGGACGAGACGGGAACGAGAGACGATGAGTGAGCAGCACCTGGGCAGTAATGACGAACGGCGAGCATGGCGCGAGGAGATCTCTTCGGTGCTGAGTCACTTCATCGACGATAACGACAAGCTGCTTCAGGCCACCGACGCTATAGAACAGGCCACTGACGCTATAACGGTCTTGGGTCGCTCGTATCCAACACCAGATGCGTATGAAGCAGCCTGTGCCGCATTGCACAAGCACCGCCAGCGCGCTGATCAGGCCGAGGCCGAACTCGACGGATTGATCCGTGATCTCCGATCGTGGCAGGAGGGGTACAAAGAGCAGGCCTGGAGACGTAACGTCGCTGAGAACCGTGCCGAGCGCGCGAAAGATCAGCTTGCCCTACAGAACGACGACATCAGCCGCATGATGAACGATTTGAACGCGGCACGGCGACAGCTCAAGCAGGTACGGGATGAGATAGAACGGTTGCGGACCGAGGACTCCAAGCTGGCGAATTGGATGTTGGAGTTGCTTGATCTGCCCACCAACCCAGAGACGCGTTCTGTCGTGGAGAAGGCATATGCGGCAGGTCGTGCGGACGTCCTATATGCCATCAGGCGAGCATGGCCGGCACGTGCCGACGCCACGCCAGTGAACGGTGACGACGATGACTGAAATCACCACGACCGGGCTTGCTGCCCACCCGGCGCGTTCCGCGGCCGGCTACCCGCACGTCCAGGGCAAGTGTCCGGCCTGCGGCGACGCCAGCCTGTTCCTGGCGTCGGGCGGTTACGTCACCTGCGCGTCCCTGAGCTGCACCGACCCGTCCCGGGCGAGTGATCTGCTCAGCGTCGCTCGCGAGCACCACCGGGTAGGCCCGGGCCGCTGCGCGTGCGGCTGGGACGCCTACAAGCAGAGTGCCTTCATCTACGACTACGGAGACGCGCTCGAGGCACATATCACTTCTGCGAAGCGGGCAAGGAGGACTCGATGACGACTGAGGAAGAGCCCCCGTGGGGCACTCAACGGCAGGTCGACCCGTCCGAACTCCCTTCTGTGAAGGGCCAGAGCGCTCCTCCGGACGAGCAGGCCCACGTGTCGGAGCGACGTGAGCTTTGCGGCCATCGGTGCCTGAAGGAAGCCGATCACGACCCTCCGCATTTCTACGGCTACGCGCTAGGCCCGGTCGTTGATCTGGATAGTGCTGAGTCGCGAGGCGTCCGAGCTTACATCGAAGGGGACGACGATCTGCGCCGTAAGTTCGGGGGCGCCTTCTACGAGGACGACGAGCCTGTCGAGCAGGTCAAGGCCGCATTCGACAATGGCGACAAGAGCGTGATTGCCGCACCAGTGGACGGCGAGCGGATGTACACCGCATCCGAGATTGCTTACTACCAGACTTCAGAAGCCGAGATTGTGTCGAGGCCTCTGAGACGTCGGCTCGATCGGGCCGAGGCCGATCTAGCCGTTGCGAAGAAGCAACTCGATCAGGTGCGGAAGTGGACTGAGCGTCCCGTCCCACGGCTGTCCGACCTGTTCGACATTCTCGACGCCGCACCTGCCGGGGAGGCCGTCGATGAGTGAGCATCCGATAGTCAGGGGTTTCTGCCCTGCGTGCCGGCGTGGCGGTCTGATGGTCGGCGACGAGGGACACATCACCTGCACGCACGTCGACTGCCCGAATCGGGCGGCTGCCGACGAGCTGCTGCGGGGCATGCTCGCATCTCAACGTGACGGCTTGATGGAATCAGGTCGCAAGCTTGCGTCTGAGCGTGAGGATCTGATCGCGCAGGGTGTTGACCCGGCTGAGCTGGAGATCCCGCTCGCCCCGGCAGATCCGGACGTCTCGCTCGCCTCGGTGGACGGCGAGGACGAGCTGCGGGAGCAGTTCCGCGGACTAATTGACGAGGAAGCGCTTATAGGTGAGCCTGTGCGCTTGAGCGACCTCATGGCCACGGTCCTGCCGCTGCTGGCCGAGCGTGACGCCGCCGTCGAACGAGCCGAGCACAAGTCGGCGCTTGCAGCGAAGCAGCTACTACGGAGCGCGCGCCTGCGTGCCGACCTGGCCGCCGCGCGGGAGCAGCTCGACCAAGTGCGGGCGGACATTGACGACTGGGCCGAAGGCATAGCCCTGACCCACGACGAACTGGTCCGGCTTGAGGCCATCCTCGACGCCGCGCCTGCAGACGAGACAGGCGGTGCGTTCGGTGAGTGACGGGCGCACGCCAACGACCGCCCAAGTGCGTATGGACTTCGCCTACCTCGGCGGCTACAGCCGTGAGGCCGAATTCGACGATCGAGTTGCGCAGTTCAACCGTTGGCTGCGCTGGGTCAAGGCTGAAGTGTGGAGTGAGGCGTACCAGGACGGCTGGTCCGATCGTGCGCATCCAGGCGAGGACGTTCAGCGCAACCCGTATCGCGCAGATGCCGCGCCTACGGACGAGGAGTGAGATCCGATGGATGCCGATCCTGAACATATCCTCGCCCGCGTCGCCGTAGCCATCGGCTTCAGTGAGTTCGAGCGCCGAAGCGGACCGCCGAACGTCCAGCCGCGACACTTCGAGACCGCTCGCGATGTTCTGGAAGAACTGGCGGGCGCTCTCCACACCCAAGGTTTCGGCGCGCGCGTCAACGTGCTCAACACGACATCAGACCTGCTGACCGAGGCTGCCCACGCTCCCGGTCCCGATGGAAGGGGTAGTACGTGATGCGACTTGTCAGACGGCTCTTGCAACGGACCTGTCCTCAGTGCGGCACCAAATTCGACCGCGGCACCGGCAGTCCCGGACTGTTCACCAATCGTGAGACGTACTGTCGAATTGAGTGTTTGGGCAATGCGTGGCGTGAGGATATCGAGCGGCGCGACGAGGTAGGAGAGCGATGATGAATGATCATCCAACACGCGCGAGGAACCCCGACCCCGGGTCCCTGTTGGATCTGGACGCCATCGAGCGGCGGACCGGGGCCGCGACGCCCGGACCCTGGACAGCAGAGCACAGAGGTTTCGACGTGTACGAGACGCAGACCGACCACGGCGATGTCGTAGCTGAAGCCGGTCTGTCGACCAACGACGCCGCATTCATTGCTGCTGCCCGCTCGGATGTACCGGCACTGGTCGCCGAGGTGCGTCGCCTGCGACAGCAACTCGACCAGTCACGGCTTGAGTTGTCAGCGGCAGTCGAGAGTTACACCAACATGGTCGAAGGCATGATCGAGGCGGAGATCGGCGAGGGTGCGCTCGCGCTGGCCATGCTCCGGTCTATGGAGGGCGCGCTGGACATCGTTGATCAGGATCGGCCGAGACCAGTCGGACAGAGACTGCTCGTCGCTTTCGACGCCGCGCCTGTAGATGAGACGTGATGGCCGACGTGATCATGGCATTCGACTCGCGTTGCAGGGACTGCCGCGCGTTGCTGCTGCTTGGAACGACCGCGCGGCGTGTCCTTGATCGCCTCCTGTGCGCAGAATGTGCGCCAGCGATCGCCGAGATGGAGGAAACACTGTGAGTGAACAGGATCTGAGTCACTCGATCGCCAGCGTCAGCGCATGGATCGACAACGCACCGGTCAACCGGCAGCGCGACAGCGAGGCTGCCACGTGGGGACGCCTAGCCAAAGTCGCCGAAGAATCCGGCGAGGTCATCGCCGCGTACATCGGTGCCACGGGACAGAATCCGCGCAAGGGTGTGACGAACGACGAGCACGCTGTTGCACGGGAGCTGATGGATGTCGCGGTCACAGCACTCGCCGCGTGGGAGCACATGACCGGCCACCGGGGCGTGTGCATCGACGCTCTCGCCTCGCACGTCCAGGGTCTTACTATCCGGGCAGGGCTAGATATCCAAATCGTGCACTCATACGGAGGCACCTCTTGATCGAACTGTTCCTGCTTCTGATCGCTGGCCACTACCTGGCCGACTTCGGTCTCCAGCCGGACTTCGTCGCCAAGATGAAGTCTCGGGTGTTCTTCGAGGCGATGGGGTTCCACTGCCTGACCGCGCACGCCATGATCCATGGCCTGGTCGCGGCGGCTGTCGCCGGCGTACTCGGCTACGGCTGGTTGATGCCGTTCGTCGTGGTCGCGATCACGCACTGGCTGATCGACTTCGGCAAGGCATGGGACGGCTGGCCTGATGCCTGGCGGATTACCCAGGGCGCCAAGCAGTCGGGCAAGCCGGACGCTCGCGGGCTGTACGGCATCAACGCCGACCAGGCGTTGCACATCTTCGTGCTGATCATTGTCGCGCTGGCGGTGGTCGCGTCATGAGCGGTTCCAACATCCCCGCGATCGACTGCCCGAAGTGCCTGCACGGAGGCTTGGTCACCGGGGTTCAGATCATGACAGAGCCGGAACTTGACGACTTCTACGATCTGTTGGTGAAGGGTGAGGTGTACACGAGAGTGCCGCCGCGAAATCGGGTCATCGGTTGGCGGATGCTGCCTTGCGAGCACGAACTCTCCGTCCAGGACTGGGTATTCATCGGTGACGAGGAAGGTACCCGTCTAGAGGGTCGGGATCGTGTGCTCTTGCTCGATGACTCTGGGGCGGTGAAGCAACCGATGCTGGACTACTGGCGCAACCGGGCGAAGAACGCGAAGCAGGCGGAGATCGACCTAGAAGCCGCGCAGGCGCAGCTCCGGGCCGTGCGGCGGGTGGCCGACCTGCACTCCAAGCGTGGTGGCAAGGGTAAGGCCGCGTTCATTTCTGACTTGCGTCGTGCTCTGGATACTGCCCCAGTCAAGCCTACGGATGAGACAGAGGGTATCGACGTTCACAACATCGAGATGCAGGAGGTCCGAAAGGGCGACCGCAGCGACACCAGGACTCGGGGAGGCACCTGATGGCCGATGACAAGGTCAAGACCGCGATCGACGTGCTAGCCAGGTGGGTCATGCACTGGGAGATGCTCGGGCTGATCGAGGACGACGATACCGATTTGAACCGATTCGGCCCCGCGATCGGCAGGCCTGGTGCGCGTCCTGCTGATGACTGGGCCGACGAACTCGACTGGAGCCTCGTCATCCAGCGGATCGAACAGATCACAACCGGCCTCAAGCCGACCAGAGACCAGTTCAACGCCGCCTACGAGTTCCTGGCCGAGCGGGGCAAATGATGGCCGAGCTACCGATCCGCGTCCGTGTCACCGAGGTGACCGTCACCTGCATGCCGGAAGGCAGTCCTGACGAGCACATCTTGTCGCTCAAGGTTGTCGAACGCAGTCCCGACCGCTATGCCGTGCTGCACGCAGGCTTCGCTCTCGGCAGCGACGGTAACTGGGACTACGAAGGGCACCCCAGTGAGCGCCGGGAGGAGTGGCTGGCGACCCACCGGTTCGACTACAACACCGCGCTACGGCTGGCCGCTGAGTGGGCGCCGAAGATTCGTGTCAACGGTCAGACCGCCGGCGATGTCGTCGGCTGGTACGAGTTCCAAGCTGGTAAGGAAGCGTGACGACTGACCGGTTCACCAGCTAGTTGATCATGTAACACGCGCGAGGAACCCTGACCCCGTCTTCTCTATCGAGTTGACACAACTCGTGTCTACCCGATACTGTAGAGCCTGATAGAGACAACCGACGACTCAGGAGGTCGCCCATGAACTATGCACCGAAGCACGCAAAGCTCAAGACATCGTCCCATCGACTGCTCGTACGCCTGTCCGCCTTCCTCGCCGCGTTCGGACTCGTGCTCGGTGGCACTCTCATCGCAGCGCCGGCCGCCAGTGCTGGTCACAACGAGCCTGGCGTTTACGTCGGAAGCATGGGCGTCGACGGCAGTTTCACCATCGATACATACTGGCAGGACGGTGAACATCTGGTCACCAACGCAGTCCTGGTCGTTGAGATCGATGGTTCCGTGACGACGTACCCATTTCCCGCTCCAACCGACTTGACGATCACCGTTCCTGACCCCTACGAGCCAGTGACTGTCAGTTATCGGGTGTTCGGTGGAGGCGAGCGCAGCTACGATCTTCCACTCTGGAACGGCTACGGCGGCTCGGCGTTCACGGCTGACATCAACGACTACGGAGCAACGAACGGCTGGGGCTGGGTGACGGCAGGCACCAGTGACGACAATCCGTTCGTCAACTGGCTCGAGACGACCGTACAGCCCACCGCGACACCTCCTGTAGACGAGGATGGCCCACCGCACGAGGGTGGCGATGTTGTCTCCGAGCAGGCGAAGTCCGGCGCCCCGATTGCGCATGCCAACGGTCAAGGCAAGCGGTTCCAGGTCGACGAGTAGCTGAACGCTCGGGAGAGTGAAGTAGCGTGATGAGCTCCTGGGGCGTGCATCGCCGTCGCATGCCTCAGGACTCATCGATGTGGGCACGACCGCCGGTGGCCTCGAGCTTCGCGGCACGACGTCGCTGGTGGCCGTGCGCCGTCAGTCATCTTGTCGTCGTCATTGCCACCATCGTCATCATGTACCTGATCGGAGGCGTGACATCGTGAGCGTCACCACTCGTGTCGCCACCGTTATCCGTGAGCACGCTCGAGCTGGTCTCAGCGGTCGTTGCAAATGTTTCGAGGCCTGGACCCCTGAACACGTCACCGAGCGGCTCTACACCTTGGGCCTGCTCGCCGACGGTCGGCCCCCACTGAGACCGGCGCCGGCCGATAAGAGCTGGCTGACCGAAGATCCGGAACAGGTGCCGTTCTGATGAGCTTTCAACCCTGCCCGGTCGACAACTGCGGCCGAGAAGCTCAGTTCGGACACCTACTGTGTCGTGACTGCTGGTTCCAGGTACCCGTCACGCTCCGGCGCGAGGTCTGGCGCACCTGGCGACGCTACATGCGCTCCCACAGCGACAACGACTTCGCTGCCTACGATCAGGCCCGCGAGGCCGCGATAACGAGTGTGCCATGAGTCGGCTACGCAGGTTCAATATCAGGCAGTTTCTATGTCGGCACGAATGGGACTGCGACTGGTCGCGGTTGTGCGTTGGAGACCACACGTGCCGGAAGTGCGGATACACACCTGCTTCGCAGGACGGTGATCGGAAATGGCTGACACGATCTTGAGGCCTGGCGATCGGGTGCTGGTCCGCGACGCTGGCGGCGAGTGGCACGAGGCTGTAGCCGACAGCGAGGTCGAGCTTGAGCGCGAAGTCGACACTCGAACCGGCCGATACAGGAAGCTTCACGACTTCCCGGTGATATGGGTCCGGTTCCGTCCTGGCGGTGAGCGCATGCCATGGCCTGCTGAAGACGTGAAGCTGACCGAGGCATGAGCAAAAAACTGTCACCAGCGTCTTTGACTGGTACAGTCCGGGCCATCAAGTTAGATCGTCTACGAAGGGAGCACCGCATGAGAAAGATCATCATCGCCGTCATCGCCGCCTTCGGGCTGCTGATGCTCGGCACCATATCGGCACAGGCCGACGAGCATACGGACTGCCAGACCGTCACCACGACCCTGGTCGACCGGCCTGACAGCGCGGTCGGCGGAGGCACGTGGGCGTTGGACGCCATGATCCGCACCACTGTGGTCTGTCAGACCGACCAGGGTGTCTACTCCGCACGGGTCGATGACGACGGTACATTCGTCACTCTCGCCCTGGACCACACCCCAGCCGGGGCAGCGCAAGCATTGCCGGCTGGCGTCGAGGGCACAGTGGTCGGCGGGTTTGACACGATCACCTTCCAAGCGGCAGCGGACTGGGAGACATTTGATGCCAGCGTTCTCGACGGTGTGACCGTCATCGGCGCTGACCATCCGTCTGGCACGTGGGTCTCGGAGCTGTTCAGCGACGTCGACGCTTCGACGCTGGACGGTGACGCCTGGTCGTGGACCTACACCACGTGCTCGGAGTCTTGGACCAACCAGGCCGCCGCTCTGGGCGGAAACTTGGGTGACATTACCGGTCTCCCAGGTTGCGATGGACAAGACGGCGAGGATGGGGATGATGGTCAAGATGGAGAGCCTGGCCCACCGGGACCGGCTGGACCAGCTGGACCGGCTGGACAAGACGGCAAGGACGGCAATACCGATCTTTTGAACTGCGACGATTTTGAGTTCCAGGAAGATGCTCAGGCTGTTCTCGATGCCGACCTGTCCGATCCCAACGTCCTCGATGGCGACAACGACGGTATCGCGTGCGAGAGCCTGCCACATGAGCCGGATGCCGCCGTGCCGACCGCCATCCCGGCTGGCACAGCCGGTGGGGAACTGCCGAAGACCGGCTTCCCCGTCCCGCTGATCGCGCTGGGCGGGCTGGCGTTGGCCGCCGCTGGCGCACTGCTGCGCAAGTTCGCCAGCTAGCTCTGTAGGTGGCAGGGAGAGGGCGCCAAGGCTGATCGTCGCCCTCTCCCCGCCTTCAATGATAGGAGAACACGTTGTGGTTGATGACAAGGCCACCCACGCCGAGCTTGCCGACCGTGGCGAGATCCTGCGTACTCAGGTCGGCTCTGGCGTGCACGGCATCGCTGTCGCCGGCACCGACGACCGGGACGAGATGGGCGTCTTCATCGAGCCGCCCGAGCGGGTGATGGGCGTCAACTCGCCGATCGACACCGTCACCTGGCGCTCCAAGCCGGAGGGCGAGCGCTCCGAGCCCGGCGACCTGGACCTGGTACGTCACTCGCTGCGTAAGTACCTTCGCCTGGCGGTCAAGGGCAACCCGAACTTCCTGCTACCGCTGTTCGCACCGAAGGACCAGATAGTCATTCGCTCTCAGTTCGGCAACGAGCTTCGCGCGTTGCGCGGCGCCATCATCAGCCGGAAGGCCGTTCACCAGACCCTTGGGTACCTGGCTGGGCAGCTCGAGCGACTGACGAAAGAGCGCAAGCTGCCGAACCGGCCGGAGTTGATCGAAAAGTACGGCTGGGACACCAAGTACGGCTCTCATGCCGTCCGGCTGGCCTACCAGGCATACGAGTTGGCCACTTCGGGCGGGATCAAGCTGCCGATGGATCCTGTGTATCGGCAGGTCGTGCTGGATGTCAAGACCGGCAAGCGAACCAAGGCCGAGACTCTGGAGCTGGTCAACGAGACCGCGCACATGGTCGAGAAGGTCATGGAGTCGGACCGCGGCTGCCCACTGCGGGCTGAGCCGGATTACGCCTCGATCAACATCTGGGCGGTCTCGGCCCATCAACGATTCTGGACAGGGGAGACGAGTTGAATAAGATCAGCGTCAGCGATTACGTCCGTCCACCTAGCTCTCACGAGCTGCCCAGTCCGATCGAGGTCGATCTGCTGGCCCAGAACGGGATCAACGTCCAGCACGACAGGTACTTCCACGAGGACGTCGTCAAGGCCCTGCGCGTCGGGTTCGAGGCGGCGTCGCTGGCGACCAATGCCACCTATGACGACGGGTACGACGACGGGTACGAAGTCGGCAGAGGTGACAGCGCTTCTTACGACGACGGGTATGACGTTGGCTACAAGGAAGGTCTCAAGAAGGCTCCACGGACAGAGTAGGGAAGGTCGATGACTGACCGCTGCTCGCGCGAGCTACCGGAGTGGTGGCCAGACGATCATCACACTCATCGGCCGGCGGAGACGTGCTGTGTTGGTCGGCCGTGGAAAGTCGCCAACGTCAGGCTTTGGGGAGAACCACTTCCGCAGGCCGTCATCGACGTCGCCGCCGAACACGGCATTGATCCGCACATCCTTGACTGGCATGTGGAAGCAGAACACGGCTGGGAACCCCACGACAGTGGTTACGATAACGCTGTGAGAATGGCCGCCGACTGCCTAGGTGAGAGACGATGACTGAACACGCGGACCACGTGCTGGCCGCCATCGACGGGGCGATCGCGGACTGGGAGACGTCTGACGACGCGGTGCGTTGGGTGCCGGAGGACGATCGTACCGACGAGCTGCGTCCTGACGAGCCTACGAGCTTGCGTCCTGGATCTGCTGGCACACTGGTGGCCTCCGCCGGTTGGTGTGCCCCCGTGAGCCACCGGTACGAGCTCTTAGACGGCATATCTGAAGAGCGGCCGGAGCTGCTTCCCAGGATCCGAGCCAGTCGTGGCGACATCCGCTATCCAGAGATTGCTGTCGTGAGGGTGACTGAACTCGACGAGGCTGGCCAGCCTACCGGCGAGACTCGCATCGTCTATGGCATCGATCCAGCGGCGCCAGTTGACCGATGGAGAGGACCTACGTCTGACTTCGCGTGGGCAGATGAGATAGCTGCGTGGCAGTGCCCAAGTCCGCCTACCAAGATCATCTAACACGCGCGAGGAACCCTGACCCCCGGTTTCGATTTTTGTGCTGAAATCGACCAGTTCTCTCTATCAGAAATTCATGATCCTGAGACCGGCTACTATTAGAGTTGACACGTCTACTCGAACCCGCTACAGTCGTATCGACATCAAGAACACCGACTCCTGGAGGTAGCCCATGATCAGAGCAGTAAAGATCGCCGCGTTAGCTTCGGTGCTGTTCGTCGGCGCATGCGGATCTGACACCGGCGCCACCGAGGAGGCCGTGTACCCGGAGGGGGCCGTCATCATCGTCCCAGACGAGGGACCAGATCCAGCGGACCGCAAGCGCGGGGCTTTCGAGGAGTGGCTGGTTGGCACTCTCGGTCAGTTGCCGCCTACCGAGCAGGAAGAGATATGTGATTTGTTTGCCGACTGGAGAGGGTCTGACCGAGAAAAGGGGGCGGACCAGGCGTTGATGCTCACGGTGGAGTATTACTACCACACCGACGACCTGTTCTTCGGCGACGGCCCGATGAAGGGTGTGTCTTGGGATAACGCGATCGCCGGTCGCGTCGGCAGTGACTACATCGCAGAGAACTGCTGACCGAATCGATGAAAGAGCTGCGCAACGCACTCTACGTACTGGTCGGCCTGCTGTTCACCCTGTCCGGCTGCGCCGACGACGAGGCATCTAAGCCAGCCGAACTGGTTGAGCCGACTGAGGTCGTCGCTGACGCTGAGCCGACCGAGTCGATCGAACTGGTCGGGCCGACTGCGAGTACAGCTGACATCGTCGACGGTGTTTTGACGCTCGGTCAATTCGAGCTGAGCGAGATCGAGATAGTGGAAAACCCCTTTCAAGGGGGACTCACCGTCACTTCGACCATCACCAACAATGGTGAGCGGGTCGAGTACGTCAAGTTCGTAGCCACGTTCATGCTCGACGGGATGTCGATCGGTCAGGTCGACACCTTCCCTTGGGACGGCATGGACCCCGGGTACTCGATCTGGGGGGTCGAGTGGTGGGGGCTCGACAAGGTCTATGAGTACGACGACGTGATCTTCAGCATCGAGGAGGATCTAGACGATCTCTAAGACAAGTCGAGACGGGCCGACTCGCCTCGACTTGTCTATTCCCTTCGGTACCTCCGCAGCCCTACGATTAGCTCGGCACTCCGCCATCGATCGAAGGGATCCCACCATGAAGCGCGCCATCGTCACCGCTGTCCTCACCCTCGTCACCGTCGGCTTCGGAGTCAGCGTCGCTGACGCCAATCCAGGCCCGGGCGAGTCCAACCAGTGTGCGCCCGGCCAGCACGGCAATGACGAGCCGGGATTCAAGCCAGCAGCGTGTGGCAACTGAGTTAGGCTCTAGCTACCTCGCCGACGCGCCCCACGCGTGTCGGCGAGGCTCGATGCGGAGTGGGGGAGTTCGGTACCCCGCTGGCCTCATAAGCCAGAGATCGCGGGTTCGAATCCCGCCTCCGCTACTCACAGTTGTGCACAGTTGTGCCCGCGTCAGGTGTCTGACACGGGCACGCTGGTGTGACTACTTGCACTCGGGTCGTTCGTCGGTCTGGCCTGGTGGGTGACACTTCGCACCCTGGTCTTGTGGTTCGTTGTTCCCGTTGCCGCTGCCGGCGCCCGGGCCGAACGACGGGTCGGCGAAGGCGGACGTCGCACCGAGGCCGGACAGGCCCACCACTGCGGTGAGCACCGTTACTGCGATTCGCTTGCGCATTTTCTCACCCCCTCCCCGTGTACCAGCAGTCTATCTCGGGGATGGCCTGTCGATGACCTCTGCTACTTGATCATCGCCATTCCTCGTCGAGATGGACTCTATGGCCGGTGCCCGCTCCATGCGCCGTGGCCCACACATCACGCTCGGGCTCGTCGTAGAATGGCATCGGCAGCATCGGCTGACAGTCGAGGCAGAGGGCCAGACCAACACGTCCTACCACCTAGTCGGTACTCGGCCTTCAGCTCGGAGATACGAAAGCGGATCCCCTCTACCAGATTCGGCCCGGTAGTGATCGCTCGCTGCGGCTCAGCGTGGAGGAACGAGTCGTACTCATAGCCGCCCCAGCAGTCCCAGCATCGGTATTCCTCGACCTCGACCCACGTCCGATAGATACCGGGCAGCAGGCGTTCGGGCTCACTCACGATCGGTGAGGACCAGACCTCGTCGAAGGCGTGGATGTAGTCGTTGTCCAGGCCGACCGAGTCGATGTGCCAGGCGACGTCGCAGTCGTACGAGACGGACTTGATGCCGTCACCCCAGTCGACGGTCTCGCTCTCGCATCCGGCCGGATGCAGGACGTCGTAACCTTCCTCCGGGTGCTCGTGCATGACGAGTCGGTGGATGCCCGGCGCGGGCTTCGGCGACTCGGGGGGTGGTCCGAAGATATCCGTCACGAGCCTCTCACCTCACGGCGCCGACGGAGAACGCTGATCCGACCGCCGAGGTAGTAGCGCCACTCGACGTAGCCGTAACGCTCAGAGAACAGTGGGTGACGATGGCGGCCGAACCGGATCGTCCAGTACGGAAAGACGACGTAGACGCATCGGTTCCGATGCCCGCCTCTATAGATGTGCTTCATCGTCACTGCCTCGATCGCTGTCGAGCTGGTAGTGGTGCTCGATCAGCCAGGTGAGCTGGTCCCGCAGCTTGATGGCGTCGTTGATGTGAAGATGTGCCACCGCCTCTTTCGTCGGTCCGTCCAGTTCGTTCAGGTCCTCTGGGCAGGTGACGCTCACCCACACGTGCGGCGCCGTAGCGGCGCTCGACTCGTATGCCTTGACGTGTCCGCCGTAGGCGCTCGGGATCTTGTCGAAGTGGGCGAAGCCTCGCTGGCTGATCGTCGGCTCGCTGTCGCTCGGTGCGGTCGGGGTCAATCCGACGATCTGTCGGACCAGGAGGTTCGGCGGACCCTCGATGACGGATCTGGGGCTGGAGACGGTAAATCCTGAGATCACGTCGACGATCGCACCGAAGATCTCGATCTCCTCGTCCGCCTTTGTCCAGGCCTTGTCGGTGACCCGGAACCAATCCACCACACCCTCGAAGGTGATGACGATCAGGTCACCCTTCTTCAGCCCGTCCAGGCTCTGCCATCGTTCGGTCGTCATCACACACCCTCTCTACCTTCGGCCAGCTGTTTGCGGCCGGTGTCGGTTAGTGCCAATACCCCGCGGCGTGCCTGGTGAAGGTAGCCAATCGCGTAGTCCTTCTTAGCCAAATCCGCCTTGAGGACTGCCTGTATGAGCTTTCGCTCGCCAGCAGTCAGGAGTCGGTAGCTGAACAACGTGGTCCACCAGCGAAGCCGGAGTTGGCTGCCGTGCCACCTGAAGCTGACCTGCTCGTCGGCGATCGCTTGCAGGACCCTGAGCGTTGGGTGAGCTTCCTGGTACGAGTGGCACGGGCAGTCCGGGCAGCACAACGGTGGCCAGTGCCAGGCAGCCTCGCAACCACCGGCATGGCACTGGTCGCTGTGGTAGATCGATTCCGTGCCGCAGATGCAGACGTGTGTCATCGCACGATCCCCGGAGCGATGATTGTCTGCTTTGCGGCTCTCGTCACGGCACATGCCTCACATCGAATGCGTTTTGGTGCTGATAGTGCTTCATACACGGGGTCCTCCCAGTCAGCTCGGTTCTTGTTCATAGAGCCAAGACGCACCCGACGTTCTGTTTCGTGTCCGCAGGCAAGATGAAGACTCCACCATCATTCATTGGGACTCAGTTCTGCGTATTCAACAGTGATGAAAGGCGGTGTCCCAACCCGAGCCTGTCGAACAGATCGATCAAGAACTGTATGACAAGGTCGACACATCGGTTCATAGTAGGAAAGATCCGAACTATATACCAGTGAGAACTGACCAACGATTTCAACAGATTCGTTCGGGTCGTTGTACTGATATGCCCAATCTCGTGCACGTTTCCCACACTTAATGCATACCTGATCGGACGCCTTTCCACGTTCCCGGCTTAAACGAAAGTGAACGGCGTTGTATGTGGCATCTGACCCGCCATATCGCGGTTCTGCTTCACCAGGATCGCCGTCACTCCTCCATCGTTGGTAGTGAAGACTGCACCAGCCTCGGGCTAGAACTTCTTCATCACAGCCCTCAACACTGCAGGCTTGACGTGGCTTGGGGTAGATCGTTTTCTCTGGATCGCCGTTGCGTAGCCAGCGACGATAGTGAAGATCACAGTAGCCTTTGCTCCGAGCCTTTTCGTCGCAGCCAGATGCCTCACATGTTGATTGAGGTTGACGCTCTAGTTGCTCTGGGTCACCGTTACGTTGCCAACGGCGGTAGTGGAGGTCGCACCATCCGCGAGCTTTCAGCGGGCCTTTGCACCCGTCAATAGAGCATGTCTGTTCAGCCACGAACAATCCCTGGTGCGATGATTGTCTGTTTTGCAGCTCTTGTCACAGAAGTATACAGCCAGGCCCGGGCTTGATCGTCGCCAGACATGTAGCGAACTCCGTGTGACTCGTCGATCACCAGGACCTTATCAGCGTCGCTGCCCTGAAACTTATGCGTCGTGATTGCGTAGGAGAACGTCGCCACGCCGGTGCCTCGTCCGACTCGCATCCCGCGGGCCTCACGCTCGGCCTGCTCCTGCTGCTTCTTGCCGAGGAACCCACCGAGCAGGACCGGGATCTCGTACGGCGCGTCCTCGCCGTCCATGTCGACACCGGTCAGGTCCATGATGCCGTCGCGAGTCCTGGCGCCGGTGACGCGGAGCTGCTGGCCGTTGTAGACACCCAGGTCGTAGTTGTTGGCCAGGATGATGACCTTCTCGCCCGGGTTGGGGATGTCGCCGTCGTATCCGTGTGCCGCACGCAACATCCGGTTGATCCGCCAGCGGGTGTCATTCTTCCAGCACACGATGGCGGAGAAGCGCATCGCCTGCTCTACGGTGATCGGCCGGTCCCAACGTCCGGACGGCGGGCCGTCGTCATCGCCGGCGATCATTCCGTCGACGCCGAAGTTCCGGCCGTCGCCGTGCCGGATCGCGGTGGCCACCTTGATGACGCTGGACAGCCCTCCGAAGCGCTGAGGCTCGGTGAGCAGCACGTCGGGCTCGTCGTTCATGAAGTAGCCGGTGCCGCGGACCGGGGGGAGCTGGGCCGGGTCACCGATCACCAGGACCGGTACGCCGAAAGACAGCAGGTCTGCTGCCATCTTGTCGTTGACCATGGAGACCTCGTCGATCACGACCAGCTTGGCGTCGTTCAGCGGGGAGTCCGGGTTGAGCACGAAGCCGGGCTGGGACAGCGCCTTGCGCTCTTCCTCGATCAGCTTGGCCAGTTCGAGTCGGCGAGCCGTTCCGGCCTTCTCGTGCTCGCGCAGCAGTTCCTCGAGGCGCTGCTTCGCACGCATTACCGGGATGTAGATCAGTTTGTGGATGGTCATCGCGCCGAAGCAGCCCTTCTGGCGCAGCCGATACGCAGCCTTCCCGGTGAACGCGGCGTAGTAGACCTCGTTCGGGGCGATGCCGAGCTCGGCGACGATGTGCTTGGCCAGGAACGTCTTGCCGACGCCGGCGTGGCCGAACAGCCTGAACACCTGGCGATCCTGGTCCGTCCACCACTGTTTGACAGTTTCGACCGCGCGGAGCTGGTCGGGTGAGAGCGTGACGGTGTCGTTGATCAGACTCATAGCTTGTCCTTCCAGGGAAACTGCTCGGGATTCAGCGGTCGGGCGTGCTCATCGGTCGCGATACGGCGAGCGTCCTCGAGATTGTCAGGGTAGAAGACCTCGTCGTGGTTGTTGACCATGGCGTAGGGCGTCTGCTTCGCCACCTCGATGCAGGTGATCGAGTGCAGGGTGTCGTAGCCACAGTGCTCGCAGATCACCACTTCGTGACCGTCGTTCTGGCTCATCAATGGTTCTCCGCAGGCCGGTACAACAACAGGACGTTGTCACTGTCGGATATCGAGATGTCCAAGACAGATTCTTGATGGGTCTCGCTAGTCAAGTCGCCAGCGCCAAGAACAGTCTCGATGATCTGTCTGGTCGGCCAGGCACCGTTGATCGAGATGACCGTGCCGATGTGTCCAGACGGGCTGACGATGACGTCGCCGTTCCGGATCTGATCGAAGCGGATGAGTTGTGCCATAGGACCTCCCTCGGTACGTCCGAACTCTACCTTTTAATTGTATCAGACCTCAACGGGAGTGTCACTACTCAGCTCATTGTCGCGGTCCGTGACGCCATACCTCGTCGGCATTCATCTCGTGGTCAGAGTAGTAGTCGCAGTCCGGGTGGCGGCAGTTCCCGCTGGCGTCGATGTCGTGGGCGTGTCTGATCGAGGTGGGAGGGGCGTAGACGGTGTCGTGGTACTTGGTCGGACAGTAGCCGCGGATGCGCCAATCCTCATCATGTTCGCGGACGTAGTCGGGATCTGGCGGGAACACCGGCCAGACACGCAGCACATCATCTTTGGCGATGGTCTTCAAACCACTGGTAGATGCCTCGATCGTGAACTCGTCAGACTGGACAGTGATGATCTTTCCGTAATCCCGTCTAACCGAACCTTCCCAGCGATAGTCGACACCGATCTTCTCACCGACCTTCAGGAGGGAGTCTAGGTTCTGCAACACGGTGGGTGTCGGCGTTGGCGCCCAGTTGTCGGCCGCCGACGTCGTCTCGCCGTGCATCATAGCCGCGGCGCACGGCTGGCACATCCACAGCCGGATCGGACGGTGACCTCCCACCGCGTCGCCCTCGGTCTCGAGCAGTTTGAAGGCGCCCTCACCGACCTTGTTCGGGCAGGTGAGGTTCGCGCAGTTCTCGGGTAGGTTCACCGGAGTGAGTTCGATCATGATGTCATCTCCATGATGTCGGGCGGGTCGTCAGTCGGTTCGATCTCGTCTCGGGTGTACCACCTGCGAGTCCGGTCGAAGACCCGGTGGCCACGACGATGTTCGACCAGGAACCTGCCGTATCTGATCTTCTCGATCTGACCGACGTGGTTGCCCGGGACGATGACTCGGTCACCGACCATGAGTTCTTGATCAGACATACTGTCGACGTTCCTCGGCCGCGATGGCACGGTCCAGATCGTCGAGTGGTTGCCGTTCGGCATCGGTGACCTCGACGACTTCCGAACCCCAGATCGTCAGGTTGTCGATGGCGATCTCGATATCGTCGGTGATGATGACGTCGCCGTCATCGTCGATGATCTTCCAGAGTCTCATGGCCGTCCTTCCTCCAGTCTGGCGATTGCGTCGACGATCGTGGCGCTGGTCGGCAGAGCCTCTAGGTACGCCTTGATCCCGATCTTCAGCCCGTGAGCGGTGCCGAGACGAATCATGCTCGAGTCCTCGCCATCTTCCTCCCTGATGACGAACCCGTGAGCATGCCCCAACCCGCTCGCACGCATGTCACGCATCATCACCAGGGTGTCTTCAACGGCCGCATGGGCCTTGGCCAACGGGGGAACGTCGGCCAACTCGTCCTCGGCGATCCGTGCCGCCGCTGGCACCGTTGTCGATGGTGCGGACTTGGTGAAAACGGTGCGTTGGATGTCATCGTCGTCCTTGACAATGACCTTGAAGACGTTCTCGGCGAGCTGGACGTGGAAGATGACCTGACCGGTGATCACAGCAGCCCCGCAGAGGTCACGACGAGCAGAGCTAGGCTGCTGATGATCGCCACCTGTATCGTGACCAGCAGTGTCCGGTAGAACCAGACGATCGCTGTCGTGTTCAGAGTGTTCATCGCTCACCGTCCTTACGTCGTTCGTTCTTGTCGATCCACGGCCCGCGTTTGTCGCAGCGCAGCGAGCCGCAAGCGCATCGCTCGACGCGGGTGAACCAGTTCGTCCAGGCCCTGGTCTGCGCTTGGCATCGGTGAATGCGGTCAGGTAGTGGTGCGTCGTGCCATGCCACTCCGTCTAGATGGAAGACCTCGAGTCGACGGTCCTTGGAGCGGTACTTCAACTGCCAGCGACTCTCATCCGGCTCCGGTTCGGAACCAGGCGGTTTGGTGGAACGGCGGTCGAGAATGGCTTCGAGGATCTCGTCGATGAAATTCATGACGATGCCTCGTGTTCTGACCTGGGCAGGTTGCAGAAGTCGACGTATTCGAAGTCGCCGGAGTCGTACGAGCAGTACCGGCCATCCGGCAAACCTTGATAAGGATGATCAATCTTCAAACGGGGGGCCGCGTCATCGCTCGACTGAGGCTGCGTGATCTGTTCGAGCAGGTCGCGTCGTTCGCGGTCGAGCTGGGCGAGGTTGATGCCGAAGAACTCGGCGAGCAGAGCCTCGTTGGTCTTGCGGATCGGCACTAGCTGCGGGGCATCGTAATGATCGAACTTGACGTACTCACTGACCCAGTAGCCGTTCTCGCCCAACCAGTCGACGAAGTCGCCGATCGTCTGGTTGTCGCCGGACTTGACGACCTTGGTGAACTTCTCGAGTTCAGTGGTCATGTCGGACCTCCTACGAGAAGAAGCTGTAAACGGCCATGCCGGCGAGAACGAGAAGTCCGCCGATAGCGATGGCGACGATAGTGCCCCACGAGTTGGGCTCGCACTCGGTCGCGGTTGTAATGATCATGTGCATGTCGGACCTCCTGTTCGTTCGGTGTCTATGTCGAGACCAACAGTATCAGGCTTTGTGGTCAGTGTCTACAGACTCCCCGACGATAGATGGGACATATCTAGTCTTTTCTGTACACATCGCCCCAAGTAGGACCTCTACGGCCGACGTCGGCAAGGATCTGGATGGGACGAGCGTTCGGCATGTTCTCCGGCGCCCACTCGAACGACAGTGCCTCGATGACTGACTTCTCAACGTCCTCAACTACCTCAGTTGGGACAGATAGGACAATCTCGTCGTGGATGATGCCACGCAGGAACGGGTGCAGGATAGCTGGCAGCCGAAGCAGGCCCTCGCAGATCAGGTCCCGGGCGCAGCCCTGGCCCATCAGCGCTGGCCCTTGGGTATAGGCGCGCATCCGATCTGGGCGCATCTTCCGGCCGAACCCATTGTCCAGCAGCCGGCCGGACTCAGCGATCTCGGCCTGTTCGTTCTTCCAGACGTTCAACCGGGGAAACTGCTCGCGCATCTGCCGGTAGAACTGATTCGCAGCTTTAGGATCAATTCCCATCTCAATGGCGTGTTTCATCCCGAGACCATAGTTGTAGCCGTGGTTCAGCGGCTTGACCTGCTCACGCATCTTCTCGGTACCGAACACCCGCTTGGCCACCTCGGCGTGCAGGTCCCGATCCGGTCCGAACAGGTCCATGTAACCGCGGTCCTGGCTGAGCACGGCGACCGCTCTGGCGTCGACCTGGGACAGGTCGGCGGAGATGATGACGTGGCCGGGTTCGGGCAGGAAGATCTCACGTTCGATATGGCGTCCGCCTCGCTTGCCCATCACGGTCAGGCCGGGCTTGGTGAACGAGAGCCGTCCCGAGGCCTGACGTCCGGCGATATTGGGATGCACCCGCCAACCGACAGAATCTTGCACCATGTTGTTGGCGACGGTCTCGTACACCGTGCGCACGCCGTTGAGATCCTGGATGGTCTCGGCCAGCGCGGCGATCTCCTCCTGCTGAGCCGATGGCAGTCCGCCCTTGTCGGTGCCGTAGTGGGCGATCATCTTCTCCATCGCCTCTTTGCCGGTCGCCCAAGCACCCTTCGGGGTCTTCGGCATGTACTTGGCGCCGATCGCCTCGAACGCTTTCCTGACCGCCAACCGACCGGCCTGGGTGTTCTGTGGCGCAGCCGAAGGCTGCCCGTCCTTGCGGGTGGTGGGCAGCCCGTACTCCGAGGTCAGGCGTTTCAGAATCTTCGCCCGCTTGGCCCGGCCGGCGTCGACTCGCTTGACGACCTCGTCACGATCCACTCGGAAGCCATTGAGCATGATCTGCGCGCAGATCGCGGCGATGTGGTGCTCGCGCAGCGCGTACGGCCAGAGCGAGCGGTTCTCGCCGCACAGTCGGTCCGCTACTTCGTCGGTGAGTGCGACGTCCTGGTCGAGGTACGCCTGGAACCTCGGCTCCCACCGCGGGATCCCACCCCAGGATCCGTACTCGCGGACCAGCTGCTTGGACACGTCGACGTGCTTGCGCTCGCCGTTCAGACGGGTCGACACCGAATCGAGCGAGTAGTGCTTGTTGACCTGGCCGGCGTTCATCCGCGCGGGCGGTGGATCGTCTAGGAAGGCGATCAGCATGGTGTCACGCAGCTTGCCTTGTTTGGCCAGCTCGACGAGGTTGTCCAGGCCGAAGTGCTTGGCGAGCACGAGGAAGTCGAAGCCCAGGGTGTTGTGCCCGCCGAGGGTGGCTCCGTACTGCAGGGCTCGGACGATCTCATGGCCGTCGGTGGTGATGTGCACACCCTCGCCGGTGGAGTAGCCCCCGACCCGGAAGAACTCCGGCCCCATCTGCCAGAGTTTGGACGAATCGTGTGTCTCTAGGTCAAAAGAGATATGTGGGCTGATCATCGGTACGGTAGCGAGGTAGCGGGAGTAGCGGCGTCCATCAGTCCCCCTGGTTGGCGATGCGAAGCAAGATCGATGCGTGACAGGGAGCCGGAACGCACCAGCAGACCAGGTCTTTGCCGCGGAGTTCTTTCCTCGCTGCGGCGACCAGTTCACGCTGGGTCGGCAGCCACTCCTTGTAGCGTTCGATGCTGGTTCGCTTGGACTGTCCTCGCCACGGGTTCGACCACCTGGTTCCCGGCCCGACATAGACGGCGTCCAGCGGGACTTTGTCAAGCTGCTTGTTGAACACCTTCGGAGGTCGATGAGGCTCGCTGCGCTCGCTCTCATCTGACCGTGCTCGCTCAACCTCTTCAACGACGACCGGAGTCTGTGACGTCGGAGTGATGCGGGTCATCAACGGGACGTTGCGATGCTCGACAGTCGGCGCATCCTCCGGCGCCAGGTCCTCATCGGAGGCTGCTATCTCCAGTAGGTTGTCCGCGTGGCAGGGGAGAGGGGCGCACCAGCACACCAGATCCTTGCCGCGCAGTTCGTTGCGGACCTTCTCGACGAGGTCGGGCTTGTTCAGCAGCCACTCCCGGTGCCGGGCGACGTTGATCTCTCTGGTCTGCCCGCGGAACGTGCTGTCCCACGGCGACGACCGGCCGACATAGACCGCTTCTTCCGGGATGTAGTCTCTGGACTTGTTCAGTACCTTCGGCGGGCGGTCTTCGCTGACACGCTCGATCTTCGGTCGTTCGACCAGTTTCTCGATGGGGTTCTGGGTGGTCGTGATGACCGGTCTGGCGATCGGTTCCGCCGCGCGCTCGACGGTCGGCTTGTCCGGCTCGGCGATCGGTTCGTCGGAGTTGCTGACCTCTAGTAGGACGTCCGCGTGGCAGGGTAGCGGCGCACACCAGCACGTCAGGTCGTGGCCGCGGAGCTCACGACGGGCTCGTTCGACGAGGGCAGGCTGGTTCAAAAGCCAGGCACGGTAGCGTTGGATGTTCGTCGCGCGATTCGAACTGGAATAGGGATTGCCCCAAGGTGATCCGCGACCGACGTAGATTGCATCGCGGCCGATATGATCTTTAGTTCGGTTTAGCACCCGCGGAGCTTGATCGCTCACGATATACTCCAGACGCTTACATCGGATATGATACTGTCGATACTATGGCATCCATCCCAACTAAGCAATCTGGCCAAACCTGTGCGTTTCCAGGCTGCAACAAGCCGACCCGTGCACGTGGGTTTTGCGTGGCTTGTTACTATCGCCAGCTCCGAGCTGGAGAGATAGTCTCGGGTACTCCGACAGAGCGGTTTAGGCACAGGCTGTCCGATATCGATTCTGAAGTTGGGACAGCTATATGTGCTGTCTGCGGTCCTACCAAGGTCTATCGAAGAAGCGGTGGGGGCAAGCAATTTCGATGTGGAACTGAGGCGAATGAGCGTTCGAAACTTTACAAGCGAGCATATAGAGCTAGTAGAAAAGTAGTGATGGGAGACGAATGCGAAATTTGTGGTAATTCTGACAATCTTCGCTGGGACCATGATCACGCCACCGAAGAATATCGAGGAACGCTCTGCAATACGTGCAACCTAGGACTAGGTTCGTTTCGAGACGACCCAGAGCTGTTGATGAAAGCGGCTAAGTACCTACACAGGTAGATCGAGTCGCGACCGACATGGTCCTTGGTCCGGTTCAGCACGCGTGGTTCTCGTCGTACCTCCACAGTGCGATCACCACCCTCCCGGTTATCGTCCATCCCAGCATGACGGTCCAGCGGCCCCACTCGTCCGAGCCATAACGGACAGGCCACAACGTGGACCAACCGTGCCAGTACCACTCGGGATGGTAGAGCCAGACTCTAGGTTTGCGTTCACTCATATCAGTCCCACTCTGTCTCTTCGGCCTGGATCTCGGCCCTGATCTTCATCAGGATCCGCCCGAGTATGTTCTCACCGACACCGTTCACCGTGCCCCAGTACCTGTCGCCCCAAGTGTTGTCCTCTTCAAGGTGGGCGTCGCCGGTGGCGAGCAGCATCCGTCGCAGCTTCGGGACGGCAAACTTGTCCCGAACGCAGAGTTCCATGATCCCATTCTTCCGTTGCTCCCAATCCTCGCGTATCGCCACCTGTCGTCCGCGACGCTTGGCCTCGGTCGGGCTCGGCGCCGAGCGGACCCAGGTCGCTTCCTTCGAGGTCGCGGCCTTGATGCACTGGAACCGATGCTCGACGGTGGCGTGGTGCTCGCTGCCCGAGACCGGGTAGAAGTTGGACAGCCATCGGTACTTCCCGGAGAACGAGGTGATCGCCTCGGTCATAGTGTCTCGAGCCTCAGCAGTCGATCGATCTCGGCGGCGATGAGCGCGCCGGCCTTGGCCAGCTCGCGGATCCGGTCGTCCGGCAACGGCTTCCAGTCCGAGTGTCGCCACGGCCAGGTGACAGGCATGCCTCCCGGTGGTCGCCATCCACGCGGTGCCGCATAAGAGACTGCAGCGAGTGCCAGTTCGTCATTGTCGTGACGATCGTCATGCTCGCGGGTGTAGTGTTCCTGCCCGATCTGCCGAAAACGCTCTGCAGCGATCAGACCCGATCCAATCTCACTCCCCATCGGACAACTCCTCGACGCCGAGCAGGGAGAACACCACGTAGCCCTCCAGGTTGTGGCCAGGCCGGTAGGTCACGCCGAGACGTTGGTGCGACGTCGGGACGACGTGCAGTACATAGCCGATCTTCGCACCCAGCCAACGACCGGTGTACTGGGTGTCTTTCGAGGACAGCCCGAGTGTGAGTTTGTTCGGATCCCACTCGCGGAGGACCACTCGGTCGCCGGCTTGGAACCCGCGGTCGTCGTAACGGACCTCGAAGTTCTTCCGTCCATCGATGATGGCCTGAAAGAAGTCCGGCCAGGTCTTCAGTTCGTGAGTGGCGCTCATGTCTCCTCCGGCGAGCAGTCGGTGGCGCAGCGTTCCGGTTCCGCTATCCACGCCTTACCCTTGGCGATGACGTCCTGGAGGACCTCGTCCCAGGTCTCCTGGGTACCATCCTCATTCTGGTTGAACGGGTTGACGGTGTGCTCGATCGTCCTCTGCCGGCGCAGTTTCTTGCCGCAGACATGGCACGGCACGGTCTTGCGGAACGTCCTCCGTGGGCCGTCGTACCTGTGGGTGATCGTTCGAAAGCTCATCCGGTTGTCTCCATTCGCAGTACAGCGTGGGCAGGCAGCATGTTCCAGGTCATCGAGACCACCCAGAACGTCTTCGGGACACGACAGAAGTAGACCGGGTGTCCGTCACTGTTGACCCCGATGTAGTCGGCCTGGACGGGGATCTTCTGGCCATCTGCGGCCTTGATCTCACCGAACAGTCTGCCGGGGGTGTCCTCGTTCATGGACACACACCCTACACTCTGATACAGTCTGTGTCGACACAGGCATCGACGAGAGGAGTCATCGAATGAGCAAACCCCTTGGACGAGTGGTCGACAGGAGTTCCACCGTCCAAACCACTGTCAAGATCATCGGCGACGTGGGCCGGCGAGCGTATCACGGCATGGAGACACTCAAGTATCGTCCGACAGAGATCGCCATACGGCACGTGAGGAAGTCTCTCACCGACGTCGACGACGCCGAGTCCTTCGTGGTCTATCTGATCGGCGAGGATGACCTCGGTGCTACCACTGAGGTGTTCACTGATGCTTCCTACGGCAAGATGAGGCTAGGCGACCTACCGCTGTGGGCGCTCGAGGTGCTGATCTCGGCCGGCGTCCGGATCCCGAAGTACGTCGTCAATCAGGTCCTAGACGGTGAGGTTCGATCGGCCTTCGACGGACACGAGTCCAAGCCGCAGTTGACACTCGTCGATGGAAACGACGACCTTCCTGACACCCCGTCCGACACCATCGACAAGGACTGATCATGGCCGACATCACCGTCATCCCCACCAGTGAGATCACTTCGCACATCGCCGCGACGACGTTGTGGTTCTTCGGGTTCCGCACTCCGGCCGCCTACAAGCCGAGCGACTGGCGCGAAGGGCTGATCAGGCTGATCAGTATGTCCGACGAGGAGAATCAGGGCAAACTTGCGACCGTCTACCCCGGCGAGGTTGCCGCCGTCGCGCTGGCCAAGACATTCCTCGGCGGGATGGATGAGCTAGGTCGGATCGCAGCCCCATGAGCGAACAGGACCACCGGATCATCATCTTCACCGAAGTCGATTGGATTCAGGCCTGTACATGGGGCTGGATGTGTGCCGTCGACAAGGCTGAAGGCGTCGGCTTCGAGGACCGTGACGCCGCGGAGTCGGCATCCCAGGAGCACGTACGGTGAATGTGTCTGTTGACATGCGGGGATGGACTCCGATACTGTCAGGGACGACACCTGATACAGAGAGGACGTGATATCTCGTGAGTGAATCGCACACATCTTTGCTCGTCGGCGACGCCGACCGAGGCGTACGCCTAGAGCTGGACACCGTCCTCGGCGAGGTCCGGCTGACCGCGTCTCGAAATGCTGGAGACGTCGTGAAGACTCGGATGACACCGAACCAGGCACGCTATCTCGCCGTTCTTCTCGGCCGGATGGCTGGCGAGGCGGACGAATACGCCGAGTCGGCCATCGAAGACGAAGCGGTCTCGACAGTCATGGCGAAGGACTGACAGTGGTCAAACTTGACGATCAGCAGGTCAAGACCCATCTTCGTGCGGCTGAGAAGCTGCTTGATATAGACCCTGCCCGGGATATCGGCCTCCTGCAAGAGCAGCACAAGATCCAGCTCGCGCAGGCGCACTCGCTTCAAGCGATCGCGATCCTGCTCAGGACATGGGTCGAATTCCATGAGTAGTGTCTTCGATAAATCAACAGACAAGGCCAACCGTGCCGTCGATCAAGTCGTTCAGATCCTGGTCAGCGTCATCGTGGCCGCGCCGCTCTTGGCGTTGTCCGTCGGACTGGCGGTCAGGCTGTTCCATTGGGCAGCCGGCCTGTGAAGGAGGAACGTAATGGGTAAGGACACGACTCCTAAGAACGGCAGCGAGGCGGACTCGGTGAAGGCGATCCGGGCCGAGCTGGCCAAGGAGCAGAAGATCCAGCAGCAGAAAGGAGGCGAATCTGAGTGTCGATGATGACGTCCCGGGATGACCTTCGTGAAGCTCTCGTCGGCACCTGCATGGGCCTGGCCGCGGACGGTCACCGAGAAGGGGCCGAGCGGATGGCCGACCTACTGCTGGATGGCGTCGTCGAGGGTTACGTCCGAACCCTTCTGAGCGAAGCTCGATCGGACTACTACAAGCCTGACGAGGTCGAGCGGCCCAAGACCGTCGGTGATATCCGTCGGGCCGTCGCGGGGCTGCCGGACGACGCCCAGGCGTTCGTCAACGTCTCCGGCCACGGCGAGGACTACGCGATCGAGGACGTGTTCCCGTCCAAGCAGATCCCGGACGGTGAGTCCTGGCCGACCGACAAACGAACGATCGGGCTGGAGATCTCGCTCGGCCTGTTCAAGGTGGCTGTCGATGAGTGAGCAGAGTTTGCGGCAGTGGGCGCTCTACTGGGGCGGCCCTGACGCTGACAACGCTGCCATCGTCGAGACCTTCATGGATCTTGACGAGGCACTAGCCGATCAACAGTTCAAGGGTGGACAACTAGCATGGCGAGACATCATCACCCAGCCGTGGCAGTACGAGGTCCTTACCAACAAGGAGGCTGAATGAGGCTGCTCGCCGATAGCCAGGCGTACTACGAGATCAACTGGCCGCCCTGGTGGCAGATCGTCGGTCTGGTGGTCGCCGGACTGGCCTACTGGGACGCTGTCAAGTGGGTCAGCCGCCAGATCCGCTCACGGCGCTCGACGACAGATCCACCAAAGTCGAAGAAGAAGGAGGCTCGTCATGTTCGGTAGGAAAGGGCCGGTCTCCCGTCGCAAGTACGACCGCGCGGTCGACCAGACGAATTCCCTCCGCGCCCGGCTGGACGAGGTGCTCGTCCTTCACCAGCGAGCCGACAAACCGACCCGTCACTGGGAGCCGTGCAGCAAGCACGTCGGGACGCCGGAGAACCGTCGTGAGCACGGCGGCTGGATCCCACTGACGACCGCGATGGAGCTGTGCAGCGACTGTACCTTCACCGATCTGTATCACTGTACGTACGACTCGCATGTCGAGTGTGGCCACGAAGGCTACCCGTGTGCTACTGCGCGAGCCGCGCGAGATGGAGGAGATCGTGATTGAGTTAGCCATGGTTGAAAACCTGATCGAAGGACTACAGCGTCCGAGCGTCATCGTCCTGATACTGATCGCCTTGCTGTTCGCATTGGCCGCCCGATGGTGGCGTAAGACCGGTCGTCGCCGGATCGTCGGTGAGACACTGTCCGTGGAGCCACGATGGATACTCCGCCGCGGCCATCAGTTGATCGGGTCGTACGAACGCGAGTCCGACGCGATGGTCGCCCTGCTCGACCAAGCCCGACAGCGGTCGATATGAGTAGCTCCGACAGGCCCGACGTCACGCCCATCAGCCCGGAAGCGCTCGACGAGCTCGACGCCGCGGTTCGCAAGTACGCTGCGACCGAGGGCGACTACGTCACCGGCTGGGTGATGGTCGCCGCAGCTGCGCCGGACGACGACCCGAACGCGGTCGCCTACCATTTCGGTGAGTCGGCTCACCCTCCGCACGCGCTGGTCGGATTGCACATGGCCGGTCTCTGGCGGATGGAGAAGATCATGAAAGGTGAGGGAGGAGAGCCAGACGATGCGTGAACCTGTGATGCCAACCACCCAACCGACGTCACGGCGTCCGGACAAGCCACGGGGTAGGTACAGTAAGCCCTCGGCACCTCCGTCCGGTGGCAGTGGGGTCTCGAACAGCAACAGCAGCAAGGTCGTTTCCGAGGCCTGCTCGTGCGGCGCGAGCATCTCAGTTCCGATCCAGGCCGACGGTATTACCGCGATGCTGTCTGACTGGCGAAACACACACCCCCACTGGAACGCCGAACCGACCACCCAGCCGCCGGCCGATCAATCTCAACCAGTAAGTCTGCCGGCCACCGGGACGTTCATGGCCAGTACGCGGCCGTTTGGATTCTCATGAGCCATGGCTACCACCGAATCGAGTTGCCCGTCGGGCAAGCAGTGGTCCCTGCTCTCGCAGCAGCAGGCCGAGAACACCGCCCTGTTGATCGAGTGGGCGGAAGGCGACGGCGTGAAACGCTACGCCTACGAGTGCGATCAGTGCTCGTACTGGCACGTCACTCGCAGCGAGCCTAGAGGTCAGGAGGTATCTCATGCCACGCAGACCGCCACGGGTCCTATCGATCGATGACGATCGCATCGTGGTCGCCGGAACGAGGACCGTCGAGCAGGCCCGAGAACTTGTAGTGGCCGCCGGCGCAGGCTGTACGTGTGAGCCCACCGTGTTCACAGTGCATTCCTGTACGCCGAGACGAGGGTACGTCCGCTGGTTCCGCGACATCCCGGCCAACTGGCCGGACCCGTGTGGGCACGAGCGTCATCTCATCGACGCGAGACGAGGGGAACGGGGCGCGTTCGTCGCCGTGGTGTTCGGATGATCCATGTCATCGTCACCTCGTCGCGGACTTGGCGAAACCCCACGTTGGTGTACCGCGCGCTGCACGCCGCCAGGCGGGCGTCTAAGGATGGGAAGGTCAAGGTCACCCATGGCGACTGCCCGACCGGTGGCGATCACTACGCGAGCATCTGGGCCGACGCCTGCGTGAGCGCGATCAACGATCCACACCCGGCCGACTGGGACACTCACGGCAAGCGAGCCGGTCCCATCCGGAATGAGGAGATGGTGGATCTCGGGCCTCAGTTCGCTCTGGCGTTCGTCAACCCGTGTGCCAAGCCGAACTGCCCGGACGGCGGCGATAGCTCGGACGAGCACGACTCGCACGGCGCCGCGCACACGATCGGGCTGTGCGAGTTCGAGAAGATCCCGATCGAGGTCTTCCGGGAGAAGTCCGATGGCAAGTACTGGTCTCCGACGTCTCCGACCGACGAGCAGGTGGTGCCGGGAAAAGACGAGTCGGCCACTGACCAGGTGGTCGACTTGTTCGCCGGTCCTGGTGGTTGGGACGTGGGAGCGCGCTGGCTCGGTCTGGATCCACTCGGCGTCGAGAACGACACAGCGGCCTGCAAGACCCGAGAGGCAGCCGGACTGCGAACGCTGCAGTCCGATATTCGCACCGTCGAGCCCATGCCTGCGACGGGCCTGATCGCCAGTCCGCCCTGCCAGTCTTTCTCGGCGGCCGGAAAGGGCTCTGGCCGGAAGAACCTCGACCAGGTGTTCATCCTGGCCCGCCTGCTCGTGCTCGGCGAGGACTGGCGGAAGTTGACCGAGGGCCTGGACGACGAGCGGACCGCACTCGTGCTCGAGCCGCTGCACTGGGCCTACGAGATGTTCAAGGCCGACACACCGTATCGTTGGCTCGCGCTCGAGCAGGTACCCCCGGTGCTACCGGTCTGGGAATTCTATGCCGAGATCCTACGCAGCTGGGGGTACTCGGTGGCCACCGCACACTTGCAGGCGGAGATGTACGGCGTCCCACAGACCCGGAAGCGAGCCATTCTGATCGCCTCGCTAGATCACGAAGTGTCGATGCCTACGCCGACGCATTCGAAGTACTACCCTCGCGATCCACAACGTGTGGACGAAGGTGTGGACAAGTGGGTCTCGATGGCTGAAGCACTCGGATGGGGGATGAACGGGCGCCCATCCACGACTTTGATGACGGGAAACAATGGCGGCGGTCCGGATCCGATGAGCGGGGGATCTGGCTCTAGAGCCGTCCATGCCCGAGAGCAGGTCGAGGGCCGATGGATAGATCGCGACACCGAAGTGGTCGGGTTTCCGAGATTGGCGGACGGCAATGACGTTGTCGAACTCGACGGAGTCCAGTACCGAAGCCGAGACTTACGACCGGTGGATCTACCGGCTCAGCATGTCACTGAGAAGGTTCGCTCATGGCGTCGTTGGCCAGTCGCCATGCGTCAGAGCGCGCAGACCAGGGCCACCGTTCGCGACGAGGACCAGCCTGCCCCGACCATCACCGCCGCTCACGATCGGAACGAGCGGGTCTGGCTGGTGAACAACACCTCTGAGAAGGCCGGAGTTCGTGAGAGTGATGAACCTGCTCCGACGATGTACTTCGGCGAACGCCTGAACAAGGCCGTTTGGACCCATGAACGCCCTGCCACGACCATCACCACGACGAGGCGCTCGTCTGAGGGCGGTCTGGTCGGCTACTCGTTGGACGAGTTGTGGCCGGACCGCAGACCTGCGACCACGGTGAACGGCGACCCACGCATCTCCAAGCCCGGCCACCACGACGAGAACACCTCCGGGTCGCAGCAGGCCGGGGCGGTCCGTGTCACCATCCAAGAAGCAGCGATCTTGCAGTCGTTCCCGCAGGGATATCCCTGGCAGGGATCGAAGACTAGACAATACTCGCAAATTGGAAACGCGATTCCGTGCAGGCTCGCCTATCACATCCTGAAGGCAGTGACACGTGACGGAAACCCTGATACGATTTGATCGTCAAGGGAGGTTGCTATGCAACTCGACACGATCGTGATGGAACGAGAGGACGCTCGCGAGCGTCTGGGCGAGTACGAGAAGCTGGCTGCCGGGGAGCGCACCGCCGAGGACGAGCGGATCAAGGCCGGCTACCGAGCGGCGGCACGCGGCATGCCGATCATCCGGCTGTCCGAGTCGATCCACGCGGGCGGGTACTTCGACAACGGGCTGCCGCGGATCGCGGTGGTCCGGGCCGACTCGCTCGGCTGCTGGGTGTATAGCGAGCGTGCTGGGGAGGACCGGAGGGCGTTCGTGTTCACCGGCGATCCGGACACGACGAACCGAGGTGCACTGGTGGGTCGAGACTCGGTCCGAGTAACTGTCCCCGGGCTGGATACATCACGTAGAGGCATCTGGAGCCGTGCGTCGACGATCGTCCCGATCATCCCACCGCAGCATCGACCGAAGCGTCGCCGGCTACCTCGGTTTCATATCATCTGGGAGGTCGAGTCCTGGACTCCGGAGCCGCCGAAGGATCCCGCATTGCTGAAATGGATCGGCGGAGATCTGTGGGCGGTGGTCGCAGCTTGGGATCTCACCGAACTCGAGCGTGCGGTTCTGATCGGCCATCGGTAGTGAAGCCGGGCTACGAGTTGCCGCCGGGCTGGCCGAAACGTGACACCGTCGAAGCCGAGTGGTGGAGTAAGGGCGCCCATGCCGAGGTCGTCGCCACCAGAGAGGGCATGACCAAGGAAGGCCTCCAGTTCTACGAGTGCGTCGAGACCCTCGCCCAGCGTGGTGACAGTCCCGAACAGATGGCTCGTTGGCTCGTGATGGTGTTTACCGCAGGCAAGCCGTACCGCCGTCGGCTCGGGCTGGCCTGGGAGATCCTGATCCACCCGGTTCGCATGTGGATCGTCACCCGGAAGGCTCGTCGCCGTATCCGTCAACGAGAAGCAGCAAAAAATGGCTGACGTCCGAACCAACGCTTGTCCCGTCGAGGTGATCGAGATCGGTGACCAGGTCTTCTATATCTCGCTCGTCGAGCACTATGAGATCATCGATCCGAATCTTCCCTACAAGGATCGGTTCCGGACCCTGTTCAACACCTTGAAGATCAGCACTGATAGCCGAGAGTTGCTCTCCCTGAAGGTGGATCGTGAGATGATCACCAATCTTGGCATATCACTCTTGATTGCCAGTCGGAGCGTGCCATGGACGTCACCGCCGTCGTTGAGATCGGATGGACTTCGCATCGGCCCGTCCGAGTCGACGAGCACACTTCCTGGGTGGTCGCGACCGGACGCACCGTCACCGAAGCCTGCCTGATCGCCTGTCAGATCGCCGTGGCCGTCCGCCCGTGCGTCATGGTGACGTCCTCGAGAGTCCTGGAGGTGAAGTGGACCCCTTAGTCATCGACGTCCGTGGCGAACGCGCTCCGCAAGGCAGCAAGGTCGCGCTCGGACGGACCAAGAAGGGTAAGACGATCCTCAAAGAGTCCTCGGACAAGCTGCCGGACTGGCGCCACGACGTCAAGGCCGCCGCGGAGAAGTCGATGGCCGAGGCGGGCTGGGAACGCCCGCTGGCCGGCCCGGTCGTGGTGAGAATGGCGTTCTACTTCTACCGTCCGAAGAACCAGCACCGCACCGGCAAGTTCTCCCATCTGCTCCGCGACGACGCTCCAGTACGCCCAATCGGCTCGGTGAACGACCTCGACAAGCTCGTCAGGGCTGTCTTCGACGCTCTCACGGGCGCCGGCGTGTGGTACGACGACGGTCAGGCTGTTCTTCAGGTGGCCGACAAGTGCTACACCTCGCCGGCTCGTGAGTTTCACGGCGCACTGATCACCGTGGCTCCGTACCTCGAAGACTGACAACCTTGTTGGACTCTGATACTATCGGGTTTTGACAACGACGAAGGGAGTGTCGATGTGACCACGAGCGATCCGAGCCAGGCTCACCAGTTCGCGGCCTCGATCACCATCCGTGCCAGCTATCGTGAGGTCGGAACCGGTCTCGACGAGATCGAGATCTCATGGGAAGAAGGCACGAACATGCCCAGCACCACCGGCATCTGTGACGTGATCCGCGCTCTCGCCTTCGCCAAGGGCGGTTCGGCGTGAACAACCAGATGCCTCTGGTCGGACTGACCGAGATCGCTCAGCGCGCCGGCGTGCAGAAGCCCGCGGTGGCCATGTGGCGAACTCGCCATCCGGACTTCCCGCGACCGGTCGCCGAACTGCACGCCGGAGCAGTCTGGTGGTGGCCGCAGGTGAGGTCCTGGCTGCGACGGACCGGACGGAACTGGGACGAGAGCTGGACGCCTCAGCAGGTCAACTCCTCGTCCGGATCGACAAGACGGCGAGAACGAGAGATAGGGCTGGTGGGCGTCGATGGATGAGCAGCTGCCGGTTTTTCAGGTCGTGTTCCGCGATTCGTACAAGCCGAGTCTGGAGATGTGGTTGCGTGCTCACGGCATGATGTTGGTCCAACTGCCACAAGAGGTGGTCGGCGAGGATGACCTCGTCACGTATGTCATTTACCCCATCGACGTCCCGCAGGGTAGCCATGTCTGAGATCTCCGATCAGAAGCTCGCCAAGGCGATCGCTGAACTGACACTCAACCTGAGCAGATGGGTCGATGACACCAGTGCCGAGGCTGAAAAGGTGCTCCGCCAGGAGGCTCTCCGGCAAGGTATCAGCTTGTCCGAGACAGAACTGGAGATCGCCCGCGCGTCAGCGAGGACCGGCGTGGCCACGTGTCTGGACAAGCTCCAGAACGCTCTTGGAGAAGGTTTCGTCATGCAACTCAGTGAGATGGTCAACGATGACTGAACGAGCTTTCGATCCGAACTGTGTCTTCTGCCGGGTCGTGGTCGGCGACGCGCCAGCGGAGGTCTGGGCCGACGGCATCTCGAGCCTAGCCATCGTCCCGCTCAACCCAGTGGTCGACGGCCACTTCCTGGTCATCCCGAAGACTCACGTGAAAGACGCGTACGCCGATCCTAGAGTGACCGCGACAGCGATGCATGACGCGGCGCTCTGGGCGAGAATACGGGCTGACCGGGACTCCCGGTTCGTCAGCGTCAACATCATCACCAGCGTAGGCCGACCTGCCACGCAGTCGGTGTTCCATCTACATATTCACGTAGTGCCACGCGTCGAGAACGATGGACTCGCGCTGCCGTGGACCGGACAACAAGAAGTTCAAGTCGATGACTGAGCTACTTCCGCTCCGCGGCTACCAATCCGACTGCATCGCCGCAGTGCGCAGGGACTGGGCCGACGGCTATCAACGACTGGCCGCCGTACTCTCAACCGGCAGCGGGAAGACCGTGATCTTCAGTCACCTGATCGCCGAACAGCATCAGATGAAAGGTCATCGTCGCTCGGTCGTGCTCGTACATCGTGATGAACTGGTGAACCAGGCCGTCGACAAGCTCACCCAGGTCGCGCCACATCTGTCGATCGGCGTGGTCAAAGCCGAGCGGAACGAGGTCGAGGCCGACGTCGTGGTGGCCAGCGTGCAGACGCTGAGCCGGCCGGGACGTCTCGAGCAATTGCAAGATGTCGGACTTGTTATAGTTGACGAAGTCCATCACGCTGCCGCCAAAACGTGGCAAGATGTCCTATCAGGCCTAGGCTGCTTCCAACCCGCCACCGGTGTGGCGATGCTCGGCGTGACCGCCACTCTCGCGCGCAACGACGAGAAGCGCCTGTCCGAGACGATCGAGAAGGTCTCCTACACCCGTGACATCCTCGAGCTGATCCAGGACGGCTACCTGGTGCCGGTCCGCGGGCGGCGAGTCAGCGTCGACGGACTGACGCTCGAGGACGTCCGAATCACCCGAGGTGACTTCTCCGACGATGATCTCGGTGACGAGTTGGTCGACGCCGGCGCCGGGCAGGTCATCGCCAAGGCGTATCGCGAGCATGCCTCAGAGCGGCAAGGCGTGCTGTTCGCGCCCACCGTAGCCGCGGCTCACCTGTTCGCCGAGGATCTGAACTCGGTCGGTATCACCGCGCAGGCGGTCTGGGGTGCCATGCCGTTGGAGGACCGTCGGCTCACGCTCAAGCGTTTCGCCGCCGGCGACATCCAAGTGCTCTCCAATGCCATGTTGCTCACTGAGGGCTGGGATGCGCCATACGTGTCCTGCGCGGTCATCGCCCGACCGACCACGTCCGCCTCGCTCTACATCCAGCAGGTGGGCCGGATCCTGCGACCGCACCCCGGCAAGCACGACGCGCTCGTGCTTGACGTGGTCGGGGCGTCGACCGACCACCGGCTGGCCAACCTGTCTGACCTGTCCGAGCGCACTCGCGACGAAGACATCGAGATCATCTACGGCGAGGGCGAGTCGGAGGCCGATCTGCTCTCGCTCATCGACAAGGCGTACTCGGACCGGCGCAAGGGTGCGTCCGGCAAGCTCACTTACGACGAGGTCGACCTGTTCTCTGCGTCGCGCTCGGCCTGGTTGCAGACCTACAAAGGGATCTGGTTCGTGCCGACGGCGACATCGGTGTTCTTCCTGTTTCCAGAGCGTGACGGTGTCACCTACCGGGTCGCTCAGCGGACCCGCACCGGTGGGTACAACCGGCTGCACAAGAGCCTGACGCTCTCGTATGCGATGAGCTGGGCGGAGAAGTACGCCAACGAAGAGGACGACGACTCGTCGTACTCGATCTCTGGTCGGCAGGCGTCCTGGCGCCGGAAGAAGGCGAAAGCGACTGCGGCCCAGCTCGAGTACGCCGAGAATCTCGGTGTCGAACTCACCGGCTCGGAACACAAGGCCGAGCTGAGCGACAAGATCTCGGTTGCGATCGCGTCGAAGTATCTCGACAGATGGATCAAGGAGTAGTCATGCACGAAACAACGTCGGGCCTCGAGCCTGATATCGGAGACATCGTCCACTACCGCTCGCGCGGATCGTCCGACGGGAAGTTCCCACCGGTCTGCGTGGCCGCCGCCGTGACTAAGATCTGGACGACCGTCCACCACGGAACGACACCTGACGAGACCTCACAGTTCGTCGGTCTCGCAGTGCTCAATCCGGCTGGGCTGTTCTTCCAAGACAGGAGTCCGCAGGATGAGGAGCGAACTCACGGTGGGACATGGCACTGGAAGCACGAAGGAGACGAGTGAGATGAGCGAAGACCGGATCCACAACGCCTGTCCGCTCTGCCTCGAGCCGCTCACGGCGACCTATGGCGGCCGACGCAAGACGGTGCTCGACGTGCCCGGCTCCAAGAAGATCAAGTTCTACAGATGCGAGCCGTGTGGCTGCGTGGTCGATGTCAACGACTGGGATCGGGCCGTCGGTTTCGGGACCGAGGGAACGATGAACGTCACCTGGACCCGTCGAACGACATCGTGATTCTCGCGGTGCGTCAACACATCGTCGAGCGAACTCGGCTCTTCAGCGCACTCGATGTGTTGCCAGATTCTTGGAAAGTGGGTGCGAAGGTGGGTTACGACGATCTGGACCTCGCCATCGCGGCCGAGGAGCATCGACAGGGTCGCGGGTTCGGCGTGCCGAAACACTGCTCTCGATGCGATACCACCATCGAGAATGCTCGTCGAGCACGCCTTTTAGCGACTTGCAAGCACTCAGACACCATGACAATCAGGACAGTAAGCGACATTTTTATAGACACGTACTGCACGACATGTGGTGTTCGGGTAGACACTTGTATCTGAATCCGATACGGTTAACGATCTGACATCGAAGGAGCATGATGGCCAAGTCCACTACCCCTGATCCGTTCGAAGACAAGCGCACGCCGGGCGAACCGCCTCCCGAAGTGAAACGAGATCAGTGGGGCCGGTATCTGCTGCCGCATCCGGAGACCGGCAAACTGCAGGCCTGGACGCGGGCGACCACGTTTGCCAACACGGCCGCCGACCAGTACAACATCGGTCTGTACAACGAGCGCCTGGTCGCCAAGGGCATGGCGATGCGGCCAGATCTCTACGCCGAGGCCGCCAGCGCGCACATCGACGACAAGGCAACGCTGCAGAAGATCTCCAATCTGGCCAAAGAGGCTGCTGGCGGCAGCGCCAAGGCTCGTCTCGGTACCGCGTTGCACACCTTCACCGAGAAGACCGACCTCAACGAGAAGATCACCATCCCGGCTCCATGGGACGCCGACGTGAAGGCCTACACCGCCAAGCTGTCCGAGGAGAAGGTCGAGGTCCTGAAGGAATACATCGAGGCCACAGTCATCGTGCCGTCGCTCGGTGTGGCTGGCACGCTCGACCGACTGATCAAGATAGACGGGCTGGACGGCATCGTAGTAGGGGACCTCAAGTCGGGTCATTCGGTGCAATACGCCTGGATGGAGATCGCCTGCCAGCTCTTCCTCTACTCCCGAGCCACCCACATCTATGACCACCGGACCGAGACGCTGTCCGAGATGCCGGAAGTCAACCAGGACAAGGCGATCGTCATCCATCTGCCAGTGGGGGATGCGGAGTGTGAACTCTACGAGATCAACCTCGAGTTAGGCGCCCGTGTGGCTGCGGCGTGCGAGGTGGTCCGCGAACTGCGCAAGCGTAAGAACTTCTCGATCCCGTGGGAAGGCTCGGTCTCCCGTGCGGTGGCTCTCAGCGGTGACGATGAGCCTGTCAGCGACGATGCCGACTGGACTGACGCAGAAGACGTCAAGGTGGCGTCCGACCAGCAGGCGTCGCAGGACGCCAAGGCGGATGAGGACGAGTGGGGAGACGGTCCTAGCGCGGAAGCTACAATGGCCGCTCAGGCCGCCGAGGACGACGCACAGGCCATGCAGCCCGCTGACGGGTGGGATGAGGACGAGCCGCCGTCCGCCGCGCAGGCCACCGCAGAGAAGATCGCACTGTCGGACAGCTGGGTCGCCGCCGGCATCGATCCCGAGGGCAAGCGGTTCCAACGCGCCAAGCTCGCCAAGAGCATGTACATCGCGGTCGACGTGACCACCGGCAAGCATGAGACGTTCAAGCTGCTGCGTGAGGCCAAGGACCGTGTCGCCGAGCTGGACGACACACTCGTCACTCCGGACTCCGACGTTCGTCCCATCGGTGCAGACGAACCGGCCGGCTCTGGTGATGAGTGGAACGAGCAGGAAGGCGAGGTCCGACCCGCATCGACACCTCCGTCGGCGGATGACGAGCAGGAGAAAGCAGACGAGATCGCTCTGCTCAAGGTAGAACTGGCCAAACTACGCGGCGAGGGGGGCGAGGAATCCACTCCAGTGGCGGTCAAGAAGGCTGCGGTGCCGGGAGTCAAGCCGACGAAGGAGTCGACGAAAGAGCAGGCTAAGCCCGCCAAGCGCAAGTGGATGGCCGAGGTGCTCGAGGCCGACAGCGAGGATCGACTGCTCAAGCTGTACCGCAAGGCCAAGGCCGCCGGCGAGTGGAACGACAAGCTCACCAAGGCCGCAGCGACCGTCAAGGCCAAGCTGCTGGCCGCCGAGGCAGCCGAGGTAGACGACGATGACAACTGGTGAGGTTCAGATCCTCGGCATCCGTCGATTCGGCGAGGATGGCATCACACCCATAGTCATCGATGGCAAGCGGACGTGTGGCACTGTTTCAGATCACATTCGTAACGGATGCATCGGCCTGGAGATCACCTACCCAGGCCGTGGAGGAACTGGGCTGTTTCATCTGAATTCGGCAGATGCGCTTCGACTGTCCGACCTGCTTCGCGCAATGGCCTCGACGAATGAGGAGATCCATGGCTGCCCAGTCTGAGCCTGAGACCGTCCTGCCTGAGCCCGAGTACGAGGACGTTCTGACGGTTCTTCAGCCGCCACACCAGTTCTGGGGCCATGGTCTGTTCTACATCGAGCGGAACGGTGGGGCCTCACACGACCTGCTCACAGAGGACCCTAGCAATATCTCTCGCCCAGAGCGGGACGTGCTCCAGGCATTGCTCACCTACGTTCTCGACCAACTGAAGAACCCGTGGGACCGCGATGACGTCTGAGCTGTGCATCCATGACATGAACCCGGACTGGTGCGGGGACTGCAATTCGCCGGTCGTCGAGAAGGACCCTGGCACGGTCATCGTCGCCCAGTTCGACAGCGAGTGTCACGAGTGCGGCGGAGACATCCTCGCCGGCGACCGGACGCTTGTCCGGGACGAGATGTACCTGTGTTCCGATCACATCGTCGAACCTGACGGTGATCCGGATCCGTTCGCCTGGTAGACACCAGGGGAAAAGTTCGATAGTATCAGGCCCGAAAGGGCTCAACGAAAGGGAAACACATGTCCGACGACCCATTCGAACAGCCAGAACGTCGACCGGCGTATTCGTGGAAGGGTGCCAAGGTCGGCACCGTCATGGATGCCACCGTCGTCGAGGCGCCACGTGAGGTTCAGTCCCGGGAGTTCGAATCCGGTGAGCTGGCCTACTGGGACGACAAGAAAGAACAGCCGAAGATGTCCGTCGTGGTCGGCGTCAAGACCACCGACGGCGAGGAGTACTCGCTGTGGTGCCCCAAGCCGTCTGCCATGTTCCGGGCGATCGCCGAGGCTCAGAAGGACGCTGGCGATCGGATCGCCGAGGGTGGCCGGCTGAGGGTCAAGCTGACCGGTCGCAAGAAGGACCCGAAGCGGCCCAAGCTCAACCCGCAGAACCTGTTCAAGGCCAAGTACAACGCGCCTGACGCGTTCGCCGAGGCACCCGAGCCGGAATCGGAACCGGAGCCGGAAGAGCCGGAAGTAGCCGATGAGGGCTTCGACGACGAGCCGCCGTTCTAGGGTTGGGGTTGGACGTTCTCCCTTACGGGTAACGTCTAATCTCAAGGGGGCACCCCCCGCCCCCGATGAGAGGGTCTCCCAAACTTCCCCCGGGAGGCCCTCTCGCTCAACGAAAGGAGACCGCTTATGTGGATCAAGAGTTCGTTCTGCTCGGCCGACAAGCCTCAGTGCGTGGAGGTCAAGCTCACTGACAGCGGGGAGGCTGAGCTTCGCGACAGCAAGCTCGGCCCGCTGTTCTCTCCTGTCCTGAGCTTCACCGCAGGCGAGTGGGAAGCGTTCGTCGCCGGCGTCAAGGCTGGCGAGTTCGATCGCCGCAAGGATCTGATCGACGCCTAGGCGACGAGTGCTAGCGAGACGCTCGGCGGAACCTCAAGAGCAACCCTGACTTTCGAGGCTTCCGTCGGGCGTCTTTGTGCGTCTTGAGTTGATCAAGTTCTTCTACGCTGAATCGGATGACCTTGTTCCCAGACGAGCCGATCACGTCGTGTCCGATCAGACCGTCGGAGCGCCAGCGGTCCAGTGTCCGGACACTGACGTTGAGATGCTCAGCAGCTTGTTTACGAGTCAACGACATACCTCATGATGACTCACCCTGTCCGCTCCTGTCTACTTTTTCAAGATCGTATCAGGCACTTGACACAGCGATCTACGATCAGATACTGTGACCCTTGACATAGACAACCGACAGTGGGAGAGTGATCGCCATGATCGAAAGGGAAGACGAGACCGTCATCGACGAGGTCCCAGCTGAAGCTGAAAAGACCCAGCGGTCGAGACTGAAGGTCCTCGGCATCGTCCTCGGAGCGTTGCTGATCTTCGGCGCCGGAGCGGTCGTCGGATCCGTCGGAAACGGAGTCGACACCGTCAGTCTAGACCAGGCGAGCGACGAGATCGAGCGACTGACCAACGACAACGAGACGATATCCGCCGGGCTAGACGAGGTCATTGCCGAGCGCGACGAGGCGGTCGTCACCATCGCCGAACTGAACGAGGCGGCCGACGAGATCACCGAAGAGCAGGAACGTCGTGCTGCTGACCTAGATGCGCGCGCCACGGACCTGGACGAGCTTCAGGCCGATCTGGCGATTCGCGAAGAGGTCATCCTCGGCGAAGAGAAGAAGGTCATCGACAACACGATCGCCGGCGACGGCATCTGGATCGTCGGTGAAGATATCGATCCCGGCACATACCGAGCAAAGGGTTCGAGTGACAGTTGCTACTGGGCTCGACTGTCCGGCCTGAGTGGCGAGCTCGACGACATCATCGCCAACCACCTCGGCTCAGCGAACACGACAGCTGAGATCGGCGCATCAGACGAGGCATTCGAGACCACCCGATGCGGCGAATGGACCAAGCAGTGAGTGCCGGTCTGACCGAGGTCAGGCATACCCTCATCTACGGCGCCTTGAAGGCCGCCGACGACTACTGCCTGACCTTCGGCATCATCGACCCGGTGCGGGCCAGGTTCGTGGCCACCGTGACCGTCGACGAGGCACTGGCGTACTGGAACGCCCGCCCGCTAGACGCGCCAGCACACGTCGTGGCCACAGATTCGTTGAACCGGCTGACCAACACCTCGTTCGTCGGTAAGTTGCTCGACGAGCACGGATTCGCACCCTGAGCGGGAGTCTGCAGTGAAACCGATCGATGTGCTGGCCGAGGCGATGGGAGTGCTCGAGGAGTGGATCGGTGACTACACCACCCCGGACGAGAATGGCATCCAACATCGGATTCGCTTGATCGATTCGGATGACTCGTCGATCCTGGTCAGTGTCGAACCGGCCACGGTCCTACGGGATCCGGACGAGACCGAACGGTTCCGGATCCACCTGCGTGTCGTGAAGGGGGAGTTCTAGTTGACCAAACCCAAGTCCAAACTGCGGACCAGTGACATCGATCTTATGAGCGATCGTCACTTCCGGCCCGATGACAACAAAGGGGTCGTCGGCAAGAATATCGATGGCGTCGGCTCTCAGATGATCACGACCGAGACGAACTCTGAAAGCATCTTCTCCGCTCGAGTGACCGTCCAGAGAAACATGATCGATGTGGCCGACGGCAAAATGCTGACCAAGCTGCTCGGGTTGGACTGGGCGACGGTGGGCGATGGGCCGACGGAGCAACCAATAAAGTCAGCTGAAACGGCTGGCGATGAATAAGGACTGGCGTAGCGAGGCAGCTTGCCGGAACGAGGATCCGGAGAGCTTCTTCATCCTAGAACACAACGCCGCAGCCAACCTGCGCCGAGCCGAACGCATGGCCATCTGCTGGCGTTGTCCGGTCAGGCAGTGGTGCCTGCTCACCGCGATCCGACGCAGAGATCGGTGGGGCGTGTTCGGGGGCTACGACATGGAAGTCTTGAATAACCATTCCGACAAGCGGGATGCCGCCAAATCCGAGGCGACAGTCGAACTGTGGTTCGCCGGCGTCAGTCTCGATGAGGTCGAAAGCGTACTATCGTGAAGTTCCAGGTGCGGACTCTAGGTGACACGTTCGTGGTGCTCTGGTCCGAGGATGGGCTCGGACGAAAGGTCTCGGCGAAGCGGGGCCGACACGGCGCCACCTACGCCCGTGAGGTGGCTGCTGGCGACTGGCGATACGCCGAACTCCGCAAGATCAGGCGGGTCGTGTTCACCGACGTCCGTCAGCTGTCATCGCTCGTGATGAGGATGATGCGGGACGACACACTGCCCAAAGTATGATACTGTCGCTTCGACACCTGATACAGACAACAAGGAGGTACCTATGCGCGACTACACCGTACGTGACGGCGACAGAGCGCTGACGTTCTTCGGCATCGAGCTGGCATTCTCGTCGTCCGCCGGCTCTCGCGGCGGGCGGTCCAGGCCGATCGATGACCTGCGCTGGACCGAGATGACGGTTTATCGAACCATCGACGACCGATACGTCCTGGAGATGATCGGGCGGTCCGATGTCTACCACCGTGCTGCTGGCGCCGGCGGTTGCCTCTACGGCACGCCCAGCCTCGTCAGGTTTCTGGACTCCGACCGTCGGCCATGCACAACCTGCAAGCCCCCGGCGGCCAAGGACCTCGATCCTGACGAGAACATCTCCGTCGAGCTGGACCGCTACACCACGCGAACGGTGGACACGGCCGCAGACTTGGTGGCGGCCTGCCACTCCGCCGACAACCGTGGGTATCGCTACCTCACCGACGTCGCTCGCAACGTGTTGAACGACGCAACAGTCAAGGATGCCGCCCTCTCGACGGCCTACTTCACCGAGAAGATCGCCTGATGGCCAAAGTCATCAGAAACGACGATGGGGAAGAGTTCATCCAAGTCACCGACGAGGACATCGAGAACTCCCCAGCGCTGGTCTCTTTCACAGTCCGGGTGCCATGGATCGAGCTGACCGAGATCGGGTTCCAACGTTCGGTCTCGGCTCAGGATGTGGTCAGGGCATTGCAGGAGAACTGGTCTGATCCAGCGGCCGCCCTCGCTGCCATGAACCTGCTCGACGATGCGACCCTCGAAGTTCGAATCGCCCGACAGGTAGCCATCGGGGCGAACATGACCGTGGAAATCCGGCCCAACAATCATGCCACTTGGCCCCCGGCGGTCAGCGACGAGCCGAGAGACGACTCTCGAGGTGCGGGCTCATGAGGTATGAGACCCGCCGGGTCGAGATGAGTCCGGTCCAGGAGGAGGCCTATCGTGCGGCATGCTCCTCGCTACTGCGTGAGAAAGTTGATCTATTCGCACCCGGCGGTGTCGCCAGTCTGACCGTACTGTCGTTGCTCGCCGCGGGCAGGGGTGAGGCGAGTGATGGAAGCGATGTGGCGATCAAGGAGTTCGGAGCGTCGCCGTCGGCAAAGACGACCGCGATCTACCAGGTGATCAACGAGTGGGACGGGCGTCCGATGGCGGTCTTCACCATCTCGCAGCAGGTCTTGATGACGTTGGAGCGAGTCTTTCGGAATCGGAAGTTGCGGAACCGGGTCGCCTATGTCTCCGCCGAACATCGCCTCGAGCACCGAACGCGCGCGCTGCAAACGTTCTCCCGCGCTGAGCGACCGATCCTGCTGACCTCTACGAAGACCATCGGTATCGGAGTCGATCTGAGCCGGGCCGAGACTGCGGTGTTCCTGCAGCCGACGTGGTCGCTGGGTGAGAGCCGATGGGTCGAGTCCAAACTGTCACCGGACTGCACGGTCATCACCTACGTGACGACCGGGACCGTCGAAGTCCACCAGCACCTCGGTGTCAGCCGCCTGCGCGAGATCGTGACACGGAAGAACCTCAAGGACTTCCTGTACGGCCGAGAGTTGAAGGAGTGATCACGTTGCCGAGAAAGAAGGCTATCACCGCAGTCCCTATCAAATCTGTGAAAAAGGTGGCGAAAACCACTGAGGTCGTCGTGCCGAAGGTGATCGAGGATGAGGATCCGATCTTGGCGGCACGTTCCATCCTGTCCGCCAGAGGCCTCTACGGGATCCAAGACGCCATCACGTACCTCGAGGGCTTCGTGTGGCGCCATCCCGATATCGATCCCTTCGTCGACCGCAGCACCGAACGAGCAGCGATGTCGAGCTACCAGACATGGCTGTCGACAGACAACGGCCAGCAGGACGAGGTCTTTCTCGACACTCACTGGCAACGCTGGGGCGTGCTCGAGCGCAAGGCCGTGTGGCTGCGGCGATGGCTCAACATCGTCGATGGCGAAGCCGAGCCGCCGACTCATGAGCCGAGAGACGAGCCGCGGACCTATGAAGAGGCCTTCGCGCAGGCTCGTAAAGAGGGCTGGCTGCCGCCGGCCGACCAAGTGGAAGAAGCGAGGCAGGCACTTGAACAGCAACTCTGAAATCATCATCGTCGTCCGCCGGGGCGACCGGAAGATCGAGTTCAAGCAGACCATCGAGGACGAGGAACTCCCCTCGTTCAAGAGCATCGCCAACGAGGTCGCAGACCTTGCCGTATCGGTTCGCAAGCACCTCGAGTCAGCCGATCCCACCGACTCTTCCATTCCTCCGCCGCCGTTCTGATGCGAGTCGTCACAGGCCGCGAGTACTCCGGTCCGGCAGGCCGCGCTACCGAGATCCTTCGTCAAGGCGAGCCTGACCGGCCGGATTGGGTCGCGACGGTGTCGTGCTGGTTCCTCGAGTGCCCCGGCCAGTCACCGGCATGGTCCCACTACGTCATGTGGGTCATCCACCTGCGGGATCTCGACGATGTTCCGCCGGCGCATATCGAGATCCCAGGGGCCACTCACGAGCTGGTTGTGGCCGCGCTGGATCCTGACTACAACCCGAAGGCGCTGAGGCTGTCCCCCTGGCGATTCCTGCGCCCGCTGAACGTCCAGGAGCAGGTCCAGCTACCGAACGACGAAACGGCCCGGAAGCTGGCCAGTATCGCCGTTCAGGCCGTTGTGAACGGAACCCTTCCGGCAGAGCCGGCTCTGTCCGGCGCGGTCGAGCCGTGGCGAACGTCGCTGATCAGGACGTCGGCCCATCTACGCGGCGAAGAACACGCATCGTGAAGATCTCCTACCAGGTCGGACTCGCCTTCGACGAAGCTGACGATGTCGAGGCTCGTACGGGATACGAGGAGCTGGCCAACCTGTCGGACTACACCGCCGAGAAACACGAGCTGTTCGCTTACCTGCTGATGATGGCCGTGCGGCTCGAGTGGCGGATGGCAGACCGGTCCAGGGAGTACGAACTGGACCGTCAGCGACGCGAGGAACGCCGACGGGAACGAGCTGAGAAAAAGGCTGCCGAAAGTACTTGACACGATCGTCAGACCCCGATAGTCTCGTAGGAGTAGGTCGGGTGGGGGTCAAGCCGCTTCGGTCCGGATGACTACAACTCTCCGGTCGTCGTGGTCCCCGCCCATCCGACGAAGGAGCCGACGAGCTGAAACACACTTGCCAGACCGCCAGCGAGGCGAGAAGGTGGGTAGACAACTCCACAGCGTGGCACAGGAGGTTCCTCCATCATCAAGCTCCGTCAGGGGCTTTCCGCAGATTTACCTCCCGCCACGTCTTCAACAACTTCATAGATGTGCTGCGCCGGGTAGGCACGGCTGGACGGTTGGCCGGAAAGCTTCAGCGACCTAGTCGCTCGAGGTGAGTAGGTGGGACCCGGTGCAGTGCTTGACAACTGAACAGCGGTGGCACAGGAGGTTCCTCCATCAACGCTCCTCTCGAGGAGCTCGAACAGACTACCTCCCGCCACCTCTGACAACTTCATAATGTGGCATAGGGGGTTCCTCCACAAACCACCATGTAGGTATCCATACCTCCCGCCACACTGACAACTTCATAACGTGGCACAGGGAGTTCCTCCACATCCGCATTTGGTTGCATATATACTCCCCGCCACGCCCGACGATGGGCGCGGTTCTGTGCGACAGACCGCGCCCGTTTTTTATGTTTGATCATGTTAGACCGACGAGAAGGAGGCAACAATGCGATCCACTATCCGACTGTTCAAGGCGCTGCCGGTGTCCGGCACCGCGGGCGGTCTGCCGACAGATCCCGCGTTGGATCGGCTCACCCTGCGCCGTGGGTTCGTGTTCGACTCTAGTCTCGTCGGCGAGTACCGCAGTGTGGACCGTCTGATCTCCATGGTTGACGAGGTGTACGGCCGGGGCTCGGTCGAGCTGAACACCGCGTTCCACAAGTCCTTCGCCAAGGTCCGCGACGCCTCGATCCAGCAGCTGGTCTTCGAGCAGATCGTCCACTACTTCACCACCTACGGCGCAGAGCACTTCGGCGTGTACGACGAGAGTTCAGTCTTCGTTCCCGGTGAGCACCTCGACGCCCCGGAACTGTCCGAAGGCATTCGCGTCGTCGTCATCCGCGGGCTGACCAAGGCCGAACTCAAGACCGAGCTGCTGACGCTCGTCTCGTCCGGGATCGCCCTGGCCGAGGACACCATCGCCGACGTGCTCGACGTGGCCGCCTTCGTCGGCCTGGACGAGGCCGATCTGTCCGCCATCACCAACCGAGAGGTCCGGGCCGCGCTGTACGACCATCTCGGCATCATGCCGTCCGACCCGCAGGAGTTCCTGCGGTTCCTGGTGTACCGGGCGACCGGACAGACCCAGGTGGTCCAGAACGACTCCCTGCTCAACACTCTGCGCTCCCGGGACAACCTCGACCTGGTCCGGTACTTCCGGACGTATGAGGCTCAGACCGGCCTGCGCCGGCTCGGTGAGATCTTCCTACGGTACCGGCTGGTCTTCCTCGCCATGAAGACCAACACGGTCCTGCGCACCTACATCAACCGGATCCGTCGGGAGGCCAAGCGGTCCCACAAGCCGATGCCCGAAGACGTCCTGAACTCGGTCACGATGCACCTCAAGCGCGGCGATCTGGACTCCGGCGCGGTGTCCCAGGCGCTGGCGACCGCCAGTGTGTTCCGCAAGGCCCGGCTGGCCTACGCGCTGCGGTACCGGATGTCCGGAGCCGACGGGATCGTCTATCGGGTGCGCAACGGGCGCGCGTACGCCACCGACTTCAGCTTCCCGCTCGATATCGACGTCGAGACTGTTTTCGGCGAGGTCATCTCCTCGATCGCTGGCGACATCACGCCGAAGGTAGACGGGAAGAAGATCTTCATCCCGGCCGGACTGGCCTATGGCCTACCCTCGACCGAGAAGCAGTTCATCGGGCACCTGCCGGCGGGGACGTCGGTGACGGTGCCGGACGGGCTAGTCGTCGGCGTGCACTGGGAAGACCAGGGCGATCACCGCATCAACCTCGACCTGTCGCTGTCCAACATCGCTGAGAAGATCGGATGGGACGGCTACTACCGGAGCAGCGGGGACGACGGAATCTACTTCTCCGGCGACCTCACCTACGCTCCGCCGCCGAATGGTGCCACCGAGGTGTTCCGCATCGGCGCCAGTGCGTACGGAACGTGGCTGCTGAACCTGAACTACTTCAACTACAACGAGGACATCGACGTCCCGTTCCGGATCCTGGCCGGACACGCCTCAGCCGTGGAGAAGAACCACGTCGTCGACCCGAACGCCCTCGTCGCGAACGCTCACGCGAGGATGGACGTGCACCAGCGGACACTCGGGATCGTCGTGTCGGGCTTCACCGAGCGACAGTTCTTCTTCGCCGGCGCCGACATCGGAGGTGGGATCACGTCCCGGCACACCCAGCGTGCCGACGTGGCGATGAAGTACTTCGAGACCTACTACGTCAACGCGATCCCACTGAACGACATCCTGGTCTCCGCCGGCGCCGAGCTGGTCGTTGACGCTGCTGACTCGGACCTGGATCTGTCGCCGGAGGCCGTGGACAAGAACACGTTCCTCGAGCTGCTGACGACGTGAGTCTTCCCCAGCCCCACGAGGGGATCCGGGGGGTCGAGCGAGATGAAGCACTTCTCTCGCTCGACCCCTCGATGATCGGCGTCCGTGAGCTGGTCCGGATCCTCGCCATGCACGTGTACAGCGCGACACTGGTCGGCTACCCGGCCCCAAAGGTTCAACGCATGAACGACTGGATGCGCAACCCCCGGATAGGCGACCTCGTCGTCGAGGAGTCCACGTCCTACTACCCGGTCGAACGCAAGCGGGACCGCTTCCCAGAACAGTGGCCGTTCACCCGGATGGGCTATCTGATCACCGTCCGGGAGGAGTGGGAACAGACCGACGAGCAGTGGCAGTCCGAACTCGCCGAACAACGCGAGTGGAACGCCAAGCACGGCTTCGACGGTCTCGACGAGGAACGCATGATCGAACCGAGAGCCTGGTACATCCAATACGGACCGGACCCCGCCGACGTCGCCCGCTGGGAGGACTGCTCATTCATCGCCGTGCCCACCGAGATCCGCCAGTTCGACACTCTGACCGCCGCGGAGGACGGTCAGGTGACCATCACCCGGCAGAGCCTGGTCGACAACCTTGCCGACACAGGCTTCACGCTACGAAAAGACAACAGGAGTTGATCGTTATGCCCGCACCGCACATGCCACCCGGCGAGTACACCCAGAAGGCCATCTACTGGGGCGAGAACCCTGATCAGAGCCCGTGGGACCGTGGGGAGCAGAGTGTTCACATGTTCCACGAACTGACAGGCGACGACCCGCGTCAGCAGGAGCGCCGGATAGTCAGCAGTGTCGCTGTGGATGGCGTCACGTCACGAGTCTTCCGCCGGAAGGTCACCGTTGGGCCGTGGGAGGAAGTACCTCAGGCGTGACCGTGTACGGACCTGGCATGCACCCCAACTGGATCTACAACTTGATCACCGCGATCGAGGAGTGGGAGGACATCCACTCTGGCGCTCACGACGAGTCGGTAGACCAAAGGATGGCCGCCTGCTTTGATGCCGAACTGAACAAGATCCCGCAGGAGGTTCGCAGGACGGCTCGGGCCATCGCCGAGTATCGTCGCAACCAATACAGAGAGGGCTCCAATGGCCAAGCTGCACGCGGTTTCGATAGCGGTTGACTGCCTGGTCCCGGGGTGCGGCCAGGTGTTGCTGGATGTCCCGATACTGGACGAACTCGTTCGTAACGACAAAGGTGAAGTCGAGATCCGCCTCGAGCCAGACATCAAGGCCGCTCTCGCCCAGTACCGGGCTCACCTGGCCGAGGTACACCCCGACGTGCCGGTCGACGACGACGCCTTCCCAGATGACGTCGGTAGCGACTAGGGACTAAGGTAGCGGCGGTAGCGCCCCGCGGACGAGAAGACCCCGGTGGCTCGCGGGGGGAGCCACCGGGGTCTTCTCACGGAAAGAGACTCACTCCACGCTGGACGACGACACCGAACCGCCATTGATAGCGGGCAACTTGGTCTCTGGAGTGACGACTTGGCGCAGTAGAAGTCCGATGACCGACACCCCGGTATAGACGCCGGCCACCTGCGTGTCGGAGAACTCGAGTCCGAACTCGACAAGAAGGACCACCACGGCCTGGACCAGTCCCATGATCACCGCGTAGTTGAACGGTCGGACCGTGATGGCTAGGAACAGTGCGGACAGCCCAGCCACAACGGCGAGTACCGCGCCGGTCTGGGCTTCGGAGAAGGCGACCAGGTCGAAGGCGACGGCCAGTCCGAGCAGAGCCCCAACGGACTGTGTCAGGATGGTCGGCTCTCGCTTGAGCCAGTTGATGAAACGATCCCACATGAGTCTCTCCTCGATTCGACAAAGAACGTCATGACGGTCCTGATACTAGCGACACTCATTCAATCTGTCGCTTACGACTGTTCACGACGCCTCGCTTTCAAGCGGTGCCGGACATACCAGGTACGTCCCAGCCTCTAGACCGATCAATGTTGCTTGTGGCTCGGTCAAGGTCCACCTGACTGGGGGCGAGTCGTCAGGGCACGTCGGCCCAGGTGCTCCATTCTCGCCATCTTGACCATCATCACCGTCTTCACCAGCTGGTCCGGCCGGTCCAGTCTCGCCTTGTGGCCCAGCAGGACCAGTGATGGATTCACCGGCCGGGCCTGGCTCACCTTGTTCACCTTGCGCGCCAGTGATCGCTTCACCCAACGGTCCGGGTATGCCTTGTGGGCCAGTCTCGCCGGGTTCGCCAGCCGGTCCGGGTGGTCCTATCGGGCCAACAGGTCCCAGTGGTCCAATAGGTCCGCGTGGGCCTGGCTCACCCTGGTCGCCCTGCAGTACGACGACTTCACCGACGTCATCGGCTTGATCTTCGGGCTCCGGAACCTCGGGCTCCTGACCCAGTCCTTCGAGCTGGTTTCGGAGTGTCCGAACGTCTTCAGCGAGCAGTTCTCGTTCTGCTACACTCTGGGCCGATCGCTCTGAAGCACGATCAGCTCTGCCAGACAGGTAGAGAAAGCTGACCAGATACAGGATGGCCAGTAGGACGATGGCGCTGCCGACGATGATCTGAGGCAGCCATGGCCGCCAACGCGGCTCCTGAGCGTGCAGGGACATCTACCCACCCCTGACTAAGGTGATGACCAGTCCAACGATAGCGATGACCGCCAGGATGCCGGGAATGAGCACGGCAGTGATCACCCAGCGCTGGCTGTCTTTCAGTTCTTTGATCGAAGCAGTGAGGTCCTTCGACATGTCTTTGATCTCGGACTTGGAAGCCGTGCGGTTGGCGCTGACGGTTGCACTCAGGTCCGTGATGTCCTTTTCGATCTCTCGTTTGACATCGCCGAGATCTTTGGAGAATCGAGCTAGTTGCTCGTCCATCCGGCGCTCGGACGCGGCATGGACCTGTGCGGGGACGAAGCTGTCCAGACGCTTGTTCATCTCACCGAACTGGCTGGACACCTGCTGGGAGAGAGACCGGATGAGGCGGCCCAACTCGCCTAGGCTCTCCGGCTCGTCCGCCATACCGTCCCCTCTCGTCACCCGGTCACTAAGAGCATGATCCCGTGTAACGACACGACAAAACAACTCAGAACGCAGTGTTGGGTACCCGCGAACGGTCAGTGCCGTCATAGCGACGACGATAGCCGTTGCCGCTGGGGTGAAGGAACCCCCTCACTGAAACGAGACCCTGCGAGATGTACTCGATGCCACAGCATTGCAAACACACGGATCGCGATCCCCGCCAAAGCGAATGCCAACAAATCCAAGATCTCACCGGAGACGGCAAGCAGGCTCACTTCTCAGCTCTCGCCAACGCCTTCGCGGAGCACCTCGCGGAACGCCTCCGCTATCGACTCCTTGTCCGCCGGCACACCCTCGGCCTGAACCCGTTCAAGAAATCGGTCGGCTACCTGATCGCCAAACTCGGCGCCCTCGGCTCGAACGGCAGCCGCGACTGCTGTTGTGATCTCAGCGACCTGCTCGGTACTTATCCCGTCAACTTTGGCGATGGCCTGCACGATGGCGAGCATCTGGCGGATGATCGTGCCGTACTGCAGATTCAGGGTCGGGTTGACCCGATTCCAGGTGTCCTGGGCCTGTCGTTGTCGACCGATCGGTGACGCCGCCGTCGCAGCGTAAGCGGCAAGATAGAACGGCGATGTGTTCCACGACGTAGTACCGTCCGCCTTCTTGGGCAAGGTGTCCTCGACCAGCCCGCTCACCGACAACTGATTCTTGAACTCCTCGCGGAATACCTTCCTGAGCATCGCTTCATCGGCCATGTCAAACCAACTCTCTTGTGGTGGTAACGGTGTCGGTCCAAGACCTTTGTCGATGTAGTGATGGATCTTGGTGTGGAGTAGGCCCATCTTGGCCCACATCTGGTTCGCCGGACAGCTCTTCGCGCTGACGCAACGATGACCGTGCAGGTTGTGCGCTGCGGCGAGTGTGATGAACCCGGCCCGGTAGTCGGTGACGATCGCCCTGGCCATCAGGTCGACCATCGCGTCCGGCACGGAGTGGCCGACGTTCTGGCAGATCACGTACGACCGGGCGTTGTAGTTGAGGTTCCAGTTCCGATTCGGCGCGGTGATGGACGTGCCGCGACCGGGGCAGCCGGTGGTCGAACAGTCCGAACGCTTGAAGTCGTTCACCGTGTGCGCGCCGCGGCGCCCGATGGGCTGACCCTCTCGAACCACGGTGGATCCGGCCATGAACAACCGGTTGTAGCTGATACCGGTGTTCGGGAACCGGCTGATTCCGATGGCCTCGACGGCTTGAGCGTGCCGGTCGTAGCTCGAGTAGTTGCTCGGGTTGGTGATGGTGATGTGGATGAAGATCCGAGTGGCCGGCTCATCTACCGGATTGGAATCGGTGTAGCTACGCTTCGCGCCCCACTCGTTCCGGGTCCGCATCGTCGGATGGCCAGAGACCGCGTTCCACTTGGTGCGCTCCTGCGCGATGGTGGTCACAGCTTCCGCCACTCTCCGGGCGCGTCCTCGACCCAGCCGGACACCGACTCGACGTGGCCTTCCATAGTCAGCTGGTTGAACTCTGCCACGACAAGGTCGCCTTCTGGGTGACCGTAGGGGCGAAGCACGGCGAGCGGAGCCTCATTCTCATGTCCCGGGGAGATGTCGACAACGACTCGTCGTTCTCCCTGGCAGGTCACGATGTCACCAGGTACCGGATCCTTCGGCATAGCCCGATAGTATCCGGACCCGCAGGCGATGGCTACTCAGACGGTTTGGGTATGACTGGGCCGATCTCCAGATGCGTCCCTGACCCAGACCTTGACTGTCCGACCCTGGGACGGAAAGTAAGCCACGATCGTCCGGACCGGCCTCTTCCCGGTGCGGTTGATGTCCCGGAAGGCAGGCTTCCACGTCGACGGCCTGGCCTGGTCGGTGATGCCGAGATAGATCGTGCTCAGGTTGGCCGAGTCGTGCTGGTACGGGACCTCGACTTTGATGGTGGCCATCACTGCACCTCCCCGTCGTCACCGTTGGGACGAGTATAGTCATTGAGAAGCCCCCGCGCCCGCAGGCACGGGCCGGAGGCATGGCCGACTGGTGAAGGAGTCGACATGGCCCAGCGTACCTGCCTCGTCGAAGGTTGCGATCGCCCGTATCACACGAGACGAGTATGTTTCGCTCACTACGTCCAAGCTAGGTCTGAAGGCCGTCTAGCTAGCTTTACCGTCGATTGTTCAATTGACCAGTGCGATCTTCCTCGTCATGCGCAAGGTCTGTGTCGCTCCCACTACATGAAGGAGTGGCGACTAGGCAACGATCTTTACCGTCCTCTTGCTCCTGTTGAAGATCGGTTCTGGACCTACGTCCATATCATTCATCCGTTCGGATGCTGGTGGTGGACCGGTGCGACAGCCAACCGAGGTTACAGCTCGTTTCGCTATGAGGGACGAAGCCAGCCTGCTCACCGGGTCGCCTGGAAGCTCTTGGTCGGACCGATCCCTGATGGGATGGAACTAGACCATCGTTGCCGGAACGTCTTGTGCGTCAACCCTGATCACATGAGGGTGGTAACTCACAAGGTCAACTCGCTGGCTGGATACGCCCCTCCTGCCATGAATGCTCGGAAGACTCACTGTATCCGTGGCCACGAGTTCACTCCCGAGAACACCGGCAAGACTCGGAACGGACGTCGCTGCCCGACCTGTCATCGTGAACGCGAGCGTGAACGACAACGACATAAGAGATTGTCCGATTAAGCTCTTTTATTGTACTTCGAGCATTTCTGGGGCTATTCTTACGGGTCGTTCCACCGTGTCCGTTAGGCGGATCCACGGCTGGTAGGTGTCAGGTCCGGCGAGCACGACCGTGCCGCCGCCGAATGATCCGATGAGGATGGCGACGAAGAAGTCGCCGGTCACGCCGGAGGCCTGTGCGTCGTTCCAGAGCGGGGACTGGTCGTCCTCGACCAGGACAGCGGGCTCCCACTCGGTGGTAGGACGAACGCCGGCGTCCAGGAAGGCGACCTCCTGGTCCGTGGCGGGCGGATCACCGGTTATTCCGAAGAATACGTATTCAGTTGTCTCGCGCTGAATGACCAGAGTCATGACGTTATGTCCTTTCTTTACTCCGGTCCGACCTTCGGCCCGGTAACCAACCGGCGATAACGTGGCCCAGTCATAACCCTGCGCACCCCGACTCCGGTCGCCTCCGGTGTGTCCTTGCTACCGGCGCCTGTGACCACAATAGTGCTACCAGCACTCCCGACGTCTTGAACGTCGATGGTCACTCGACCGGGTCCGATCACGATCCGATGACCTCGAGGACCGAAGATATCCCGAGAGACTGCCAGGCCGTTCACGACCGGTTGCGCTTTGGCGGCGATACCGGTGATGTCGACACCGGTGATGATGGCCGCCTCGGTGATCGGGCTAGCCGTGGTGACGTTCTCGTCCGGTGCGGACAGCCGGAGCCCGCTCGGCCGGTCCAGGTGAACGGCATCGAGAGTGACCACTCCGGCCGGACCGGACAGCCGGATCCCGTTCGGCGTGTCGGTGACGAGGGTGGCTGGGAACGCCTCTGTGGTGACAATCTCCGACGGGCCGGACAGGCGAACCCCGGTCGGAATGTCGAACCTGACGGTCCCGATCGTGAGCGCCTGTGACGGTCCGGACAGTCGAACGCCTGACGGATTGTCGTTCAACGTCATGTCGCCCGGCAGCGCGGTGGTGACGGTCTCTGTCGGCCCGTTGAGTCTTACTCCGGTCGGAGTGTCGGTGAGAACGACGTCGATCGCTGTCGTCCCTGCCGGGCCGCCGAGGCGGACACCGGTCGGGAAGTCTTCCAGCGTGAAAGATACGACGACGTCCAGCGCCGTCACTCCGGACAGGCGCAGACCGGTCGGAGTGTCATTGATCACTGTGGCCGGCGCGGCGTCGGTCGTGACGGTCTCAGTCGGTCCACCAAGGCGTAGGCCGACCGCCTTGTCGTCGATGTCCGTCTCGATGATGATCTCGACATTGCTCACGCCTGCCATACGCAGGCCGGTCGGGGTGTCGTCGATCGCCACCGGGTCACCGCCGGCGGCGGCGAAGCTGAACCCTGGCGGGTCGTCGTCGGTGACTACGGCAGTGCCGCTGCGAGATACCTCGTCTGCTCCACCCCCGGTCTCATCCTCAACCAGATCAGTGACTGCCGCCTGATTGAACAACTGGAGCATGTCTGGTGACTCGGCCAGCCAGTTCGCTGCCGAAACTTCGAGACCAGCCGCCTCAAGAGCAGCATCGCCGGTGGCATCGGTCGACCAGGGGATCGAGTTCCATCCAGCTCGTATAGCGACCAAACCGTCGTAATGGTCGAAACTCTGCCAGCGAAACCGGATGCCCCCACCTGCCGCCGTGGGCCAGTCAGCGATCGACACCGTTCCAGCGGTATGTGTCCACGTCTCGGCAGTGAAATCATAAAGCGAGAAACGAGCCACCGACGAACCAGCAGGCTTGCGGACAACTACCAACGCCCAGTCGGCGGTGTTGGCCCAGGTGATAGCCGAATCGGAGTCAGGACCGGTGCTCTGCCAGATGTGCAACTGATCGGTGCCGCCGTTGAAGGCGAACTGATTGACCGGGTCACCGCTCGAATTGTGCGTGGCGAGGATGGTGTGCCAGGTACCGGTAGCGGCCCGCTTGACGATGGCAGCAAACGTTCCCGACGTACCCGACCCCAGCGTTCCAACTGCTGTGATCAGGTCGTCGGAAGACCCATTAAGCTGACGGACCGTCACCTACAACCTCTTTCCTGTCAGTCCTTCAGGAGTACGAACGTCCATACCATGGTGGTGTCGTCTATTCCGTCATGCTGGACGATTCCGATAAATCGAGGTCCTTCCGAACTAGGAGTAATACTCGCTGCGATCATTCGAACATCAGGATTACTGAAACTGGTATATCCCCAACTAATAAGGGTATATCCCTCCGGTGCGTGGAACTCGTACTCCGATTCCTGACCCGCAGGAATAGGGAACTTCTGATGGATATAATCAAACTCTAAGACACAACGGACATCAGGCATTTTTCTTCCTTCCTATGTTACTTGCAAAACGAGGATCCAGGCATCCTCACCCAAAGAGTTCGTGCCGGGCGTGGTGTAGTTCGCCCCTACCGTCTCCGGCGTCGTCGAGCCGTCCACCGGGTCGATCCATCGGGCCGTATAGCTTCCGACGAGTTCGGTGTCGTCGACGGTGATGGTCGTCGAGACCGGGAAGTAGATGACCGCCAAGTCGCCGGCCGCGTTGACCGCGCCGGTGACATAGTCGTCCTGGGAGTCGGAGGCGTTGTACTCCCCGCCACCGCCGCCAGATCCGCTCACGTAGTCGCCCTGGGTCCCGCGGCCGGCGGTGAGTAGGGAATCGTCGGTGTCGGGGACCAGCAGATGCCAGCCGGACAACGCGGCGAAGGTGTCCCAGACGGTCGGCTGGTCAGAGTTGGAGAAGATCTCCGACGTCAGGTTGGTCAATGCACTGGACGCCCACGCCCACGTTCCCTCGGAACCGTAGATGCTGCCTCGCGCGCCCGACGAGAGAGCCCACCACACCAAGTCCCGCATGACCTTGCGGTCGGGAGCGCTGTTCTGGTCGAAGTGACCGTCGCCCCAGACCACCAACAGCGGGGACGCCTCGCCGTAGGCGTAGTTGATGCCGCGATAGATGACGTTATAGGAGTAGACGAAGTTGAAGTCCGCGTTGTCGTTCCCAGTGTCCTGGAGGCCGTCGTTCTCTAGGTCCCGGCGAGAAGTGGTCTCCGGATAGTTCTGCACACCGAACAGGTGGGTGTCGCCCTCGGCACGGATGGCCGTCAGCACCGCCGTCAGCCCGGTGTTGAACGTGTCGAAGTAGTCGCCGCCCACCATCCACACCAGATTCGACCGGTCCTTGTAGCGGGCGGCCAGTGAGGTTCCGTAGTCGGTGAAGTCTCCGGTGGTGAAGCCGGACAAGACTCCGATATCAAGGTCGGTGGAATAGGCGACGTTGAAGAACACGGTGATGCCTGCGGCCTCGCACAGATCGAACAGGTAGTCCGACCGCTCCCAGAACTCGCCATTGAACGCTGCCGGGTCGCCACCGGTGAACGGCGACACGCCGTCCCAGGTGTCCCCGTTGTCGAACGCGCCGCCGTTCTGCTGGTTGCCCAGCGGCTCGGTGTACAGCACGTTGACACCGAGGGACTCGAGACCGCTGACCGCGCCTTCGAGATCGGACTCCCACGTTCCGCCCCAGCGGCCGGCGTTCATCAGCAGGCCCCACAGCACATAGCCTCGGACGAGAATCGGGTTGTTGTGCTGGTCGACAAAGTGCTGCTCGGTTCCGGACCCACTGATCAATGTGACGAATGACGAGTCTAGAACTGTGCGGACTGACCGGATGATCTCGATGTGCAGTTCGTCAGCCATCATCCTCCTCCCGGCGGTGTCCACCACGGCGCTGCGCCATGACGTCTCTGAATTATCACCCGATCACGTGTGTGCATCACAGCCGTCGCGATGATTTCCTCCCAGCTGTCCGGAACGGCCCAGAGACGAAGAGCGGTCGGAGTGTCGGTGATGTCCATCGGCAGGGTGGCTGCGGTCTGAACAGTCTCGACCGGACCGCCGAGACGCACGCTGTTCGGCGCGTCGACCAGCACCAGATCCGGGACCACTTCGACGCCCGGACCGTCCAGGCGTAGCCCGGTCGGAACGTCGAACAGATCGACACCGATATCCAACGACCCCGATGGCCCGAACAGGCGCAGTCCGGTCGGGAAGTCGTCCAGATCGACACCGATGTCCAACGACCCCAACGGCCCGAACAAGCGCAGTCCGGTCGGAACGTCGAACAGATCGACCGGCTCCGTGACGGGCTCGGCTGCGGTGACGGTCTCGGTCGGCCCGGTCAGTCGGGACCCGGAGGACGTATCGACAAGAACGACATCCACGACCAGCGACTCGACCGGACCTGACAGCCGGATCCCGGTCGGGGTGTCGGTAACCTCTGTCGGCGAGGGAGCGCCCGCCGTGTACTCGCCGGTCAGCTGTAGAGCGGTGACTCGTTCTTCAACTGAGTCACCGCCCTTGTTGCGAGTGATACCGAACCGCAGTCGTAACAGTGCGCCATCCCAGATGGCCTTGGCGTCGTCGGTATCGACTCCGGTGAACTGGAGGACAGCCGAGGTCGACGGCGTGTGCGCGATGTTGGACGCAATGGTCCGCTCGTTCGTCAGCGGTGTGGTCAGGTCGGATCGTAGAATTTGAACGGTAAGGGAGTCCCAGGTGTTGTTACCAGGTGCCGCGCCCAGCCCGTACCGTATCTGAACGAACAAGGTGTCCATCGACCCGAAGTCGGCGGGCGTGTTGCCGAGCGAGAAGACGGCAGTCCCGGTGTGCGTACTGTTCTCGGTGTCGTGAACGTTGGTGCCGTCGTTAGCTCCGGCAATCGACTGGAGCACGGGCTCGGTGCCGGTGAAGTCCGTGAACTCTGCCTCGCCAGCCACGAAGTTGCCAGCGGTGATGGTCGGTAGGTCAGCCATCACCGATCACCTCACACACAACGCATGTCTCTCCGGCCGGCGGCCAGTCACCACAGTTCAGCGACGGGTTGAACCGCTGCCAGAATGGACGTACGTGCTCCAGATAGCGAGAATCGGCATGAACCTTGTCCCACGAACCGAGTTCGCGGCGCAGGCCGCACACCCAGTGACGACCCTGTACGGTGTCGATCTCGAGGAACCGGCAGATCTCGCCGTCCACCCAGCAGCAGTGGTCGCCGACAGTGAGGCCAGAGCACAAGGCCATGGCGCACCTCCTTCGGAGCGAGTCGAGGACTACGCCACGAAGAAGTGCAACAGTCCTTGAGCGTCGGGGGTAACGGTGAACGCGCCGCCCTGGCCGGTCTCGTCGGTGCCGAAGTCGACCACTCCGATGAGCGGGTTGGTCGCTGTCGTGCCGGGCTGCACGTCGATGACGACCAGGTATCGCGCGGTGAACGTGGCGTCGGCCCAGGCGATCGGATCACAGTCGATGACCACGATGGCCCGTGCGACACACTCCCAAACGACCGTACCGCCGTCGGCAACGTCCTCGCCGATAACAGTCGGCCAGGTCGCGGGCTCGGTACCACTCGTGGTGCCGGCGGTGACGCACCGATACAAGAACCCGTTGCCGGTGGTCGGCCGGACCACATAGTCGGCCTCCACGGCGGTCGTGGCCGCCCAGGTGTCAGCCCAGGAGTTCGCTGAGGTCGTGACGACGGTCTTGGTGGTCAGGAGTTCACCATTGGTGGTGTACCCGTCGCCGTTGGCGACCTCGTTGGCTCCGAGATCGTCCTCGTAGTCGTGGGTGAGCCGGTCGAGCGTGTACGACGATGTGTACAGCTTGGCTCGGACGGCATCAGTCAGGAAGTTGATCTCCTCGCCGAGCATCTTGCTCGGAGCCGGAGCGTACCACTGTGCCATGTCAGGCCCTTCCTTCTAGAAGATCAGCGGGGAATCCAACTCGACGAGATCAGGATCTCGGGAACAGTGAAGCTTCCAACGGCGTTCTGTCACCCCGAGTGTAGCCGGTTACTACCTGCTCTACCTGGGTAATCGTGTCGCTCAGCGTCCCGGTTCCGCTGGCGCCAACACCAGACCGCAGCGTATCCTGAACATATATCGGCCCGGCCGCGAGATGGAAGCTCGCAGACCGGGCCTTGGTACCGACTAGCTAGGAGGTCAAGTCAGCACCATGACTCTCATCGTAATGGCCAGACGCATTCTCATTACGGCCGCAGTTGCAGTTGTTCTCATCGCGTTCGCCGTCACCGTCTCCGCAGGCAGCGGTCCGACCGCGGCCAAGGCAACGTACGCTGTCGTGCCGGAGTACTGGCTTGGCTACTGGCCAGGCAATCCGACGCTATGCGTGCTCGACCGAACTGACGGGATTCCAGTGGCCGAGGCTGTGGCCACATTCGATCGCACCGTGGTCGATTTGGAGGTCCGGGAAGGCTGCAGCGACACCCAGACGGTCATCGTCTACCTCGATCCAGAGCCCAGCGACTATGCCGCTTATACCTATCGTGCCGACCGTGGACGTTACGACGCCGACGGGATGTGGGCGATGGCCGGCGTCGTGTGGATGCGGGTGCACGCGGACCACTACGAGATGACGCGCGAGGACTGGCGGCGACTGCTCGTCCACGAGCTGGGACACGCCGTCGGCCTTGCTCATACGACACGACAAGATTCGATCATGAACGTGGATCGGATCTATGAATCGGACGGTCTGACTCAGACGGATCTGACCGTGCTGGAGCGGTTGTATCGGTAGGCTTGCGCTTCGGCAGCGCAGTCGCTTCGACGCTCGGCCTCTCGGGTGGCTGGAATCCCTGGGTTGCCGCCCAGGCGGTGAGCGAATCGACCTGATGGCGTAGGGTCTTGATCTCCTCTATCGCAGGCAGGACCAGCCGGTCGTAAGCGATCGAGAATGGTGCTCCGTCTTTGTCGTAGTTGACGAACGCACCGAGCCCGATTTCGTCGAGCTCCTCGGCGATATACCCGACGTTCCAACGATCGGTGGCCGGATCCCTCTCGACCTCACCCCGGTCCCGCCAAGTTCGAGGCTTCAGATCGAAGATGGCCCGCGAGGGAATGTGGAAATCACGGATGTCGGTCTTGAAACGCCGAGCTGAGGTCTCTTCTGCAATTCGGACCCCAGTATAGATCACATTTGTGCCAGACCCGGTCGACATGTTAGCAAGAAAGTAGTCCCCTGATCCGGCATCTAGGACCACGTCGCTGGTGCCGCCGGCGATCATGAACGCGTTCCCGGCGTTTAGGGAGAACCTGCTGCCGCCTGGATCGGGCATCCCCATAACGATATCTGCGCTGCGGATCCTGATCTGATCAGCGGGCACATCAGAATGGCCAATCTGGATCAGGTCACCAAGTACAATGATTTCCTCGGCCGGGTGTGCGGCAGTCCCCAAGTTAATCTGGTCGGAGATGGCCCAGAAAGCTCCTAGATTGCCCAGCTCGGAGCCGTTGACGACTTCTCTGGTCCCATCAGGTCTGACACTGAGTGAAACGACATTCACTCCGTTCACGTCCTGGACTACGATTCCGTGGCCCAGATCTAGACCAGGCGCCGAACTTTCCGGGCTTCCGACAAGTGTGCCCCAACTGACAGCTTGTTCCCCGCCAGCATAGAGGGCCTTGATGCTGGACCCGTTACTAGCAACGAAATCTCCACCACCGTCAACAGTGACACTGCCGCCGCCGAACACTCGTAGCCCGCCAGCTCCGATCGAGGCAGACGGTAGTCGGCGGCCGGTCTGCAGTTGACGAACGTCCGCCTGCAATGTCCGTTGGTTACGCATGAGGTCACCACTGGAAAACGCGGCATCGCCGATATGATCAATTTCCGTCATCAGTCACAACCTCTCTGCCAGGTGTCAGTAGGAGCGGTGCGATGGTTCCAGCCTGCATGTCCAGTTCGAACCCGATGCACCGACCTTTACCAACAGTGCCAGCTGGATGACGATGGCCGGTCAGATCCCAGCCGATGTCGTCTCCGATCTTCCAGTCGACACCGTAGCGCGGATACTGACTCCATACAGCGTCGATTTTGAACACATTCGTACCATTGGCAAGCCGATCAAGCCCTGCAGCGGCGTGATCGTTCAACGTACCGACCTGAGTGATGGATGATGATGGCATCCAGTGTCGTTCGAAGATCGGTTTCCCAGCGGCCAGTGCGACAGTGTCGATAGCAGGGTCGGAAACCGGCTGATCGTCACCCTCGCCAACCGCGTAGGCGACTTGATAGTTGCCATAGCGGCCTTCAGTTCGATCCTCGGTATAGGTGTAGATAGCGTTTGATGACCCGATTGAAGAGAATATGGACTGCTCTGTAGTCTGAAAGACCGCTGGTGGAGACTCTTCAGTGATTCCAATTCGTTTACGGGCACGGAAAATCTTTGCAACTGCCGTCTCGGTCGTGTCAGTCCAGTCGATGTCGATTGTCCATTCCGGACCTTCGATCACGCCCATCAGCTCACGTAACCGCTCATAGACTGTCGCATGGTCGGAGTAGTGGTAAGTTCTCGTTCTCAACGTTCCGGTCGCCGGCGCGTCCACCAGCAAACTGATTCCAACCCCGACGCCGGGGATGTCCTGAGCATCTTCAACCAGTCCGGTCAAGATTACTGAGGACTCGTCCTGTTGCGTCCAAGAATGGTCACGGACGAACCGGCGACGGAAGTACCCTTCTAGGCTCACCGCACTGAACTCGGCCTGCGCAGGTGTGCCTCCCCGCCGCACCAAGGGGATGCCTGCCCAGATAGGAACGTTGTTCACCACCGCCACCAGCATGGTCTCAGCTGGTGTGGACAGTTGTTCGACCAGTGCAGCCTTCTGGATCAACGACAGTCCTGAGTGCCCGACAGTAGGGATAGGTAGCCTCAGGCTGGAAGACGTGTATGCTCCGAGAACTCGAGAGACCTGACCGACCAGATTCGGCAGCTCCGCGATAATTCGCCCAGTAGCCAGGTCACAAGACAGCCAGGTGACCTCGGTACGGATCTCGGACACAGCGATCGTCGGCAGGCCGGGCTCCGGCGGCGGTGGTTCGGGCGGCTCCGGTCCAGTGTCGATGACCAGCTGATGCGAGAATGTCGCTGCCGCAGCGGTATATGCCTGGGCGGTGATCGTGATCGATGCGCCGGAATCGTTGACACTGAACGTACCGTACTGCGTCCGTGATTGACTGGCCCCGACGTCGTAGCTACCAGCGCCGGGGTCGAACGGCGTGGCGTCTATGCTTCCAACCACGTAGACCGGGAAACCACCCCATAGGTTGTTGGCTCCGGAGTCAAACGCGTTCGCATGAATGTCGGCGTTCATCATGACCATGCGATCAGACCAGCCGGTCGAGATGAGCAGGTCTGCTAATTCCTGCCGCTCGGTCATGAAACCTGGCCACGAATCCGAGCCGCCGTTGATCCATCGGATGGACGACACGACTACTAACGCATCGGCGGTGGACGTGTTTAGAAGATTGGTGAACCATACCTTCTGGGCCGCGCCGAGCATCGTCTTGCTCGGGCCGTCAGGGTCAGAGTTGGGAGAGCGGTAGAAACGGCAGTCCCAGACCACGAACAGCACGCGTCCGATTTGGAAGCTGTGGTAGATGGCGCCGCTATCATCCAGCGAATAGGACGGCACTCGCTCCCGGTAGACATCTGCGCCGTTCTGCTTGGTCGATAGTGTGCCGTCGGAGTTGTTCGGCCCGTAGTCATGGTCGTCCCACATGTAAACCAGCGGCATGTTGTGGTACAGCTCATGCTGTCGGCTCTGAAGTAGAACGTCGTCAAAGGCGCGGCGATAGTTGGCTAGCGACCCGCCACCGGTGATGCCGTGGCTCCCGGACCCAAGATCGTAGTAGTGCAGGTCCCCAGCGTGCAGGAAGAACAGTGGGCCTGACGGGTGCTCGCGGATCGTGTCAAAGGTTGGCGCATTTGACACCCGATCAGTCGCCAGTACGTTGCCTGTGGTGTCGGGGAAGTCCGGTGATAGTCCTGCATCACCGGATGCGATGAACGAGAACGAGCCGACCGATCCGGCTGGCGCTGGCGCGGTCCGGAACTGGCCGGTGGTACTGAAGATCTGTGCGGTGCCTTGGACGGTCCAAGTCTTACCGGTGGTGTCAGTGAAGGATGCCGCGTCGATGGGTGCAAGCGCAGGAAACGGATCAGTAACCACAACTCCGTCGATGCCGTTGCGGATCTCCGCGGCGTGTATCGTCCCCGCGAACGGCCGCCCGGTCCCACCGTCCACGGCGGCCAGGGAAGCCTCAGCGGTGCCACTGAAAATGGTGGTGGCCCCGGCGGTGGTGACCACCGATCCGAGCTGTGTCCACGACCCGGTGATGGCATCGGCGGTATAGAAGGTGACGTCATTCCCGGCCGCCCCGTTATCAGCGTCGAGGGTGGCCCGGACGGCCAGCTTTCCGCTGGTGATCGGGACTGAGACCGTCGACATGGGCAGAACCGAATTCGCCCCAGTGGTTGACCAGAACAGCGACAGCCGGCCGTCATTCTCAACCCCTAAGAAGTACGATCGCTGGCCCCCGGTCGTAACCCACTTCCCGAGGAGTGTAGCCCGCACACCATCCGGCGCGGCAGCGGTCCAGTCGTCGATGGTGACTTCGGCCCGGACGTCGAGATCCCCGATGATATCGAGCGAGGCATCGTCGGGAGTGGTGGCATAGTCGCCCGACGTGCCGTCAGTGACCAAGCCGCCAGGGGCAAGATTCCCATCCTCCTCGATGGCGTAAAAGTAGGTGCTGCCGGGATCGAGCGCGCTGGCCGCGATGTCTACGACACCCTGGGCAGTCGGGGTGTCCGGTCCGAACATTGTCGGGTTACCAAAGTGCGGGTCAGTATCGACTGCCAATTGGGCGCTGGTGACCCCGGTCAGTTTGGCATTGACCCGCAGACCGTCGTGGGTGAGCCCACCACCCCACAGGTTGATCACCGTCATGGCATCGGGATGATCTGCAGCGCCCGGTGAAAGGCTTCAGCGTTCGTCGAAGTGACCCGGTGTTCTAGGCGGCAGTTGTACTCATTCCCTGCGGTGAGCCCGGACAACAGGTAGGAACAGCCGGAGCGGTTCCGAGCACCACCCTCGTCCACACCGATCTCGGATCGGGAGGCTCGCCGTGAGTTGTTGTCCGCTGCGGCCAGCACTACGGTTCCTGATCCGATCACGTTTCCGGTGCGCACAGCTGGTGACATGTAGGCGACGTTGGCGACCTCGGACGGCTTGTCAAGCACGGTGTTCCACAGAATCAACACTCGCCCGGAAACCGGGGCAGTGAACACCACCGCGCAGTTCTGGAACGTGCCGCCCGACGTACCGATGCCAAATGAAGTGTTCGTGAAGGTGAACAAGCTCACGCTGTCGAAGTTCTGTACCGCCGGGGGCGACGCGCCCGGCCCGCCGATCGGCGCCCACGCTGACCCGTCCCACACTTCCATCACATCGTCATCTCGCCGGTAGCGGACCATGCCGTGGTAACGACCAGCGTCTGGACCCTCGGTATTGTCCCGCACCGGCAGCACACCACCGGACGCGACTGTGTACTGCGCCAGAGTGGAGATTGCCGGAGCAGGCGTGCCACCCGACCCGACCAAGATAGTCGCCAATCGTAAGCTGTTCGCCGTCACCGCCGGTGCGTCCGGTGAACCAGCTGGCGTACCTGCCACGTATACCACGCGGGCGCGACGGAACCCGGACGCGTCCTCGTCATCGTCCTGAATCTGAAGATCGAGTGCGTCGATGCGGTCGTTCGTTCCATCAGCCGGGTCCAAGCTGCCGGATTCCGACGGGTGCTGTACCCGATACGGACCCGACAAGGAAGTTAAACCTGGGTACACAACGGCGGTCAGGTTCTCCACCGTCCATGTCGTTCCCGCTAGCGTGACCGGCGCCGTCGAATGCGGCCGTACTCCCTGTCGGGCACCGAACTCGTCAGCGTGGCCCGCGTATAGCAGCGTCGAATCGACGCGGCGCAGCTCGATCGCCGAGTAGTACGGCACCCGCGTGTACACGTCCGCGCCGCTGGCTGACCCAAACGTGATGATCTCGTCACCGAGCGCGGACACCAAATCGAACGTGTCCGTGGCGCTGTTCACCACGAAATAGGTCGTGTCCTCGCGAAGCACAGCCGCAGCGCCACCAGTCAGTGTGTCCACCTCGACCGGCTGACCATCGTTCAGGCCGTGCGCGACAATCGTGAACGTGCCGTCGGTGGCGATCGTGGCAGTTCCGACAGAGTCACCGCGACCGGCGTTAACCCAACTTGGATCAGACATCAGAACCACGCATCCCTATATTCGACTGTCAACGTTCCCGACCCATCAGAGGCCGCGAACCGGATCTCAGAAGTGCCAGGCGGCAACAACGGCCATCCGTTCTGAACCACTGTCTGTCCCCGCTGCGATGCCTGCGGCAGGCCGTTCAAGAGTACTGTGCGAGCGGCCGTATCCACATCCAACCACTGCCCTGTCTCGATCTCCAGTAAGAACCGGAGAGTCTGTACCAACCCGTCAGAACGCTGCAGTGTCACACTCGGCTCACTCAGCGGTCCATCTAAGCGCAGACGCAAACCCGTCAGCGCGGTGCCAGCGTTGACCAGCGTCGCACCGCCGCCGATACGATTGGTCTCGATCAGGAACGGAACCAGCAACGGCACAGACATGCCGCTGATATAGATCGGAAGTGGGATCACGCCAGTGGTGTGTAGCTCACCGGAGTAGACCAGTGGGTCGAGGGCGACGAAAGCGGCATTACTCACCGAACGTCCTGATCTGATGAGCCGCAGGTTGGACTCGACCATCCTGGGCCGACCGAACAGGATGAACTCTGACCCGCCCATCTCGAAGCGCAGTTCGATATTGGTGAGAACATCAGCGATGGGGGCGAACGCAGCCATCAGCTGTTGGTGAGCTTGCAGCCATGCCGCAGTCGAGTCGATCCCGGACGGACCAGACGACGCGTTGATAAAGATCCGCAGTGGGACGACGGCCTCTTCTTGCCACTCCGCCCCCGACCACGACCCGTGATCCCACGCTCGTGGGCCGGTCTGATCAGCACGTACGGTTCTGTTGAAAGGGTTGGTGTCCATCACCACCAAGTACTCGGTGTTCTCACCCATGACCAGATCCCTGATCTGGTACTGACCCGGCAGTAGCGCCATCTCACACCTCCCTCAGACCGCACCGTGCATGGCTAGTTCGTCCTCGATCTGTCGAAGCGAGAATCGATCATTGAACGCCCGAACGTTCAGATTCTCTACTGTGATCCCTTCCGAACTCGAACTTGCGATCGAGACTCTCGATCGCTCCGCATCGTTGTTCAGCGCCGCCTGTGTCTGGGCGACGATGCCACCATCGGCCATCGGGTGCAGCTGGTACCCGAACTCTCTCGCCGTTCGCTCGAGGATCTTCTTAGCCCTCGGGCGCTTACCCGGAGCCCACGGGATGTAGGACTCGGCGTGGGTCTCAGGCTCTGCCCAGAAGATGTTCGACCCGCCCTTGGCCACCATCGGCGCGCGACGGGCGAGCGCGCCACCGGCGGCTGCGATAAGACGACCGTGGGGCGCAGCGATAAGACCTTTGGCACCAGACACGGTGAGGCCGCCCTGCCCGGTGGCACCAGCCACCCGGGTGGTGACGGTGATCGTCTTGCTCTTGATCCCAGCCAGTAGATCCTTGATCGATTGAAGTCGACTGGTTGCTTGGTCGGTGACACCGACCGTCGGGTTGGCCCGCGCGTTCCTGAGATTCTCGAGTTGACGGTCGACTTCCCGCTTGCGCGCTTGGAAGATCCGAGTCTCGGCGCGGACCTCGGGGGTGGGCCTCTGACGGTTCAGCTCGGCGAGCTTGGCGTCGATGTCCCGCTTCTCCCGCTCGAGGATCTGCGGATCCAGTCCGGCTATCGGCGTCGGGTTCTGCGAGTCCAGATCGGCGAGGATAGTGACGACTCTCCGATAGACCGCCTGCGCCTCGGAGTCATCCATGTCCGCCGTAGCGGTGGCGATGACTGCATCAAGATCGTTAAGGTTTCCACGGTTGGCAACGATCTTGTTGGCGAGATCCGTGTCGTCACCGAACAGTTCGGCGATGGCCTGGGCGCCGTCTACCTCGGCGAGCCGTGCCTCGGCCGAGTCGAGCGGGTCGTTGAACGGATCCGGGTTGAGGATCAGGTCCACGACCGTCTCGATCGGCACCTCCTGCAGGCTGGAGACGATCCCGTCGATCTGTTCCGGAGTGGCGCCGGCGGTTTCGAGCAGGTCGCGGAACTGACCGATCATCGTGTCGTACGGCGCCCGTACTTCCTCGGCCGACCCGCCCGACTCAGCGATCGCCAGCGCAGCTGCAGAGGCGTTGTCGAACAGCCGGTCGTAGGTGTCGGCGACGATCGCACCGACCTCGGTGGTCTGATCAAGCTTGCCGGTGGAAGCGTCGATAGCGTCGGTCAGGTCGCGATAGACCGTCTTACCCTTTTCAGCGCTGGCGGCGGTGTCCACCAGGGCGTCGTCGACGTCGCGGAAGCTCTGGTGCATCCGGCGAGTGGCCTCATCGATGTCACGTTCTCCACCCTCGAGAACGGACAGCGCGTCGTCGAGGGCGCGCGCCTTGTCGTCCGCGCTGGCGAACTCATCCGCCAGCACGCCGATGGCGTCCGACAGGGTCCGGACCTCGGCCGACGTCGTGCCGGCGGCCGCTGCGATATCGCGGATACGCTGCTGTTCCTCGGCCATGGCCGCGTTCAGCTCGTCGACGAAGCCTCGCAAATCGTTATGCTCAACGGCGGCGTTGCGGATCTCGTCGGCCAGTTGCGGTGTGATCTGGCCAGTTGCCAGAGCAGTGTTCAGGAACCGTTCCAGTTCGTCTCCGCCAGCCTCCATGGCTGCGGTCAGGTCTTCCTGGCTGAACTTCAAACCCTCGACACCAGTCACCGCGTCACGTGCGGAGTCGCTGAACTCACGCATGAATCCCGCCGTCTGACGAGCCAGGTTGCCCTCCATAGCGGCGTTCAGCTCGTCCTGGGCCTGAGCGTTGCCCAGAGCGGCATCGGTCAGCAAAGAGGTCTCAAGGCCGAGTGCGGCAACCGAGTCGGTCAGCCCACGACTCTCAGCCTCCGATGCGATCCACTCTCGAGACTGCTCGGTGACCGCACCAGTCGCCCGGTCGAGCGTGGAGGCGAAGTCGAGCATCTTCGCCTGATGCTCCTCCGCAGCTTTCTTGGCATCGAAATGACTCTTGACCAGCAGGCCCAGTCCGACCACCACACCCGTGATGGCCAGGCCCACTCCACCGCCCAACGCGCCGGCAAGTAGTCCAGCACTGCCCCGCAACGCCCCCAGACCGGCTCCTCCGGCCGCTACCACGGCCTGACGAGCCACAATGCCCAGAGCGACCCCTACCTCGCTCAGACGGCCCAGCAGTGGCGTCAGAGCTCGTGTGAAAGCGCCCAAGGTGACGATGTTGAGAGCCTTGCCGAATGCGAGGAACGCGATGGTCCATCTGGTGATCTCCCCGACCACCGGCATCGAGATCATCGCTTCTAGGACCTGGAAGGCTGTCCTCAACGTCGAGATGAAAGTCGAGATGGCTCCGGTCTGAGCCAGAGTCCGGAACAGGTTGGCCACCGAGACGACGAGTTCGTTGAACATTGGCCCCAGCCCGGCGAAAGCGCTACCCATCTCACCGACCGCGGGCAGCACCTGGAACCGGAGGGTCCGAATGAAAGCGATCAGACTGTCGGAGTTGGATACCAGTCCCCGCCCGACCAGACGGAACATGTCACCGAACAGTCCGGTCACTTCGATGACCACCGCGCGAGCACGGTCCAGGAAGTCGGCGATCTGGTTCCGACCGGAAACGCTACGAGTGAAGGTCAGCCAGCGTTCGGTGAGTCCTTCGATCCGGCCCCACAGGTCGAACGCGTCCCGATTGGCGATCCTGAAGGTCTCCGATAGTGCCTGCCGGACGTTAGAGCCGATCCGGCCCAGCTGTTGGAGGAACTCTCCAGTTCGATGGAACCAGTCGGCGAGCCGACCCGTCTCCTGAGACAGCCGCAGGGTCTCAGACCAGCCTGCGGCCACGTTCGCGACATAGGCAGCGAACTGCTCGGTCAACGGACTCGCGGCCGCGAGCACGGTGACAAGAGCGTCTGCCAGCGATACCGCGGCCCGGCCGAGAGACTCCAGCACGCGGTTGTTCGACGCCAGGACCGTGCCGAATCGGGCCTGGAAGAACGGATCCTCGCTGAGAGCGGCGAACCGCCTGGAGACGGTGGCCAACACCCTGCCGGTCTGGGTCAGTTCTGAACTGAGTCGCGGCAGCAGGGCATCCGCGACCCGCTCGATCGATCGGTTGAATGTTTCAAGGGTGACGGCCTGGATGTCCTTGCCCAGATCACGGAGCCGGTCTCGAGTCTCGTCGAGTCGGTCGTTGAACTTGTCCAGCAACGGACCTTCGGTCTTGAACGCGGTGAAGAGCACACCGAAGCCCTGTGCGGCAACGGTCAATCCTTGACCGAGAACGGCAAGTGATGCCCCGATAGCTGGCCCCAACGGGGACAGCAGGGAGACCGCCTCACCGACGAAGGCAGCGATGATCTTTGACACGCCGGCGAGAGCCGGTGCGAACGCGGCGAGGAAGAACGGCAGGATGGGCAGTCGCCGAATCTCGAACGCCAGCTCACGACCGATGCTACGACCGAGCCTCTGCCCGATCCGGCGGCCGGTGGAACTGGCTGACGAGATAGCTCGCCGGCCTACCTGCTCGATCGCCTCGAAGGACTCGCGGACCGTCTTCGTGGTCTCGGTCAGCGCCTTGCGACGCTCCGTGCTCAGCCGTGTGACGACCGAGGAGATACGCTTAGACTCTTTCTGGTATGCCTTAGAAACCCGGATCGTATCTTGGATCTCCGCGATTGCGGCATCGCGAGACGACTTCTCTCTGGCCTGTGCACCCAACTCGGCGATTCGTCGCCGTTCTCGCTCGAATTTGGTATCGAGCTTCAAGGCCTCGGTATGCGCCCGGCCTAGTTGTTGGATGCGCTCACGAACCTCCTTGTTGATCGACTTGGAGATCAGATTGATCCGGCGCTGCTCGAACTGCCCCTGCATACGGAGTGCCTCGGTGTGCGCCTTGTCGATCTCCCGAGAGGCGAGCTTGCTGGCACTCTTGACCGATTTTGAGACAATGCGCGCCCATTGAGACCGGTCGAAACCCTGTCCCACCCGGTCGCCGAAACGCTGGCCGAGCTTGTTCCCCTCACGGTCGACATCCCGCCGCGCGTCTTTGGCGCCCTGCTCGAACCCCCGCCGGATGTCCCGCTTGACGCCTTGGGTAAGAGCCCTAATAGTTACAAATGCCGTACCGACTATGTTATCGGCCAAAAGGGACACCTCCCCACGACGTCGTTCTGACAGGCATCCCTAACATCAACGGCTGTACCAGCATCCTAGCCGGTACGTCTAGTTCAGCGGTTGTTCTTTCCAGTCGCCCGGCAGGACGGTCACCCCGTCGCCGAACGGGTTCTCGCCCGGACCGACGGTCCTCGGCTGAATCGCGGCTCTCTTGCCGCCTCGCCTAGCCGACTGTGGAACAGCTGGCGGCGGCGTGGATGACTGCCCGACCTCTCCGGCGATGATGGCTCGGATCTTCTGACGGGCTTCCCGATCTGGATCAACCATGTAGTCCTCGAACATCGTGACGGTCAGAGCGAACAGTTCGGCTGCGGTCAGGCTTTCGAGGCGGGGGCCTTGCGTCGCGACGAGCCGGCCTTCGATCCAGAGTCGCTGGGAACAGAGCCATTCGAAGAGCTCTGTTCCGGCTCGGTAGGGGTTCCGCCTAGATACTCCTCCGCCAACGAGATCGCGATGTCCATCAGAGTCTCGGGGTCGACGAAGTTGTCCTTGTCGGCGAGGAACTTGTTGAACCGCTCCCGATCGTCTTCGACGATCGCGATCTCGAAGAGCTTCTTGATCGCCGCGGCGGCCTCGCCGGTGTTGTCGGAGTCGATCCCCGCCAGCAAGTCGATCAGATCCACGCCGAGGATCATCGGGATGGCCAGGAATGTCTCTTCCTTGCCTTCGGGGCCGATGTCAAGTTCGATCGGCTCCATCTCTTCCGACGTCCTAGACGTCCGGAACGTTAACCGCTTACCCATGAAAACTCCTCAACTTGTCTTCTCAACTCATGGCGATTCGAAGGGCTTTGGTCAGGTACTCCTGGGCTGGACTCCCAGGATGTCTGACTCGCTTCAAATAGACAACTCCGCCCGCCTTCACCCAGTAGAAACGCAGTCGCGAGGCTCGGCGAGGCACGATCGGATATACGCCTCGCCCGCCGTGGACTCCGGTGCCCTCATGATGGAAGATGGCATAGCCGACGATCCGTCCGGTCGGATTGGCCCCAGCATGTGCCTCGACGTCGCGGTTCGGGGCGAACCGGTGCACGACTCGCAGGCTGCGAGCCAGCCGACCGCTACCGGACCGGCTGGAGACGCCGGCGTACTTCTTGCCGATGAACCCACGACCGAGATTCACCGTACGGTCCGCGATGCTGTCGATGTGCCTGCCGACCGGACCCGGCCACGACTTGAACACGTAGGTGAAAGCTTGTTCGTGCCAGACCCAGATCAGCTCGGCCATCAGTGCAGCGCGATCGAGGCGAGGAGCCTGGTGGCGTAGTTGTCGCCCTGCGGCGCGAGGAACTGGATGCTGGCAACGATATGACCCCACCGGTCGCCGATCCGCTTGGCCACCGCCCCTCTGAGTACGGCGGAGTCCTCGCTGGCCTGCTGGACCTGAGCGGTGAGTATGGCCCTCGGTACGACGCCATTGCTACCGGGTTTGGCGGCGCAACGGATGATGTCGGCATACAGGTTGACAGTCCAGGCCGGCAACGAATGGTCGTCGTACTGACCGATCCCTAATGGCAGGGCCTCGGGGATTCCGGTGTTCATCGGCGCCAACGCCACCACGACCGAGGGACATGCGTGGACGGTCTCGACCATGTCAAGATACTGCGACTCCGGGAGCTCGACATCGAGATCGTCGGCAGCTTCGTTGATGAACGTCAGCAGCCGATCAGCCTCGAAGAAGACCCGGTCCTTCTCGTCGGGCAGTACGGCGACGGGCTGGACAGTCATCAGTCGTCTCCGAGGAGTCCCTGGTTCTCCAGGAGCTCAATGATCTCTTTCCGGTTCAGGCCGGCCCACGACTGGAGAGGCGAGTTGGTCACCTGGGACGCGAACTCTCTCCACGGCTCAGTACCTGACCCCGGTCCCACCCGCGGCGGTGGCTTGGGAGTGTCGACCTGGACGGCTGGTATCGGCTCCTCCGTCGGCTCCGGAGCCTGCGGAGCTGGGGTCTGGAGGTCTTCAGCGGCGGGCTCGTCAGGCGTTGGAACGACCGGCTCCGGAACGCTCTGCTCCTGATGTGGTGGACTGACCCTCGCGGGACGGGAAGGGCGCCGAACACGTGGAGCGAATGGGTCGTGGATAGCCATGATCAACTTCCTTGTCTCGCTTGACGTCGGCCCGGACGGTAATCGGTAGAGTACACTCTAGCCCTTTTACGAGCCTTGGACGGATTGAAGACACTGAGTGCGAAATCGACCTCGGGGATGCCGGTCCGACCGTCGTCAAGAAAATCCATCGGGTCGATCAGGGTCATGTCGATGCCGCGGCTGGAGATCTCCTTCACCCGAGACGGCAGTCGACACGCGTCTAGGTCGTCGTAGAAGTTGTCGATCTCTTCGGCCAAGATGTCGATGGCGTTCTTGACCTGCTCCGGCGCTTCGGCGCCGTAGGTGTAGTCGACGATCACCTTGCGACCACAGGCGGGATCCAGTGGGTCGAGCAGTATTCCGATCGGGTCGATACCGGTCCAGACCCACCCACTCGAGGCCCACAGCAGGTTCCCGCACTGTCTGGGCAGTTCCAGTATGGTGCCGTTCTTGAGTTCGAAGTCGAGGATTTCCTCACCGCGGACGGTGACACTGTCGATCACGATGACCGGTCGGCCGCGCAGATGAATGCTTCGGACCCTGGTCTCGTACTCTTCGACGGCCCTGATCGGCGGCCACACCCATCGACGACCGAGCAGCTCGTACATCACCCGGTTGGCGACAACGATGGAGTTCCCGGGGTTGACTGGCACTCCACTGCCTCCCTAGATGCCGAACGACCCTGCCACTCACAGCGTAGAGCAGCAAGGCCATTCGGTCATATCGACGAGGAAAGACTAGCTTCCGACGACTACGTAGTCCTCGATACCGCTCGGGAAGGTGTCGGTACGGGCGTACTGGAACGGGCTGGCCGAAGTGAACGGCCAGTCGTCCCCCGGACCGTCGCCCCAGTCGGTGTTGCCGACACCCCACCCTTCGAAGGTGTTGGCGAGCATGCCGTTCTCCAACAGTCGTTCGCCGGCGAACCGCATCTGGGCGTACGGGAAGACCCACCACCAGTACGGGTTCGGACTGGCGAGCCGACCGTCCTCGACCGCGCGAGACCAGATTTCCAACGACACGCCGAACGGTGTGGCGTCGACACCGACTGACGGGCCTTGGTAGCCGACGACCTCGGTACCGGTCTCCAGCAACGTGCCGCCAGCGAGGATCTCGGAGAGTTCCGGCGACGGCGCGCAGATCTGCAGGGTGAAGACGACTCGCTTGAGCACGTCGGGCAGCTTGAAGTAGACACAGACCGAACCGTCTGCGGCCTTCTCCTCGACCTCGTCGCCCTCGGTGTACTCCGGGGTGAACCCGAGAGTCATGAACCGGCTGGTGACGTACGCCGACTCAGCTCCTGGCAACGGCTCGCCAGAAACGGCCAGCTTGGACGCACGAAGAGCCAGTCCGCTGACACTGGCGGGACTTGCAGCCATATCAAACTCCGATCATGATCCGATGACACCCAGACGAGCTAGGCACGGGTCGAATTGAATGAGCCCCATCCGGGTCCCCTCGGCGTACCGACGGTTCACCGTCCACTGCTCGTGGGTCAGGTTCTGGATGGAGCCGATGTAGATCTGGATCGGCCCGGTGACCGCGATGCCGTCGATCGGGTATGCCGGGTTGACCACGTACGGAACGTTGAGAACACCCACGTCCAGTCCGAGCTGCAGAGCGGCGCCCATGCCGAGATGCAGGACAGGGTTCAGGTCCGGATGAGCCTCGAACGCGTCGGACAGCAACTCTGCGACAGCGGTCTTCGGGTCAACATCGAGAGCCGAGGTGGCGACGGCTCCAGAGGTGAGGAACAACTGATTGAACTGGTCGCCGCCCGAGCCGTCGGCCCAGTTGCTGTCACCGAACCAGAGCACCTGGCCGACCAGATGCTCCGTGGCCTGGTCGAACGCGGCGATCAACTCGCGAGGACCGTCGCCCGGCTCGCACCGGACCGGGAACTTCTGTCGGGCGGCGATGGCGAACGGCAGGGCCAGGTATCCGAATCCCGACTCGTCGATGTCCCCGTCCGGAGGGATCTCAGGACAGATCTCGGCGAAGAAGAACTCCCGGCCGCAGGCCCACGCGTTGTACGCCAGGCCTAGGCCATGCAGTGGCCCGCCGTCGGTGTCGACGTCGGTCACCGCGATGGAGGGAACCTCCTTGCCGAGCAGACTCGCTGCGGTCATGGTTCCCTCCTCCCGTGCTTCTCGTTCAACGACTCGAACTCACTCGCGTTGCTTACGAGCCGGACGGAGCGACGGTGCCGACCGTGGCACCCTCGATCAGGCTGACCTGGGTGACGGACAGTGCCTCGACACCGATCATCGCGACGCCCTCGAAGGTCTCCATGAAGACCTTGTAGTCGTTGGTCGAGACCAGGGCCGAGTCGCGGACCACGCCGATGTCCAGCGTCCCGCCGTCGAGGAATAGGAACGAGCCCTCGGCGAACAGGTGCCAGACGAACTCGTCCGGGTACTCCACCAGCGGAGCAGACCCCGCCTGGGCGTCGAACGGACCGTCCAGGTGCCAGGACACCCGAACGTTCTGGGCGGCCAGGAAGGCCTGGATCTGAGCGTCAGCGTAGGCGACGTTGTCATCGCCCGGCAGGCCCTGCGAGAAGTCCGTCCGCATCGCGTCGAGCACCCACTCGGGAGCGATGACACGAAGCGGCGTGGTCCGGCGCATACGGTGCCGGGACCGGTAGGCCGACGCGCCTCGGGCGATCGCGTTCAAGAAGTCCCGCCCGACACCGAGCTTGGCCGCCGAGGTGACCGCCGTGGACAGCGCGCTCATCTTGGACAGCAGTTCCAGCTCGGCGAACCGGGCGTGCTGGACCAGGCCCAGCTCGTTGTTCCGGTTGACCAGCTCCGGGTAGGCCCGGGTCATGAAGTTGCCGAACTCGAGCTGGAGGGTCACCGCGTCGGACTCGGCGTCCACCTCGGCCGCGCAGGTGACCTTCAGCTCGGCCTTGACGGCCGTGCCGGGGCTGGCGTCGATGGTAGAGGTCCAGAGGCCCACCGCGTCCTCGAGATCGGTCAGCACCGGTGGCGTGACGAACCGGACACCGCCGCGAGAAGCGTTGAACATCATCAACGCGTCCCGGACCGGCCGGTCGACGACACCGAGGCCGAAGATGTCGTAGCGCACCGGCAGCGGAGCGCAGTACCCGCCGGAAGCGACCACGGCCTGCTCCAGCACCGCGTTGATCTTCCTGGCGTTGCCCTGGAAGTCGCCGTCGAGGATCCGGTCCTCGGGGTAGGACGCCATCACGGTGGCGACCGTGTGCTTCTCCCCGTCACCGCCCGCGGCGCGCTTGATGGCACGGATCCGCTGGGCGAACGCCTTGCCGACGTCCTCAGCGGTCTTGAACGCAGAACCGGCCGAGGTGCCCTGCACGTCCATGCCGGCCAGAATCGCGGTCGGCATGCCCTGGGTAGTGGCGATGGGCTTGTTGTCCTCGGGGACTTCGATGGCTGTGTCGACGGAAGCGGAAGCGGTCACCGTCGTCTCCTCACTGGTGGTGGTGGTCTCAGCCTGCGCCTCCGCGCCCGCCGGGGCAGGATCGGATTCGGGTGGCTCTGATGCGTCAGCCGAGGCCGTGGTGGCGTCGGCCGGGGTAGGCGAGTCATCAGGCGCTGGCGCCGCAGGCTCGTCCGTCGTGGGTGTCGGATCGGTCGACGGCTCGTCCGTGCTGGCAGTCGTCGCTTCGACCGGAGCGGGCTCGTCCGCAGCAGCGGTCTCCTCGGCCGGAACGGAGTCGCCTCCGTCGGACTCAGTAGCGGCCGTCAAGGCATCCTTGCGACCGGTGAGTGTCTTCGTGGCGGCCAGGTACTCCTGCATCTCGGCGGCGTTCCCGGCCTCGTCGGCCTTGGTGAACGCTTCCTTCGCCGAAGCGATGAGGGCGTCGACCTGCTCTGCAGTCAGGGTGTCGAGATTCTCCAACCCCTGCTTGATCGGATCGATCACGGCAAACCTCCGTGTTTACATCGGGTGTGACCACACGGAGGTACCGACGACGTGAAACGTCGAATCGATCGCTCACGCATACTCTCGCATGATCGGTGAGTTTTGTGCAACCTGCCGCGTTCTACTCGTTCCGGCTAGAAGCGGCGTGAACGTTGAAAACGATGCCGGCGGGTGTTTCCATACTCGAGATCGTGCCGACGGACGAGACCACTGACTCGAGCTTGGTAGTCTCTCCAGCCGTCTCCGTGCTCTCGGTACCGGCGATCTTGTCCTCGATCTTGGTGATTCGAGTGTCCATGTCCGAGATCGCCGCAGCGATCGCCTCCTGCTGCCGCAGCTCGTACATGGCAGACGCACCGGCAGCGATGATGGCCTGCATCTGACCGCCGGCCACCAGTGTCCGGGCCACCGGGAACCCCGGATGGTTGACCTGGCAGATCGCGACGAGTTCGTGCGAGCCGTTGATCGGGCGCCAGTCGCCGGACGGCGCGGAGGCTCGCAACGCGCGGATCTGCTCCGCGCTCACACCGGGACGGATCGAACCGGCGATCCAGATGCCGTGAGCGTCCTCGCCGACATTGACGTCGGCGACCGCGGACGAGGTGTCGTCGTAGTGCTTGACGGCGTCCCCGGCACTCGCGGTCAGATCGTTGCAGTGTCCACCGGCGAGCGTGACCTGGCCGACCGGGATCTCGTCGCCTTCCTTGGAGACCACCACGCCGGTCCGGAAGAACGCGTAGTTGCTCGCGCTGCGTGGCACTCGCTGGTACGGCATGCCGGTGTGCGTGGCGTCCCACGGCGCGATGTGACCGTAGACCCGGCCGTCGGCCTTGACGGCAATGGGGGTCTTACCCTGGAGACTCGGGTTCTGGAACCACGTCCGCGGCGGGAAGAGTAGGGCGTCGTCTCCGGCGGCCGTGATGGCCGAGACGATCTCGTCGGATCCGTCCGGAACGGTTTCGGTGTACATGCCGTCGGCGAGCATATTCGCTCCTTGGTAATGCCCAACGGTGTCAACGGATCAACTGATGCTCAACGGAATGTCAACGGCGTCGCCACCGAAGACGACGCGAATCTTGTCGAATGTGATCGGTCCGACTCTGGACACCATATCGTCCATCGATACCGTATCGCGCCCATACGCGAGTGTCATATGAGGCACCCATGGATCGAACTGGGGTGGGATCTCTGGGGCTGCCACCTCGGCCCTGGCCCGGTGAAGGTCCTCTTCAATGATGCTATGGACCCACGACAGCTCGTTGGTGTCGCCGATGGCGAGCACCCAGGCGGCGTCATCGCCGGCGTCGGGATTCCACAGGTTTGCCCCGAACACCTTCGCCTCGATCGTCGCCCCGTTGTCCAGATCGGATGAGATCACATCTCCAACAGTGGTCTTGACCCTGTTCGCAAGTCCAGCACGCTGTTCTGGCGTCCATGCGTCAGCATCCCCCAGGAAGAACAGAGTCAGGTGCAACTCCTCAGCAGACTCCCCACCCTCAATCACTAGACGTTCAGTATCTTCGGTGGTCGGCAGCAGGGCGATCATCCCACCGGTAGAAGTTGCCGCCGAGGCCTGCAGGGCGAACGGTCGCTTGGTGATCGACGCTTTGAGTGTGCTGACACCCCGTCGATGAGCCTTGTCGCCGGTGTACATGCCGGTCATCTGCTTGTGCCGGAGCTGGCAGTAACCGGCTGCGCGAGGACCCAGATACTTGAACAGCTGACGATAGCACCGGCGCCAATCGCCATGTACACCCCAGCGGATCTTCAACGCGCCCTTGCCACGGGTCCAGTAGCGACGGAGCCGGATCGCGCCAGGGTGGTACTTGCCGAGCGCCTCGCCCGGTCCGGCCGCGATCAGGCTCGGCTCGCGGTTCACGCCGTCCAGAGCGGTCTGGTACAACTCCCGGCGAGCCTTCAGCGCCGCCCAGTCCCGGAAGGTCTCGATGTCGGACACCAACGCCCGGTCCTTACGCCGACGGTCAGTCTTGGTGTCGTAGTCCTCGTCTTCATCATCATCATCATCGTCGTCGTCGTCGTCGTCGGTGTGGTACGCCCCGACCATGGCGATGACCTCGCCGAACGTCCGGTCCATGGCGGCGGTGAAACCGTAGACATCCGGCAGATCGACGAGGCTGTCAGACGCCACCATGGTCGATGGTATGTAAATCGAACCAAAGTCGATACTGTCGGCCCGCTCGAGCGCGTCTGCGGCGAGAGCCTCGTCCAGAAGGACCAGTCGAGGCCGCTCGAGCAGTTCTGCCGGTTCCCACCCGCCGGCGGCCCGGATAGACACCTCCGGACCGGGCTCGATACGAAGGACGGACCAGACCGCGGTGTCGTCGATATCGTCCACCGCGGCCGCGACGATCGAAGTCTCGACGTCATCGGGAAAGGCCGTCACGGTCATCCCGTCCGGCAAGAACATCAACGGGTCGCTGTAGACGAGCAGCAGCTTGTCACCGGATTTGACCGCTGCGACGATCGCGGCGAGCATCCCCGAATCCGGTTCGACCGCCGGGTACGAACGCAGCACGGCCGCCTCAACGGCCTGCCACTCACGCTGGTCCGGATCCCATCGCTCGTACGAAGAGTCCTTGTTCCGGACCAGGTCTGTGACGATGTCCTCGTCCCCGGCCGCGCACAGCCCGAGATACGCGAAGGTATCCGGGTCGTAGGAGATCGAAGCGAGCAGGCCCTCATTCTCACGCTCGATCTGCTTGCCCAGCGAGGCCCGGAGGGACTCGCTCCACTGCCGGATAAGGTCCCCACCCGCGAGACTGGACAGCACGAGGTCCCGGCTCGGATAGCCGCCCTCCCCCGGATTCCAGCCGGGGAGATGCTCGGTCGTCGGAGACACCTCGTCGACCAGGGTTGACAGACTCTCGACCTCGGATAGGTCCAGCCCGCTGCCGGAGGCCAGCATCGCCGCGGCGCGCTGATAGGGCTCGGGAACATTGACGTCGTAGGCCTTCGTCCAGCGCACGCCCTGCAAGACCTCGGCGACGACACCGGCCGGAACCGGATACGTCCGCAGAGACCCTGTGGAGACGGCGATGACCTCAGACACTCAGCTGACCCATCTCCAGGCGCAGCATCTCGGTAGACAGCTGGTCGATGTCCACCACGTCGCCTTCCCCATCGGCCGAGGCTGTCTTGGCCTTCCAGGTGTCCGGCAGCATGCCAAGAGCACCCAGTGCTCGCGCCCGCTTGATGATGTGCCGACGAACCAGGGACTTGTCCTTGGTGGTGGTGTTCAGCCGGATGATGGCCCGGCGCAGCGCATCCCGGTCCGGGATCGGGAACGAGCCGTCGGGCAGCGCGATGCCGCCCTTGGCGAAAGTCCGGCGCTGCTCGGCGGAGAAGAACCGACTGGCCGCGATCAACGACTCGGACAGGTCCCACTCGGCCGGGATCTGGTCCAGCTGACGAAGCGAATCGGCCTTCTTGATCACGTACCATTTGATCGACGGGTCCGAAGCGGCGGCCTCGATCGCGATCGACAGGTCATCGGTTGTGGCGACAGGTGGAATGAGATTCATGACGACTCCCTACGACGTCACTTCAACGGTGTCAACATCGCCCAAACCATCGGACTCGGCTTCGGCCGTGGTGATGGCGTCGCCAGGACCGAACGTCGCGTCCTGCGGAGCTGCGTTGGGCCTCAACGGTGCGCCTGCCGGCGTCGTCTTACCGAAGATCTCCGGCAGCACCTGGTGAAGGATATCGGCCTGCTCCACCGGCTGCAGGTTCTTGCCGACCTGATCGATCACCATCCGGAACGCGATCTCGGTCTGGGAGGGCGCGTCGGTGTCAGAGTACCCGTGCGCTCGCCGCCAGGCGTCGCCGGAGATCAGGTACTTGTCATAGCCCTCGTTGGCAGACTCGGCCGCGTCGGTCTTGATGACGATCTCGGTCGGGTCGTACCAGACACACAGTTTTGCCAAGATTTCCGACGGTAGATCCCTGAACTTGGACTTGATCCGAGCTCGCAGGTAGGCCGAGGACAACGCGTCGCAGAGCATGACGGCCGACGGCTCGATATGGATCTTATAGAGGTCTTCATCGATGACGTTGGCATTGGTGTACCTGACCGAGTCCATGCCCGAAATCTTCTCTTTCGGGATGTTCAGGCCGTTGAGGATCCGCTCGAGCACGGTGTCGGCACGCTTGATGAGGAACTGGTCGGACTCCCGGGCGAACAACTTATGGATGATCTGCTTGCCCAGTTCTCCCGGACCCGAGATCACCAGCGGCACCACCGACGTACCTGCGGTCTCGTCGGTGACCGGAGTGGTCATCGCGTCGAACAGCTCCTCGACCAGGCTCTCGGTCTCATCCTCGGTCTGGTCCTTGTCCTCGGTGACGGAGTTGCCGGCCACCGACAGACCGTCCGGAAGGAACAGGATGCCGGCGTTCATCCGGGACCGGGCGATGCCGCGGATCATCTGCTGAAGCGTGCGCAGTTCGCTGCACATCTCCAGCAGGGCGAGCATGGACGACGTCGGCTCTCTACTGAAACGCGCGTGCCGCTTCCAGATCCGGATCAGGGGGGTGGTCTTCGGCAGTTCCCGCCATGGCAGACCGTGCGCAGCCCGCGACGTCCTCGCCTCTCGAAGAACGACTACACCGTCACCTTGACGAACAGTGATCTCCGACGTCGAACGGATGCTCCAGCGGTTGTCGATGAACGCCAGGTAGCACTCGCCGGGCACTGCGGTGTTGATCGTGAACACCCGCAGCAGCTCGGAAATCCCGCCGTAGCCAGACCCCAGTTCAACCATGACCTGCTCGGCGTAGTCGAGGACCGCATCGGAGATCCCTTCCGGGATGTCCAAGCCCGCCTTCTCGTCGTAGGCCTCTTCATCCGGTGTCTGGTCGATCTTCCGCCGGCGCAGCTGGTTGACCGAGGCCGGCGGAGCGTCAGGGTCGATGTTGATCGCGGCATAAAGGCGCAATCGCGACATCACCGAACCAAGGATCTCGTGGCCGTAGTTGATCTCGCCGACACTGTCGCTATGCTCCCAGGCCTCGTTCTGCCATGCTCGCCACGGAGTGTCAGCGGCCTCAGCGGCCTCTTCCGGATCGGACAAGTTGATCTTTTTGGCCGACGCGACGATGCCACGAATCGTGTTGGCCGGGGCGGGCTGAGCGACATAACCGCCGACGAGCTCGGCAAGATCGGTGACACTGGTCTTCCCGTTCGGGACACCCCGGATCATGTCTCGAAGAGCCACCGTTTCGCCCCTTCGCCGAGAAGAATGGTTGCTTCAGATGCCGCCAGCGTATCTACCAGGACCTTTGGGAGCAATCCGCCCGTCACAACGAGCCCTGCCCAAACCGACAGACACTTCTCGCAGGTCAACAGATAGGTGAGCTTGTTCTCTTCTGGCGGCCACTTGTCGAAAGCCCACACTCGAGCGTCTTCGAAGATCTCGTCCTTGACGATCAGACGGACGATCCGCTTGGTCGCAAGAGCTTGTTTGATCACCGGCGCCGCCCTAGACCGGCACAAGTTGAGTCAGCGTGTCACGGGGCCTTTGAGGAACGGATCGGACTAACGTCCCAAACACCATGAAACACCGACAGTTAATCGTTAACTGGGGTGGAGCGGACCTATCGCCCGGATACCGCAGCTCTCCTCCGATCGTAACGAACACTCCGTCCAACGGACGTGTCCGACCCTCGAGCAGCCGGTGCGCTGTCCTTACTCGTTCATCGAGACGAGTACGCCAGGTCTTGGTCGAATAGCCCAGCCGTTCAGCCATGGCCAGCTGTACGACAGAACGAACCGTGGTGACCATAGATTCTGCGACGTGACGAAGACGCGTCATCCGTTCGACCGAACCTTGACCAGATAAGAACACTGGGTCGACCCGGCCAGCTTCTCGAAACACTTCGAGACCAGTTGCGGCAGCCATCGCGGCGATCTGATCACGTTCGGCCAGACTCAGCGGCTCGCCCGGCGCGTAACGCTCGGTCAGGTCGATGACAGTGTTGACGAAACCGGCGATCGAAGAACGAAAGACGAGGATGAGGATGGCGTCGTCTTCGTCTTCTGGTTCGTCCTCACTCCGCGCAGCGAGGTAAGTCGTCATGAGGATGATCAAAGCGTTCTCAGCGTCGTCGGAAGCACGTTCGAGATCTCGAGCGAAGACTTCCGGTTGCGTTGGCATGACACCACTGTAGGCGATCAGGTCATTGGAGTCGTCTGTAGACACTTGGATGAGAGTCTGATACTGTAGGAGTTGTCCACCTCGATCAGAACGGCTCCGACATCCATGGAGGGCGCATCGAGGTGGAACCAAGATGCGGCTGTATCAGGAAACAGCTAGGCTGTCATCGTGACCTTCGACGCCTCAGACATCACGATCGCCGTCCTCACCGGACGCCGGCCCGAACTCCTACGACGAACCCTCAACGCTCTACCAGACTGGCTCTGGACTAGCGCACACACCGTCGTACTCCACAACTCTGGAGATGGCGAGACCACCGAGGTGTTGGATGACTACAAGATCGACCTGAAATACACCAATCTGGACGGTCTGTGGTCGATCGGGCGAGCATCGTCGCACATCTTCCAGATCGCCCAAGCCGAGGCACGGCCGTTCACGATGTACGTCCAGGACGACTGGAAGTGCAAAGATCAATCTTCCGAGTGGTTGATCACGGCACTACAGATCCTCGACGACGACCCACACGTCGGAGCGGTCCGGCTTCGTCGCACAGACGAACGAACCATGGTCAACAGTATGGCTCGAGGAAAGACCGTCACCTGGTCGCAGCACGAGGGGTTCCGAGTCTCACGTCAAGCAGTGTGGTGCCTGAACCCATTCCTCATGCGTACCCACGAACTGATCTTCCCGATCGAGGACGAAAGAGACGGCATGCGAAAGTTCAACGACTGGGGTCAGTCTGTGGCCCAGCTCACGCCCGGCGTGTTCGCACACATCGGGTACGGGGGAAAGAGCCTGCGTCAGAAGGTGGCGAATGATCGACTACTCCGTCCTTGAGATCCCACGGCAGATACATCGCATCTGGCTCGACGAGCCCATGCCGAAGATGTTCAGCGTCTACCTGAATGCCTGGCAGGTCCTGCACCCAGGATGGTGGATCCAGGACTGGATGACCTCTCGGTCACTGCCACCGCTGCACAACCAGGACTTGTTCAACCGGGCGTCGGAGTTCTACCCGAACGACTGGAAGAGGTTCCAGGCCGACATCGTCCGGCTCGAACTGCTTTGGCACTACGGCGGCGTCTACGCTGACACCGATATCGAGCCGTTCCGCAACCTCGGCCCGCTGCTTGACGAGCGAGTCTGCCTGGTCGGCCGGTCTCCACAGGTCTGGCGCGGCGTGCACTCGATCACCAATGCCTTCATGGCCACAGTCCCCAGGCATCCGTTCATCGAGGCCACCATCGAGCGTCTTCCCGAGTCTGTTCGCAGGCGTCGAGGACACCCACTGGCGCGATCCGCAGGACCGTGGCACCTGAACCGTGTCTACGACTCAGGTAGCTGGCCGGACGTCACTGTCCTAGAACCGGATGAACTCTATGATGGAACCTATTTCCGGCATTACTGGAACAACAAGCTACGCAAGCAGGGACGGGGTCTCGGATGAACTACCAGGGTACGTGGGAAGACGGGACACTCATTCAGCGAGGAGAACGAGACTGTGCCGACCGCTATAAGGCGATTCGAGCGATAGCCGCAACACTCCCGATCCCGTTCAACGTTCTTGATCTCGGCGCGAACCTCGGCTACTTCTCGGTCCGGCTGAGCGAAACCTTCGACTGTGACGTCACCGCAGTCGACGACCTCGAAAGACTGCGAGATGTCGAATCCAGTCATATCCGAGTGATCAGCCAGCGGGTCGATGCGACCTGGCTCGCTCGGCAGAAACGTCACGACCTCGCCCTCGCGCTGTCGGTGCTGCACCACATGACCGACTGGCGCGAGGTGTTGACCGAGCTCACTGCTTGTCGTCACGCTTCGATCATCGAGGTTCCGCACCCGGACGAGAGCTGGTTTCGCAGCGCCGCAGCCCGATACGACGTGACCAAGATCTACCAGGCCGTCCATGACGTCGCATCGAAGCAACTCGGAGAGTTCGAACGCGTCGGACGGGATCGCCGAACATACCTGCGACCGATGTTCCTGGTGCCAGGTCGGGTTCGGACCCACGTCGGCGTCGTGTTCACCGGGTCGGGCGCCAACTCACGCTGGATGCATCGATATGGCAACAGACTGCCCGAACAGCTCGGCTACGAACCCTACTGGGGGTCGCTGAACATCCGGCTGCCGGAAGTCCCTGACCTCGGTCCGCCAGCGATCGACTACCTCGGTCGGCGTGGAGAACGGACTCGGGACTACCAATTCTGGCGAGCCTGGATCCGGGACGTCCCCTGCCACGTCATGGTCCCCGGCAACCGCAGTCACGGTCCAGACTGTCTAGAAATAGTCGCTCCGATCCGACTTCGCGACCGCTACGATCTTGCCGACGGACAGACTCTCCCCGTCGATGTCGAGGTGAACACGCCATGATCGTCCTGAGCATCCAGGCTCATGGAACAACCCTCCAGCTGAACGACACCGGAGGGAAGATCGCCCGCTGTTACCGGCGAGGATACCCCTACGAGAGATTCTTGCTGGAACATATCTATGACCGACGTCACACGCTGGCGGGGACGGCCCTTGATGTCGGAGCCAACATCGGCAATCACGCTCTTTGGTTCGCCGGCGTGTGCGGGTTCGATGTGGTCGCCTACGAGCCGCTTCACCATCAGATCCTTCGAGAACACGCCGAGCTGAACCAACTCGCTCACAAGATCGTCATCGAACCGGTAGCGCTCGGAGATCACAACAACACCGCAGTACACATCGGCAAAGGCCGACTCGCGGACACTGATCAAGATGTCCCGATCAACGACCAGCCAGACGTGGCGAGTGGTAAGTGGCTGAGAACCGGCGCACGAGTGCCTGTTCGCCGACTCGATGATTACAATCTTGAACACGTATCTCTGATCAAGATCGATGTCGAAGGCATGGAACCGGCTGTCCTGCGCGGAGGAGAGAAGATGATCAGGAGAGACAGGCCTGTGATCTTTGCTGAAGAATGGGACAAAGACCCGAGTTGGCATCAGGGGATCGCACAGGTGCTAGAACCGTGGGGTTACACGATGACAAAGATCTTCAAAGGGAAAGAGTCGCCCACGCCAGTTGGACGTTGGGAACACGAATAATGCCTTGAAAGGGGTAAATCATGCAAAACACATTTTTCGGTGTAAAAGTTACGCTTCCGTTCGATGATTCCGACCTTCTCATTGAATCAGCAGATTTTGATCGACTCGTCCTTCTCACTCGGATGACTGACACAATCTTGATCAATTTCCACGAGTTTGTTGTACCTTCCGGCGACTTCGCTCAATTGGATCCAGCTTCAAGCAGTCAGCAGGTGTCTTTCGTCCTACCTGCCGGACAGGAGTTCTGGGCTGGTCACACTCAGGACGGCCAGGCAGTGACTTTGTCACTCCTTGTAACCAAAGTTCCATGAATCTGTGGAACCGTTGATCGTCGCTGGCAGCCAGTGGTCCAGCACCACGTCCCTATCCACCGTCATCATGGCCCACCGTCTCCGAGAGACGTTTGTCGACGAGCTGCTGCTCGACGTCCCACAAGTCGCCGAGGTGATCTGGGACCAACGCGACAACCGGTGGGACACCGGGTCGCGTGCCATGCTCGCCGGCCTCGATCATGGCTGCGACTATCACATGGTGATCCAGGACGATGCCGTCGTCTGTCGCGATCTCGTCCCCGGCGTGCGACACATGCTCGACCGACTCAGCGAACGGACTGAACCCCCAACCCCACTGTGTCTCTATCTTGGGCACAAGTATCGCGAGACAGATCAGTTCGGCGAGAACGTGTCCTGGGTCCGCACCACGCTCGGTTCTGGCGTCGCCGTCGTCATGCCGACTGAATTCATCGCAGAAGCCGTCGCCTTCGGCAACCTACGCACCCACATCGACAACTACGACGTCCGTCTCAGTGGCTGGCTGTGCCATCGCGGCATCGACGTCTGGCACTCGTGGCCGTCGCTGGTGGACCATCGGAACTCACCATCATTGGTTCCCAAACGAGGCATGCGCAGCCGATACGCCCGCAACTTCATCGGCAAGGAAGTATCGGCGCTCGACTTCGATCCGACCGGATCCGTTGCCGAACTTTCCGACCGCGTCTTCCATTCCTCGATCCGTCGGAGCCCTTGATGACAATTCTCGTCGTGATACCGACCTACCGGACCCCACAGCCCATGCTGGACCGCTGCGTCGACTCGCTGCTGAACCAGACGTTCACCGACATCTGCCTGTTGGTGCTCGGCGATGGCGAGCAGCCTGTCCTCAACGTCACAGATCCACGCGTCATCGTTCACACGCTGACCGAGAACCGAGGCCGCTACTTCGCCGATGCGGTGGCCCAGCGAGCCACCCCGTTCGAGTGGTACGCCCCACACGACGCCGACGACTGGTCCGAACGCGACCGACTGGACGATCTGTGGCAGTACCGAAAGACCGGGGTCGTCTGGTCCGACCATATCAACCACACCGCCAGCGGCTCGGTCGTCAACCGGGCGGTCTTCCCGCGAGCACTCAAGCCCGTCGGACCGTTCCAGAAGAGGCAGGGCTGCCACCTCGGGCTCTATCGGATCGACCGGTTGCGCGCCACCGGGATGTACCACCCTGACTTCCGGGTGCACTACGACTCGATGCATAACTCACTGGTCAAGATGACCGGACCAGTCGCCGTCAGTCCGCGAGCGCTCTACCATCGGGTCAAGTGGGCCGGCTCGCTCACCAAGGCTCCAAAGACCAGACTGTCAGGCCCCTACCGCCGGGCAGCCGCCGAGCAGTGTCGTCCGATCTACAGTGCGTCCTATGCGGCCTACAAGGACAACGAGCCAGAGAAGATCGCCGGAATCGTGACCGCCAGCATCGACTCACGAACGCTCGAGGCCGTCGAGTTCGAGGTCGAACGACTGCGCAAGGAACTGTCATGATCGGGAAGGGTGATCTCTACGTCGCTCTCATCGGCCTAGCCCTAGACGGCTTCATTGTCATGATCGTGACCGGAACTCCGCCGACCTTGCTCATCATGGTCGCTGCTCTGTTGGTGTGGATCGTGATCGAAAAGGCAGTCTACAAGAGCTACCGTCGACTCAGACCCATCGTTACGCGAGCTGAACCATCGGAACTGAGCGTCTACGACACCAAGGCGCTGCACATCCTCTTCAAGATCTGTCCGCCGCGGAACAAACGTGCCTGGCGGTGGCAGATCGAACGAAAGGTCGAACCGAGATGACACCACCTCAGCCTCCTGAACCTCCCGGGCCGGCCCGACGGCCAAAGGACTTTATCCTTCCCACCAGGGCGACTCCACGCAGGAAACGGACCAGGCTTCGTCCCACCCAGAGAGGGGTGACCGGGAACTGCCGGTCTATCGACCCGGCCGGGCGACAGTGTCAGCTACCAAGCGAACACAGGGGTGTTCACCGGGTTCGCTACCCCGGCTCTCGAGGCCCCTTCGTCTATACCTGGGGCGACGAGAGTGAGGAAGAGGCGTGATCGTCGACGCGTCGGCCGCCGAAAGTCACTTCCTCGCTCACCTGGCACCGATCTGGCGAGCACTCGAGAAAGACGAGCGAGGCACGCTGTACCTTCCCAACGATCACAAGGTGCAAAGACTCGCCGACGAGCTCGGCCTGGACTATACACCGGGCTTCGGGATCCCATCGGCGTCGACGGCGATCCGGCTGGTAGCGGCCTGGAGCGATCTGCGGAGAGTCCGGACACACGGGCGCCCGATCGTGTTCGCCGAGCACGGAGCCGGATTCACCTTCGGCACGAGACACGAGTCGTACGCCGGCGGCCGAGGGCGAGAGACGGTGTCATTGTTCTTGTGCCCGAACGAGCAGGTCAAAGAGGTCAACAAGACTCACTACCCTGCCATCCCAGCCGAGGTGGTCGGATGCCCGAAGCTGGACGACCTCGAGGCCCGCTCGCCGGTTGGACGGACGGTATGCGTGGCATTCCACTGGCCCGGTCGGGCTTGTCCTGAGACGAACTGGGCCTTCCCAGAGTATCGCAACGTGTTGCGTGACCTGGCTCGGAACGCTGACTGCGAGGTGATCGGACATGGCCATCCGAGAGTCTGGCCGCGACTGGAATCGCTGTACCGCCGACTTGGCATCGAGCCCGTGCAGTCCTTCGACGAGGCGCTGAATCGCTGTGACATCTATGTGAACGACAGCAGTTCGACAATCTACGAAGCCGCTGCCGCTGGACGAGGTGTGGTGGTGATGAACTCCCGGTTCTACCGTCGAGACGTCAGCCACGGCTTGAGGTTCTGGGACCACATCCCCGGCCCACAGGTCGACTCAGCGCCTAGACTGGCGCCAACTGTGAAGCTGATGCTCAATGGCTGGTGGAGAGGAGGCTGGGAGACCGCACGGCAGGACGCCGTGATCGCTGCCTACGGACCCTGGGGCATCGATGGCGGAGCCGCCAAACGTGCGGTTGAAGCTATCCGTAGACATCTTGGCTAAAGTCTGATACTGTCGGCTCTGTCCACTTCGGCCAAATCCGACACGATCTCCAGAGCATGGGCGCCGAGGCGGACTCAAGTACTGTCGACATCTAGGACAGACCCTGGTACTGTTGCAAGTGCTGACGGCAGAGAACGAGGGTGACGCCTTGAAGACTGCCCGATGGAAAAGCGAGGTCACGGTTGGGTGAGGACCCTTCCCTCGCCGCTCGGACGGAGTTGACGGTGAGTCGTCGTCACCTGAACTGTCCGGCGCAGGGTCCTATCGATCTCCATTGGTGTAATCGGTAGCACGGTCGGCTCTGGTCCGGCCGGTCGAGGTTCGAATCCTTGGTGGAGAGCGACACAAGTGTCCAGGCGCAACACCGCGCTTGGCTTCCCGAGATGGGAGATGGCGAGATGCCAGTGGAACGGATTTACCTCGATGAGACCGACGAGCGCAACGCTCGACACATCGATGTGCAGTGGGGACGCGAGAAGCCGAACATCAATATCGGCACCACACAGGATGACCCCAACGCGAGAGAAGACTTGGGCGTGTTCATCGACCTGGTTGATCGAGGTCAGGTCAACCACCTGATCCGAGTGCTTCGCAAGGCTCGCGACCAGGCGTTCGGCCGCGACGAGTAGTACCATCAAACGGCGCAGGCGCCCGAGCCTTGCCTCAGGGTGTCTGTGCAAAGCCAGGGGTAGGTGCCCGTCCATGCTCCTGGCGACGGGACGTAGCTCAGCAGGAAGAGCACCCGGCCTGGGACCGGGAGGTCGCACGTTCGAGCCGTGCCGCCCCGACGATGGAAGCAGTAGGGATGCCGGTACAAGCTCGCCCGATGACGAGGTGAGGCTAGCTTCAACAGGGTCAGCGGCGTGATGAGCGCCGATCTTCAACGACAGATGAAATGTGCCTGCCGCTTCCATCAAGCGGGTCCGGTTAGTACGTCATTGTGCAACCAAGGAACACCGGAGCGAGTGGTGGGAGCGCACCAGCCCGCGGCACGGCGCGTTGGTCTAGTTGGGCAGGACGCCTGATTCTCAGTCAGGAGGACGTGAGTTCGAACCTCACACGCGCTACGCGTCGGTTGAGCAACTGGTGGCTCGCGTGGCTGTAAACCACGTCCCTTCGGGGCTTGCAGGTTCGAGTCCTGCCTGGCGCACGGGGCGTTGGTCTAGCCTGGTGAGGATCCCTGACTTTCGATCAGGAGGCGCGAGTTCAAATCTCGCACGCCCTGCTACTATGAGGCCATGCTGATCCGCCGCTCGTCTAGCCGCTCATCCTGACGTCAGGAGGGGTGGCCGAGAGGCCTATGGCACCGCACTGCTAATGCGAGTACGCGAAAGCGTCGCGGGTTCGAATCCCGCCCCCTCCGCGCAAGGAGGGTGGCGCTGAATGGTCGGCAACCGGTTTCGAAAACCGGGCTGGGGTCACACCCAAGGGTTCGAGTCCTTCACCCTCCGCTCTGGAGGTAGTCATGATCGCACACCTTCAGCGTGTAGCCACTCGATGAAGTATTTGTTGAACAGCACCTTCGGGTGCCGCTTCTGCCGGATCAGGTCGATCGCGGCGTCGGTAGTGAGACCCTGGTGGATGAGTGTCAGGGCCGTGATCAGACCAGATCGGTTCATACCGGCCTGGCAGTGGACCAGCGTCTTTCCCCGGGTAGTGCGCCAGTTGACTGCGGCGGCGATGGAGTGGAGCGTTTCCGCGGCCGGCACGTTGGCCGAGTCGTACATCTCGAACTCGAGCCTCTCCTGCCCGGCGCCCATGTCGTACTTCTCCCACGGGTACAGCGACACGACGTACCGGAAGTCCTCCGGCAGCTGCAGACCGTTACGGCACCCGCCCATCCACAGGTTCTCCGTGATCTGCGAAATGAGCGGCACGTTGATCAGCAGGGCAGGTTGTGTTCCGTTCGAGAACGACGAGTCGATGTAGAACTGACTCCACTCGTCGTATACGCCGGTCAATCTAACGCTCTTCGAACGACACTCTTGCGACCGACCGCGAACACGGCCTCGCCCTGAGCGATCAGCAGCCTGTCCAGATCACGCAAGGTGATTTTCGCGTCGCCTCGATCGCCCCAGCCCACCCCCCAGGAGTTGCGAAGTACTACGTACGAGGCGTCCAGATCGACGTTGTCCCACTCCCTCGGCGCCCGCTCGTCCAGCGCGTCTAGCCAGGACAACTGGACCGACCGAGCCAGGATGGCGTGTCCGCCGACGACCGAACCGGTTGGACGGACCCAGGCATTGACTGGGGTGTACATACCTCTATGCCAGTTGATGCCGAGCACCGCCGGACCGTTGCGGCCCAGACCGTGCACCAGATCTTGTAGTCCGAACGCCCAGCGGTACTCGCGGAAATAGCCGAGCCGCTGAGCGACCTTCATGCCGGCCAGTACCGAAGTGCCGTCGTAGCGAGGAGCCGCATCAGGATAGGAACCACCTGGCCACTCGTCTTCACGCTGGGCCTCCCAATAGATCCGCTCGAAGGCGAACCTCTCAGCCTGCTTCCGGTTCTCGAAGGCCACCGAGGCCGGTCGGGCATGTAGCTCGTTGACGATCGCGTGGCCGACACAACTGCCTTCGGTACCTTGGTCGATCCGCCAGACGCCCGGAATCGACCAGGTGTATGAACGCAGCGTCAACGAAGCGAACATGGTGCGGATCGGGAAGTCTTTCGAGGCCTCGTCGAACGAGACCAGCCGGTTCAGCCGTGGATCGTTGACCTCGGTGCCGTCGCGAAGCCTCATCAGAATCTAGCCATCTGGACCATGCGCACCGGAGGCGACCACGGACGCCAGTTCGCCAGCCGGTTGCCACAGGTCGAGCAGCCACCGGTCGGGGAGTAGGTGTGCTCCTCGCCGTCCTCGGTGGTGAACATGTCAGTCCTGGACTCGGTGTCACGAGAACGCTCGGTCACCCGGCGCGGCGGCCCGGAAATCATGACCGGACCGCCGGACGAATTGACCCACCAGACCGCGGCCAGTGTGCCTTCCTCGCCGGGCACGCCGATGAGCATCAACCGGCACTTCTTGACCCCGTCGACAGTCACCGGGAAGGTGTTCACGTGCATTCGCACCCGGTCGTCGTCGCCGACCAGATCGTCGAGAGTGAGTGACTCGAGCCGACGAGGAGCCGGCGGAGATTTGACCTCGGTGACAGTGGCGGTGAACCTGCCTCCAGAGACCGTAGAACCGACACCGGAGTCGATCACAGAGCCGGGGTACTCCTCGACCAGGTTCTGCTTGTAAGACTCGGGAACCTCTGGCTCCTTAGTCGGTTGCATGGCCTCGTCATGAGCCCGCATGGCTTCGACCGACTCGTCGGGCTCAGGCACCTTCTCAAGCTCGGGTGGTGTGTAGGCCTGCCCGGTCTCCCAGGCCTCGAGCAGACCGACCAGCTGGGTCTTCTTGCGCGCGTCGATGTCCGAGGTATCGACCTCGTTGGCCTTGGCGAACGTACGCAGTTCGGACGGGCTCATCGCCTGAAAATCGGTTCTACTCACTGGGGCTCCTTTACAATCTCGACAGGCAGCCGGGTATATGCCGCCGCCCATTCTCTCGCGTCGTCGATGCACGCCTGGCGGTCGCACACCCAGACACTCGCGTGTGGCCCGTCATGCGGGTCTCCTGCTGTGACGCGTGTCGCGTGACGTGCGTGACGGCACTTCGGGTCGGGAAGCTCGTACCGACTCACTGGGGTTCCTTCAGTTCGTACTTGCGACGGAAGTAGTCGTCTTCAACCGGCCAGTGATCAGAGTAGTCACCGATCGACCTGACGATCCAGTGACCGACTGGGACCGGGACGAACTCCTGAGCGCCATCGGCACCGGCGAACAACTCGATCTCACTGACATCGTTGGAGTCGTCCCGCATCGTGCCTCGAAGAGTCGCACCGAAGGCGAGCACCTGTTCGAAGTTATCTCCACGCCACTGCACAGCTTCGATCTCGGACGGACGAGAGACGTAGGGGCTCATCGAGATCTCTTCACAGGCTCATAGGTGTCGGTGAAGATGTCATTTGGGTAGGGATAGAATGAATCCCGGATACCGTGGATGATCCAGTCACCCGGCCTAGCTCGATAAGTGTTCCTAAACGTGTCGATATGGATCTCAGGTGATCCCTCGTCGTGATACCTAGCTGTGCCACCGGAAGCGAGGATCCAATCGATGATCTCACTGGCGTTGGTGACCAGGTTTTCATCCTCGTTCGCCGGTCGCCACTGCACGGCCTCGACCGCGATCGGTCGTCTCAGATACTTCTCCGGAGTCATCGACGTCCTCCCCAGGCGATTGGGTCCGCCTCGCGAATGACCTTCTCCGGTTCGGTGAAGAACCGCAGCTGGTCCTCGTTCGGGCGTAGTGGTTCGGGGTAGAAGTCGATGGCCGGCTCGTAGTGCTCCGGCCGCCAGATGTGAGGCATCGACGAGGTGTACAGCAGGTGCAACGGCACCGCGTACAGCGGAGACGCGTCCGGCGCGGCGTTGGACAGCTCGTGCACCCAGGCCTTCTCGTCGTTGATGACGGTGAACTCTCCCAGGCCCGCGGCGGCCAGCGTGTTCGGCTTGGGTTGTCGGACCGGGTCGAAGGTGAACATCGGCGCCTCGGGCTTGCGCAGGCGCAGGGTGTAGAAGCGGATGAACGATGCCGCCACCACCTGGACGATGGCGAACTGGCGGCGTGGATCGTTGATCTGCTCGGCGGTCCGCGGGGTGGGCAGTGGCTTGGTCGGGAAGGACAGGAACGAGGTGTCCAGCTCGGCCGGCAGCGTGCCCCGCTCCTTGGCTCTGCGCATGCGCTCGGAGGCCGCTCGATGGGTGACGTTCCCGCAGGTGGCGATGCGCACGTACGGCACCCCCCGGCGCAGCAGCAGCGCGATGGTGACGTCCAGCAGGACGGAGTTCGGCGACGATCCTCCTGACTTGTCCCGGAAGATGTGCGCCCACATCGCCTGTAGCGGAGCGCACATCGAGGCAGGCACGTCGGCCAGGTCCTGGCGCATGTACAGGCCGTAGTCCGGCGGCGGTCGCATGTCGTACAGTTTCGGCGCGTCCGACGGCGACTTGGCCTGTGGATGGTTCGCGACGATCTGGTACAGCCACTGCCGGGACACCTTCAGTTCCTCGGCCAGCCGGGTCATCTCCCAGCCGTGCTCACGGAGCAGGGTGATACGAGCGGCGAGATCGGATGTACGGCCCTGACGGCGAAGCCTGCGCAGGTACGGAGACTCGGAGGTATAGGCCCGCTCGATCCCGGCCGAGTCGTCGAGGGCGACTGGGGCTGTCGCAGCGCTCGTATTGTCAGGTTCTGTCATGCGAACAACTGTATCAGGAGGGAACGGATGTGTCACGCTGACGACGTCGCTGCTCCTCAGCCTTCCGAGCCAGCTGGCGGGCTCGACGCTGAGCCTTGGACTCCTTGCGGAAGGCGAAACGCACCTGGGGCTTGAAGGCGTTGGTAGTCGCGTTGCTGCCTGTCATCGAGCGGTCCGCGGTCCTGATACTCGTCATCCGTCGCAGCGGCGCCCCGGCAGCCCGTCCCAGCCGGATCCGCCCGCCCATGCCGGACGGCGGGTTGATCAGGGCCGCGGACAGTCCGATCACGCCGGCGTCCAAGCGGTCCGGAGAGTAGTTCGACTCGTCCGGCACCCATGAGGTGAGCTGGGACTCGTACTCGCCGAAGTAGTCCAAATGGGATACTTTGCCTCGCTCGTACGCGAGGACCACTGGCTCTGCACGGACCTGCTTGGACTCGGCCGAGCGAGCCAGCACCACCGGCACTTCTGGATCCTCGGCCTTGATGATCATCCGTACCAGTTCACCGCCCTGGTTGTCCTCGGCGACGACGTAGGCCCGGTACTGCCGAGCCAGCGTGGCCACCCGCTTGGCCCAGACACCGGGCGAGCCGTGGACAGACTCGTCGGCGACGACGAAGGCCTTGCGCAGGTTCGGGTTGCGCTCGGCGGTGGCGCAGACCACCACGATGCCGCATTCGTCGCGTGGCTTCTCGGCCACCGACGGGTCCACTCCGATGATGCGGGTCGGCATGGTGAGCGGCTGGAAGCTGTCGCGTTCGGGAACGCGACGGATCTGGGCCATCTTCAGCAGCGCGCCCTCGATGTCGCCGAGCAGCTCGCCCTCGAGTTCCTGCTTGGCGAGCGATGTGCCCTCGTACATCGCGACGATGGTCTCGTGGTAGATCTGCGCCAGATGACGGTTCGCTGCGGTCGAGCCTCGAATGACGTTGTACTTGCTAGGGTCGAGGTGAGTGCCGTTGAGGATCTCGATGACCATCGGTACTCGCCGCGGCGTGGTGGCCATGAAGATCTGAGGATGGTCGCCCAGACGAGTGGCCAGTTTCAAGTTGTCCCAGGCGTTCGCGATACTGCCCGCCGGTGGGCGGTGCGGCCAGGCAGCTCCCTCGTCCGCGATCGCCCAGTCGAATTGTGGGCCTCTGAGCATATCGGGTACGGAAGCTGTGAATGTGTGGGCAACTGTCCCATTCGGCCAGGTCACCTCACGGTTGTTCGGAACGTACTTCGGGCGCTCGTTCGGGTGACATGTGTTTAATATGCCCGAATCGCCTTTGACCATTGTCTGACGGACGTCATTGGTGGTACGAGCGACCAGCGCGCCTCGAGAGCCGGGATACGCCTTGGCCAACTTGTGAGCTATTTCGGAAATTGTTCTAGTTTTTCCAGCCCCGCGTCCGGCCAGAATGGCGGTGATATGAGCATCGGAGTCGTAAGCGTGAAGTTGAGATGGCCGGCCCCAGAACCTGAAGTCGTACAACAGTTCCTCGGTGTCGAACTCGCCGTCATCGGACTCGAGGGCCTGCTCTCGGACATCTGGTGGTAGAGCAGCCAGGCGATCGGCGATGGCGAGATCTTGTTCCGGTGGGAACCATCTGCCCGCCGACGGCGGCGCGAGTAGCTGGGGAAGAGCCATCAGCTGTCCTGAGCGTCTGACGAGTCAGGGGCGAGGGCGCAGGACTCGAGTATGTAGATAGCCGTGTCCAGCCGTACGAGCGGATCTGACGATCTGAGCGAGTCGAGGACGATGTCGACCGCTTCAGTCAGACTCATGATGTTCTCGCCTCCTCGACAGTCTCGGCGTCGACGATCTCCTCTGGCGGAGTGGAATCGTCGTCATCGTCGGTAGTAGCTGAGTCGTCAGTATGACCGTTCGATGATGAATTGTCGTCGTTCACGCGTTCGATCGTCGGGGTCTCGCCAGCGAGACGAGCCAGGCGATCGGCGATGATCTGAGCCGGAGTGCGGTCGCCCTGCGGAGTGGAGACCACCGAGATCTCGATGCCGGGTGCGAATCCGGTGCGATCCAGGATCGCCTCGGATGCCTTCAAACGGACCATGTCGTTGGTCGAGTTCAGCAGGCTGACCAGGTTGTCCACGGCCCTCTCGCCGGCGGCGAGCAACTTCTCCTTGGTGATCTGATGCAGGTTGCGGAGCTCCTCGGCGGTGTATATCCGCCCGCCGTGGGCGGTGCACACGTCCTGGCCGGGCACGGTGAAGTTGATGCAACGGAGTCCATTGTCGCGGAGCTTGTTGCAGCGGCTGCGGACGATCAGGTGAGGGGCACTGGACTCGGTCAGGGCGACGTCGTTGCCATTGCTGTCGGTGACGTTCGGGATGAGCGCGTCGCGACCGGCCCGGGAGCCAGGGAGGGCCCTGGTCAGGTTCCGCTCTCGCAGCGCGTCGTCGACGGCGCCTCCGACCGCTCGAGCGCCGTGGCCCTCGGTGAGGTCGGACTCCCGGGTCTTGCGCTGCAGGACCAGTTCGGCGACCGCCGGGGCGTCGTCGTAGTAGAGGTCCACCATGGTCCTGGCCAGATCGAGATGCTTCGCGGTGACCGATGAGCGGCCGGCGGCGTAAGACAGCCGGACGTCCTCGAGAACCAGGTGTGGATTGAGGTCGAACCGATTTATCCACATGCCGTCCGGACCGCCGGAGAGCACCAGGTGCGCCAGATCCCAGTACTTGTGCTCGGTGTCGTCGTGCAGCAACTGGAGCCAGTGCAGGAACGGCATGCGCTCGGTCGAGACGTGTTCGAAGGAGACAGCGTCGTCGAAGACATCGACTCCTGCGTCGGACGAAGACTCTGACCTGCTCATCGTCCGCTCGCAGGGGTCAAGTTGACCGCGTAGGCCGAGGCCAGAGCGGGATCGACGACGGCCGCAGCGGAGATCAACTGTTCGGACAGCCAGGGCAGGACGGGCGGCTGCTCGGGAGCCAGCGCTTGGCCATGTGTGCGTCTCCTCTCGGACAGCACTTCGATCAGGGCGGCGGCGTCGGAGCAGACCGCGGCGAAGTGTTTGGTGACTTCGAACCGGTGCGTGGTGAGAAAGTCCGCTCCGCCGCCGGGGAGCGCGGCGGGGCGGGCCGGGGCGCACACCGGGCACGGAATCTTCTCGGCGAGAGCGTCCGGTTCGATTGTCGTGGACATCTCATGGCCGAACGGGAGCCGGTGCCGGACCTCCGGGCACTGGTCCTGGTGATAGACCCTCGAAAAACCGACCCGGGAGAAGACATAGTTCGCGTGCGCGTTCGGCGGCAGCGCGTACAGACGGAGTTCGGCCCATCGGGCGGCGTGTGCACGTTGGGACGAGGCGCGAGCGAGAAGGGCGCCGTCGAAGTCGTAGCGACGACGCTTGTTCCAGACGGACGAGGCGACGTACTCCATAGCGAAACCTAACGTCAACGAGGGTTGAGCTTGCAAGCAAGGGTAACGGACGATGACGGCGATGACGAGCCGTACAGGGCAGTAACGGACAAAACGGTAGTTATTACAGAACACGTACGACGCGCAGAATTGACGAGATCGTCAGTGATTTCGCTGTCGCACGACGCGTGGAATCGTCAGAATCGTTGACGATCTTGCCGTCACACGATCGGGCAGAATTGGCAGAATCGTTTTCGATCTTGCCGTCACACGATCGGAGACCGGAACCCCCTCCCCGCATGGCCGCGGGCCGGCCAAGATCATTTCTACCGGTACCCGGGGGGGTATCCGGATAGAGCTGCCGGGCGAGGCTGCCGCACTCGATCAATGAGCTCGTACACTCATGCGATTATAACGATCAGATAACGATGACTGATGATCATGACCAAACCATTGACATGGTCACTAAATGCGATACGCTCAAAGAGCGCTCGGACGTACCGAGCAAGGAAGGATCACTGAGATGCCACGCACCTACTCGCACACGTTGCGCACACTCACCCTGGCCAGTGCCGTAGTGCTCGCCCTCTTGCTCACCGCGTGCCTAGTCGGACACGCGGGCAAGCCGAGTGCTGAGCCGAGTGACCAGACCGTGCCCTACTGCCCTACTGAGGACTCCTGCCGTCCGGTGTGGGCGCATGGTGAGTGGACCATCGTAGAGACATCAGAGTGAGGCACGGCCTAGGACGGTACAGCCGTACGCGCGTCATAGCGCACCTAGGCACTCGGTCGGAGGTACCGACCTAGACAGGGAAGGATCTACCGTCATGACTGACACGACACCCATCGTAGGCACCCTAGACCTCGCCCCTGGCGACGTCGTACAACGCGTAGGTAGCATGTCACTACTCCGCGTGACAGAGATACGTGAGCCATCGCACGCACTCGCACACGGGCTGGTCGTGGTCGGTCACCTGTACAGGTCTGGACTCATGTACTGGTCACCCCGCGAGCACATCGTGCACGACTGGACCGTATCCGAGCAATGGTACGTCTGGCAGGCAGAGGATGTGCCCGTGGCCAACGTCCTGGACAACGGCGAGGGATGGTCCGTCGTGAGCACAGAGGACGGCGTGATCACGGTCAATCAACACATGATCGAGAGTGACTACTCTCGATTCTGGCGAGTCTGGCCGCTGAGCTATCAACTCAGCGATGCCCTCGCACGCCGCTACCTGCCCGGTGCACGGCTGGTCAGCTCTACCGGCTACGGCGTGACCAGTGCTACCCGTGACCGCCGCGTCTACCGCGTGCCAAGCGAGGTCTGACATGTACCGTCAAGCCGTCGCGCTCATGATCGGCATGATCCTAGGATCAGCCATCCTGATTACCGCCGTATGGCTCACGTGGCCACGCTAGATATCCAGTCATCGCTACGGTACGGGTGACGCTATCGACCCCGTACCGTAGCGGTTATCGGGTTATCTAGTTCGGATGTACCGAACTACCCGGATAGGAAAGGATCACATCATGGCCCTATCGTGGCATCAGGCCCGAGCGGCAGGCTTACACGCATTGCCGTACGATATCGTCGGCTACCAGTTCCAAGCCGACACATACTGCCCGGGATGCATCGTTGGGCAACTCCCTACCGGCCCGGATGAGGCATACGACGGTTGGACACTGGCAACCGGTGTCACCATGACGCCAGAAGACAACTTGACCGAACTCGCGGCCGCATTCAACATCGATCGTGAGGACGAAAGTACTTTCGACCCGGGAGACTTCCCGAAAGTTGTCTTTCGCGACTCGGCAGAGGACTACCCCTACGGGCACGACGGCGATGCCGAGACATGCGGCGCATGCGGCGGTACGTTGATTGACCCCTAGCGGCGGTACAGCCTAGGTCGTCCCGGACGTACGCGCGTCATAGCGCACCTAGGCACGGGTCACTAGTCCGCAACGGGCTACCCGACAGAACGGAGTAACGACCATGGTACACACCGACACGACACCGTACGCTCTCACGCGTACGGACGTCACAGCACTGCGCAAGGCAGACAGTGTCACTTTCCATTACAACGCCCTGGCCAACGTCCTGGACAACGGCGACCGCCGTTCGTTCGTGCGTGCGCACAAGCAAGTCACACTTGCCGAACGTGAGCGTGACCCGTTCTCGTCCGACCGTTTCCACGAGATCGATCTCGGTCCGGCAGGCGAGCAACACCGTGTGCAGAACTACGGCGATGGTGACGGCCCATGGACTGCCTTTGAGATGATTCACTCGGCACAAGTGACCGAGACATGGCGAACCGCCGCGCGTTCACTCAAGGCAGGCGAGACAATCGCCATGGTGTGGACACGCGACAACAACAGCGAATTGACTCGCGCGGCAGGCTTGCACGTGGACTCGCTGACCATCGCGGTCGGAGTGAGAGGCAAGCCCGCGCGGCACTACCACGTCCATACCAGTATCACTCTGGACAACAGTGCCCGCATGATCCGACCTGCCTAGCGGCGGTACAGCCTAGGTCGTCCTGGAGCGTACGCGCGTCATAGCGCAACCTAGGCACTAGGTCGGAAGTGCCGGCCGTTACGAAAGGATCACATCATGGGTAAGACAGAATCGCGCCGCGTGGCCACGGTCAAACGTCGCACACGTGTGACCGCGCGCCGACAGGCTACCCGCGAGCTGTGGCGTGGCAATTTCGACGCCATGGCCACTGGTGAGCGCATGGTCCGCCGCGTGCGCCGCGAGGGCGAGTGAGCCATGCTCGCATTCCTAGAAGTGCTGGCCAGTGTGGCAGGCGCCATGCTCGGTCTGGTCATTTACGGCCGCTACAGCAACGATGCTGCCCGTGAGCAGAATCGTCGTAACCTCGCCAGCATCGACAACAAGTTAGGGCGGTAGTCATGAGCAGACTCACTCTCACCATTGAAACGGACAACGCGGCATTTCAGGACGGCCAGCTAGGTCCCGAGCTCGGACGTATCCTCCACAACGTGGCAGAACGAGTCATCAAGCTGGCAGCGTACGGTCCGCATATCGACGGCCGACCCGTCGATATCAACGGCAATACGGTCGGGTCGTTCCGGCACGAGGTCACCGAGTGACGAACCTAGCGGCCGCCATGCCTCACGGTATGGCGGCCGTGCCGCGTCCTAGGTGCGGTCGGCGCAGCTCGGTAGCGCCAGTAGCGGCGGTAGCGACCTACGATGACACGGCATGCCTCGACTGCCAATGGCTTAACGCGCGACTGATCGAGCGTCCTAGGTGGGACACGGGAGAGTACGCGGCAACGTTGATTCGCCACATTCTCGCCCGGCACAGCCGGCGATAAGGCGATATCAATTCACGGACTCCGTCGTTCCACGGCACCAGTTCGGGAAATTGCCGGCCTTGCAGATTCCGTCATTCCACGGCACCAGTTCGGGAAATTGCCGGCCTCCCCTGTCGGTCGAAACGGCAGCATTACGGAAAATGACCCTTTTTGGACGTTCGGCGCATCGCGCGCGATTCGGACAAGTCGTACAACGCGCGCTTGATCTTAAGGCCGGTGGAAAACGGTGGCAATCGACAATATTATGTCAACCTACGGCGCTCTGACCAGCACCGATGCCAAGATCCAACTAGTTATGTCAACCTACGGCGCTCTGACCAGCACCGATGCCAAGATCCAACTAATTATGTCAACCCGCACCGCTCTGACCTACATCGATACCGACCGATTTCAAGATCAAACTAATTATGTCAACCTGCAGCGGCATCCAGGTCACCGCTAGACATATCTACACATATGACCATCAATGCCCGGTCTAAACTCCCTCTTGACACTCCCGCCGTCTCTTGCTACTGTAGTCAGTGAGTCGGACGTACCGACGACCTTTTTAGGAGGTAGCGCCATGGCCCAAATTCACGTTTGCATCGACTGTGGAGAGTCGGTGGACCATCTGGAGGTCTTCCCCGGACCCCGGTGTCTCGACTGCTGGCGACCGATCGGCGAAAGGCAGGCGGCCACCATGACCGCCATCGACCTGGCACGAATGTGGGGATCGACCTCGTGAGCGACTACCAGGGCGAGCACCAGCCGGACGAGACCGGTGCACCGCTACACGACGTAGAATCGGTGATGCCGGACTACTACGCCCACCCCGAGTACTACCGCACCGGTGACGACGAGTGCGACGGCCCGAGCGAGCGAGCGATTCTCCGGAGTCGTGGCAATCCCGACGCCATGGTCTGGATACGGCGCGCGGTACCGCCCAAGGTCTACGACCTCCCCGGACCGAGCATCCGCCCGGGCGACTGGGTGACGACCAGCAGGCCGTACGCGCGCCGGCACGCCATGCACGCCACCGACCCCCGCCAGGACTGGCCGATCTCATCCAAGCGCGTGCCGGCCCGAGATCTGCGCACGGACGGCAACTCGATCAACGAATGGGGATGGTTCCCCAATGCCTGACCCGTACGGCATCCCCGGACTGGAACGGTGCGAAGACTGTCGTAAGGTCTGCATCTGTCCTGGACCGGAGTGCCAGTGCATGATCATCGATGCGGCCGCTGCCGTGTTGCTATGCCACTCATGCACCGACGTTCGCGACCATGGGTTGACGCCCTGGTCACAACTTGATACTGTCTTACCTACCAGGTCGGACGTGCCGGCCTAGATCGGAGAAACTCCACATGTCCCTACCGTTCACCATCACCCCGGGCCGCCAGTCGCCAACTGGCCGCGCTCACTGGCTCGACATCGCCTTTCACGACGGCCGGAAGGTCACCGGCAACGCCCGAATGGCATCTCACGTCAACACCGACACTCACCCGGGCAACCACGACGAACCGCCGAGACACGTTTTCGTGCTCGACCTCTCGCCCACCCTGGTCGACTCAAACGGCAACACGGTCTACCGCACCGCCGACCCTGACGCCGATGAGATCCAGGCCATGCACGCGGTCATCGCCCACCCGGTACGCGTCAACGGTGGCGCCTACCGCGGCACTCTCTACATCGAACGCGGCTACGACTCAGCCGCCGGCCGCCACATCGAGCCCGGCTCACACTGGTACCCCGGCGCCTGGACGTGGCGCGTGGCATACTCGTCCATCGAGCGCCTGGACGGCCCCAAGGTGACCGATGCCGCACGCTCGACCCTGCACGACCTGGCTCACCAGCTCGCCGAGACTCTCGGCACTCCCGAGCGCCTGCACGATGACCGTGTGAAAGACGCTCAGTACAAGCACACCGAGGCCGTAGAGGCCGAGCGCAAGGCTCAACAACGCGCAAGCGAGACCTGGCAGCTCCTCTCCGCGCTGACGAATCCCCACAAGTCCTGACCCTGTCGCCGTGTCCGTCGTGACACGGCGACAAAGGCCCCGTATCTCAAATGGCAAGAGAGACCCGAGAACAGGGGTCTATATGCCGGTTCGAGTCCGGTCGGGGTCACTGGAGAGCCGGACGTACCGGCTCGAAGGAGGGTAACCATCATGGCCCACCAGCTCATCGCAACCGCTCTACTGGCCATCGGCGGGGCGACCCCCGTCGTCATCGTGGCCAGAATGCTCCACGACCTGATCAGGAGGTACTGAACCATGACTAAGACGATCACACTGCCCGAACTGAACGCCGATGTACTCACCTGGTCCGACGACTACGGCCACGCCCGCGTCCATGTGGCACACGGTGAGTACGTCTATCGGGTGACAGTCCAGCGCGACACCTACCCGGAACCGCCCGATGGCGACTACCTGGCACCAATGGTCTACCTGTCGGATGAGTACCGGCAGTCGTACGAGCACGCCGACGACGTCTATCGGGCATGGGAGTATTTCCGGCATGTGCATCGACACGCTGGCCGTCTTTGCCTTTTCGATCCTTACGACCTGTTGGCCCGGTACCTCCGGATCTACTACGGCACGACCGTGGTCGAGTTCGCATCGCATCTCGGCTACAGCGGTCCGGCCGGCGTGTTCTTCGACACCGCCGAATGGCGAGAGCTCACCGGCTGGCATCGAGACCCGGGAGAGATCCCCGGCGCCGGTGGCAACCCCGCGGCCGAATCCCGGTCGGTCTGGCATTCCTACGCCGATGGCGACGTCTACGGCGTGATCGTTGAACGCCGAACGACCGGCATCACGACATGGGCCGATGGCCGAGTCGAGAGCGTCACCGAGTGGAACGAGCCGGACGACGATATCTGGTCGATATGGGGATACTACGGCGACGACGAGATCCCCTACATGCTCGCCGAGCACGCCACCGCGTGGATCGAGAACGACAAGCCGAAGGGACTCTGAGTCCATGGACGAGTACACCGAAACCCTGTTGACCACCGTCCAGGCCCGACGTTCCGACGACTCTGTCAAGACAGACCTAGAACTGATCTGCACGCAGTGCCCGGACGACGCCAGACCATTGTGTGACATCGAGCACGACGACACCCTCTCTGTACTGGTGGCCGTCGCACTGCACCATGCCCGAACCGAGCACTAGACATCCCGGTACAAACCTGCTACTGTTACGCCTACCAGGTCGGACGTGCCGGCCTAGAACGGAGACACCGACTATGTTCACAGTCACCGAGACCATTCACCACGGGCAGTATCGCAACGTCCAGTCCGCCAGCGCTGACACTCTCACCGAAGCGGTCGACAAGGTCGTAGCGACGAGCCCGTACAACGTCGCCATGTCCCGACCGAAGATCAATGCCCTGACCGCGGCACTCGCCGAGCACGGCAGTGCCGATCACGGTTGGGCACGATACGTCCTCACCGCCGACTTGCGAAACGAACAGTCGAACGACCTCCACCCCACCGGCGAGTGGTTTCACCTGCCGTCCATGACTCCGCACTCCCCAATCGATGAGGACGCCGGAGATATCGGCGGTGACGTCCAGGCCGGACCCGCCTACGCCATCTCGTGGCGTCGCCGTACCGACGACGACTGGGAGACGCTGACCCTGTACCACTTCGCCGCCGATGACGATGACGCCACGGTGCCGAACGCGAGGCAGGGCGTCCGGGTCGAGACCATGATCGAACTCGTCCGGCACACGGACGAGAACGACCCCGGCACGACCGAACTCGACTCTGACTGCCGGTACGAGTCCGGCATCACCGCCGACCCGCCCGGCGAACTCGACCATGACGCCGCACTCGCCAAGGCGAACGAGATGGCCATCCGGTACACCGTCGACAACCTCACCACCGACCCTCAGACCCTCTGGTGGCCGTTGTGAACCGCGACGGGCTGCGCACCTGACACCCCTAGGAGGTATCACCATGGCAAAGATCACCACCGACCAGCAGGCGGTCGACGCCGTCGCGACCCTACTCGGCACATCCGCCGAATGGGACGACGCAGCCGACTTCCTGGACGACATCGCCAACATCGTCGGACAGGTTCGACCGCACCCCGGCGATGCCGCAGCCACCTACCGGAACGACTTCCGCAAGGCGACCGGCCGTGAGGTCCCGATCGGATGGGACTTCACCGACGACGACACCGACGACGACGACGACGACTAGGAGGTATCACCATGGCACTCAAGACCGACCTGAACGTCAACGACGCCATCGACATGGCCGCCGAACTACTCGCAAGCAAGACGAGAGCCGAGTACGAACGCGGTGTACTGGAGACTCTCGGCTGGCTGACCGGCCTGACCGACGACGCCGATCACTCGTACCTCGCGGTACGACTGCATCTCGATCTCGATCGGCTCTACCCGTCGAACGGTGAGCCCCACATCTCGACTTGGATCGGCGATGACGGCGCACACGTCGTCCAGGTCGACACCGTCGAAGACACCGGCCACGTCCGGGTGAACGTCAACGACGGAACCGTGTTCGACGCCGACCCCGAGATCGATCCGGGCGTCGGTCTACGGCCCGACACGTCGCCATGACTAGAACAAGTGTTCGACGCTGGAACGCCCAGAATCGCCCTCAGAGCGCCGCAGAGCGTTCTAGGCACTCCCGGACGTCCGAAGTCCTGAACGCGCCGAGAGACCCCGTCCTGGCTTACGAGGCACCGGGTTTTCGCGTGACGTTCTACGTCAGACAGTCGGAAGCGACGTTCACCACCGACCCGTATCGCGTCGCCGATGGCTTCCTGACCCACCGGCTAGGCCGCAAGGTCGTCGACGGCGGCCCGGACGTCCAGCGCTACCTGGACCGCTTCCTGAGCGACTACCTCATGCTCAAGGGCGCCGGATGGACGCGCTACGGCCAGAACGACCCTCACCGCACCCGCGACGCCTACGACGAGGTACGGGAAATCATTCATGAACGACTGACGCTGTGAGCGCCGCTCTGCTGGACGATCTCCGTTCAGCGCTGTGTCGCTACGTCGTCATGCCGGACGACGTGGCGGCCGACGCGGTGACGCTCTGGATCGCCGCCAGCCACGCCCAGACCGCCTGGACGTCCGCGCCGAGGCTCGTCATCAAGTCGCCCGAACGACGCTGTGGCAAGTCCCGCCTGCTCGACGTCCTGGAAGCCACCTGCCACGCCCCGTTCATGGCGTTCAACGCCACCGTGGCCGCCGTGGTGCGCTCGATCGGCGCCGACGACCCTCCCACCCTGTTGTTCGACGAGGCCGACGCCATCTGGCCCGTGAACGGTAGCGGCGGTAGCGCCGAGAACCTACGCGCCCTGCTCAACGCCGGGTTCGGCCGCGGTCGCCCCGTCGTCCGCGTGGCCGGCACCAGCGCCACCGCCGAGGTCGTCAAGCTGCCCTCGTTCGCCATGGCCGCACTCGCCGGCATCGGAGACACCATCCCGGACACCGTGACCGACCGCGCTGTGGTGATCCGGATGCGCCGCCGCCTGCCGCACGAGTCCGTCTCGCCGTACCGCCAGCGTCGCGACGGCGCCGCGCTGCGCGAACTCAGCGTCCAGCTCGGCGACTGGACGACCGGCGAGATCGAGAAACTCGCCGACTACGAGCCCGCTCTGCCCGTCACCGATCGAGCTGCCGACGTCTGGGAGCCGCTGGTCGCCATTGCCGACCTGGCAGGCGGCAGCTGGCCTGAACGAGCTCGTGTGGCAGCAGAGTCGATGACCGCCGCAGCCATCGAGGACGAGGCCGAAGCCGGCCGGACCGAGCACCGCATCCTCGCCGCGCTCCGCGACGTGTTCGACGCCGGTGGCCATGACCGGATGACGACCGCTGGCGTTGTGACCGACCTCGCGGTGTTCGGCATCACTGTCGACGCGACCGCTCTGGCTACTGCTCTACGGCCCTACGAGGTCCGTCCGCGGAACCTGAAGATGCCCGGTGGTGCCGTACTCAAGGGATACCGCCGTGAGGACTTCGCCGATGCCTGGACCCGCTATCTGACAAGTACGTCGGAGGGATGATCGAATCGACCCCTGCTCAATTGTTCGCTACTACCGCATTACCCGACAGTCTAGACATTCTGTCAAACTCGTCTAAACGATCTTGCTCAAGATCGTCTGGAACGGATGGAACAGCAGACACTGATTACCCCAAGAACGACGCGCGCACACGAGGAACCACATATCTGCTGTTCCATCCGTTCCAAGCGGCACGTTTTCGCAGGTCAGAAGGGGTTGTCAGGGTCGATTCGGACATCAGCGTTCATCTCAGAACTGGCCCCTGAAAAGCCCACTCCCCACCATGCTCTGTACCTACCTGGCACGGCTGATAAGTGAGTCCATGTCTCATCTGCAGATGGTCGGGAAAGTACCCCTACGCCCTTTTGGTCGTGTCGTACGTTCATCTGCTCGACACGATGGTTCCGGAACATGTCGTGACCCGTCAGCCGGGAGGCAATCAGCTTGGCCGACCATGGCTTGTGACCATGTGACTCCAGCCACGAGTTCAGGTCCAGGATCAGGTCGCCGGCCATCGTGTGACGATCCTTTCCGAACTCCAGACGATCATCGATGTACGCCAACACCTGATCCGACTCCCGCTGCCACTCCCTGGTGTCCGCCTCGACTCGCACCGGCACCGTCGGCATCACCCGCCGCGCCGCGTACCACCGCATCGCCCCTTGCACCATCCACGCCAGCGCCGCCTCTCGCTGCCCGTCCAGGCCCGCCGCCAGCCGGTCCCGCAACCTGGGATCGCCGACACGGTCGAGCTCCGATTCCAGCGGCTCCCCGGGCTTCCGGTAGATGTACGGGAACGTCACCAGGGCCAGCCGACGCCAGGTGCCGTGGTCGGTCTCCTCGATCGAGGGCTTGTAGTTCGTGCTCAGAAACACCGAGTGTGTCGCGGCGAAGGTCACCGAGTCCTTCCGGATGTACCGGGCCGTCACGTGCGGCGTCCCCAGTATCTTCTTCAGCCGCTGCACGTTCAGTCGGCGAGCCTCCGGAGTTTCCTCCACCAACGCGACCCGTGTCCCCCGCAGGTCCATCAGCTCGGTCGGGTGGTCACCCGGGTTCGCCATCAGCACCCGATCGCTCAACAGCCGGTAGTAGTCCCCGAGCGCGCCGCCGATTCCCACGAAGATGCCCGTCTTGCCGTTCTCGCCAGCGCCGTACTGAACGACCAGTTTGTCGTCTGGCACCATGTGGCCGGTGATTGCCTGTCCGTAGCGGACGGCCATCCAGTCCCGCACGTCGTCCGGGATGGACTCCAGCGCCTTGTCCCAGTCCGGATGCCGGAAGCCCGCCCGGTACTCCGCGACCGTCATCTTGGTCATCAGCAGCTCGGAGTCGTGATCCCTGATCTCGCCGGTCTGCAGGTCCACCACACCGTTCGAGCAGTTCAGCAGGTCCGGATGCTGATCGAAATCCGTCGTCTCCTTCTCCACGATCCCTCGTGTCAGCAGGACCACATCCTTCTGCCGTCGCGCCGAGGTGAGCACCGCCTTCCAGCCCTTGTGCTTCGGCCCGTCCAGATCACCCCGCCTCACCCGCTCAGCCAGCTTCGCTCGAGCCCACCGCCCGACCATCTCCAGCACTCGCTCCTCCGGGCACGTCTTCCACCGCTTGCCGTTCCAGGCCAGCCATCCGAGCCCTTGGGTCCAGCAGAACCCCCCCGCGCACACGTTCAACGCGAAGCTCTCCGCCAACCAGCGGTCGGTGAAGCCCCCACGGTCCCAGTCTCCCGGCGAGATGGCGTCTCCCATCTCGACCGTGTCACCGTTGCCACCTTCACCCCCGTTACTATCGCCATTCTCACCGTTTTCACCGCTGCCGCCGTCAGGATCACTCTCATCGGCCTTGACCGCTTCGAGCTCGTCGTCGGTGAGCACCTTGCCCGGCCCGAACGGGTCTTTCGGATCGCTGCGCACCTTGGCCGGCTCATCGCAGGCGCACACCGTCTCCATTGCCCGCTCCCGAGCGAGCTTCATCATCAGTCCACCACGGGCGAATCGTCGCCACTCGCCCTCCGCGGTCGTCCTCGCCCGCGAGTCCGCCACACCGGCGATGTACGCCTTCCGTCCTGCCTTCAGCACCTCTGGCACGCCTCGATGCCCTTGATAGGCGGCCTCGATCAGCGCCAGCACGTCGTTGCGCACGTGATCGTACGCACTGCCGTACTCTCGCCCGGCGGACGCCTCGATCCTTGTCTCCAGCCGTTCGACGTATCGACATGCTGGCCCGTCTCGCGCCTCTCGCATGAACTCCCTGACCGCATCCGAGGACGCCAGTCCCGTCTCACCCTCGACCTTGCCCGTTCCGATCTTCCCGATCGCTTGCAGCCCGTCGACCCATGACGTCGGCAGGTCCGGCAGATCCTGAACCCGTGGGATCTCCCCGTCCTCCCACTCGTACATCCGTCCTTCCGGGTGCATGCTGGGCCAGGTGATCGCGTACCGGTGGAAGTACTGCACGATCTCGATGCCGGGACCTGCCACGCCGGGGAATCGCTCCCCGGCGGGCACTCGGTAGAACCTGATTCCGCTGAGCCCGTCGAATCCTCTGGACGAGGACCGCGGCGCAGTCGGCAGTTCTCCGAACGTCTCGATCAGCATCTCGAGTGTCTCGCCGCCGTGCTTGTCGCCGTAGTCGTCGACGTCGATCCCGATGACGTCGTCGCTCATCCGCAGCACGATGTTGTACCGACGTCCGGCCGCAGATGCGTTCTCGATCTTGTGCTCGATCTGCTCGTCGGTCGGGTACTTGCCGTTGTACCCGGTGTACCCGGCGGGCGGGTTGCCTTTGGCTCGATATGGCGCGAACAGCGTTCCCTTCCAGCCTGCCGCTCGATACTCCGGCGCCAGCGAGAACGGGTCGACGTCGACCTCGTCCACCGTCGTCTCAGTGCTGTTGTCGATCTCGTCGCTCATGATCGAACTCCCCTCCGGTTCGATCAACTGTCTAGCAGCGCTATGATCCGTTTCTTCGCTTCCCTACTCAACGGTGGACTGGCGTCTAGCTGGTCTCTGATCGCCTGAGCGATGTTCGCCTCGGCCAGATCCACCCTGGCCTCGGCCGCCTGGATCGAGTCGATCCCATGGTTCCGGACTGCCATCCCGTAGCGTCCCCTGGCGCTCGCCGGCGAGAGTGTGACTTCTGGGTTACGTCGGTTCATGACACTGAGCATGAGGCACTCCCCATAGAGGATGAATGATCCGTGTTTGTCAGTCAAGCGCTGACTGCAAGACGTGAGGCGCCACGCTACCCCTTCCTCGCATGCTCGGCAACCGACACACGCCGTCCCCAACGAACCCACATCGATCTCAAATTGACATCTCACCGATACGCACTACAGTGGTTCGCTGTGAAGACAACGAGTGTACGGCTCCCAGACGACCTGTACGAACAGGTAGCCAAGTTGGCGGCCGACGAACGCCGCAGCCTCAGCTCACAGATCATCGTGTTGATCGAGGCAGGACTGAACGCCATCGAGCAGGCAGGCGAAGCGACCGATGCCTGATCCTGTCGATCCTCGCGGGTCGCGCCTGTTTAGTTTGCAAGATCGTGTCTATATGTACGAGGTACAAGACGGTCTCTGTACATGGTGCGGCCAGTCTCTTCAGGACGACTCACAAGCTGATCATCGCATCCGCTGGGCTGATGACGGCCCTACCGACGTGTGGAATGGTCAACTTCTGCATCCAGAATGTCACAGACAGAAAGAGCGTGTAATGACGAACCTTCGCCAATGGCAGACCGAGTTTCTCACCGTCTTTGAGCGTCACGGTAAGCAACATTTCTTGCTCGTTGCTCCCCCGGGCGTCGGGAAGACTCGCGGTTGCACGGCCGCATTCGAACGTTGGACGGCTAAGCCTAGGCGCAACCCGCTGTGCATCGGCGTTTCACCCTCCATCCAGATCATCCGCGGATGGGCGAAGGAGGTAGCCCCGCTTGGGAAGACTGGAGTCATTGGACTGAACCCTCGAGAACGGAAGATAGAGACATCAGGCGGGAGGCTTGATTTACTTCCAGTGAGCGTAAGTCCGCCAGATGACTTGCGTTACTGGCTTCTCACCTACGGTTCACTCCTTAGCAGAGCTAAGGCATTCGATACGATCTGCCAGAAACGCGACGTCTTTGTCATCCTTGATGAACCACATCACGCCGAAGGCGGCGACGACCCAGGTGCATGGGGTAAGGCTGCTGCAACCGCGTTCGATCGTGCCGACAAGATCCTGATGCCGACAGCAACCCCGTGGAAAACGCCGGGAACACCGCTCCCATTCATCGATTACGACGATGAAGGTCAAGCTCAGGCGGATTACCGCGTCCATCGTTGGCAAGCGATTGAGGCCGGTTGGATTCGACCTTTGAATTTCGAATATCTCGATGCAGACGTTGGCTGGCAGAATGTCGAGTCTGGGGACTCGTTCAGCAGTCGTGTTTCAGAAAAGGGGATGCTGGGCGACAAAGCACTCAGCACAGCGATCAGGAAAGATGACTATATCCTCGATGCATTACGTCGAGGAATGAGTCAGATGGAGCACCAACATCGTCAAGGCTTGGATACTACGATGATCGTTATCGCTGATGACGTGATGAAGTACCACGCCAAACAGGTGGAAAAAGTTGCCAATCGTGAATGGCCTAGTGAAGCCGTACGGGCTACAGGTGACGATCCGAATGCTCACACGGTCATCGATAGGTTCCGGGAGCGGAAATCGCGTGCTCGGATCTTGATCACCGTAGGTATGGCCGGCGAGGGGTGCGACATCCCGCATCTTGGCGTCCTTGTCTGGCTCACCGCACGTCGGACCTACCTGTTCTTCGTCCAGGCCACTGGTCGCATAATACGCAAGTCTTCCGAAGAACCGCGCGCTCATGCAGCCGTCATCCTACCCAACCATCCAGACCTGCTCGAGGCGGCAGCGAAGCTCAAAGATGAGGAAGTCCCTCCGCTGAGAAAACCCGAGAAGCCCGGTGAACGGGATTGGACGCCGCCAGAACAGCAGACGTACGAATCGTGGGTCGATAATGTACATGTCGCGTCGTTCGCGGACGAGAGCCGCGACATCAAGGTCGATTCAAAGATTGATCGACTCGCTACTGCCCATCATGTTCCTACCAGTGTCGTCTATGACATCCTCCAGGAGAAAGTGCCACCGCCGCCACCAGAAAGAGCACGAAAGACCGGTGACGCTGTTGCCATGCGTGAGAGGATCAACGCGAACCTCAAGTTCTACGCCATGAACAACGGTCGCGACTTCCCAGGTGCTCACAACAAGGCAAAGGATAAGGCCGGTATCGGCCGTGGTCGGACCTTGGAGAGCTTGACCAACGACGAATTGGACCGACTCTTGAGTGCCTCTGAAGAGATGCGAGAGGAAGCGACGCCATGAGTACGATGCCTATTCACGATGTCACTGATCCTCAAGAAATTGGACGGTACGTATACCAGGCCAAGAATGCCGTTCAGGCTGCCGATCCGGAAGCTCTGCTCGACGCCGTCGGTGTCCTGCTCCAGCACGACAACTGGAAGCGCTGGGTAGATCCCTACAGTGGTGACGAGTACACCTGGCGAGACTTCCGTAAGTTCGTGGAGGAGCGGTTGTCGACCACGGTCGAACGCCTGATCGGAGCGCTGTCAGCAGCGCCGGGGCTACGGCAGGAAATCGAGGATCTGGCGAGCGTAGGTCGGGGCGGAGACCGACGCAGCGAGGATTTCAAACAGAACAATGTACCGTTTGAAAAAGCCACAGGTAACAACGCCTCAAAGGACATGCGTCGTCTCGGTCGCGACCGGCCCGATCTTGCTGCCCGGGTCGACGACGGTGAACTGACCGTGAACGCCGCGATGATTCAGGCCAAATTTCGTCATCCCACCGTCAGCGTCCCTGTGAACCGTCCCGATTCAGCGGCTCGCACGTTGCGTAAGCGCATGACGCCTGATGATCTGGCACGTCTTGTCGAACTGTTACAGCTCAAAAACGAGACTGAATCAACATGACTACCGTGCCGTACCCAGATGAGATCAGCCGCGCCGAGGCTGAGTGGATACTGGACGAGGGAGCGCGTCGTTGGCTCGGGATGTCCGGCGAGGAGTTTGCTCGCCGGCACGATCGCGGAGATCTGCCTAGGTCAGCAATGGTCGAACACCTGAGCGATCTTCTCGACCTTTCTAGGCAGTAGGGTAGTTGACACACCGCCGATCCTCTGATACTGTCGTCTCATCGGACGTACCGAAGGAGGGCGACAATGAAGATCAGGTGTGGTAGCTGCAAGGGGCGACACGAGACGGTCGATCAGGTCCGCGACTGTTATCAGGGCAAGGCGCCGCAGGCCGCCGCCTACTCCCCGGCGGACAAGTCGAAGCTAGCCCGCCAGCTCGGCGAGAAGCTCCCCGACCTGCCCCACGCGCGCTACGCGGTCGAGATCGACGACGAGCTGAGGTTCTACCAGATCGACAAGCCGACCGAAGGCAAGTGGGCCGGCCGCACGTTCGTCAACGTCCAGGCCAGCGACGACCGGCATCCGATCAGGAACATCGACTCGCAGATCAAGATCCTCGCAGTCATCACTGTAGACCCGACCGAAGCGCTCAAACGTTACGGTCGGGAGATCGGCGAGTGCGGACACTGCCATCGAACGCTCACTAACCCCGAGTCCCGGCAGTACGGCGTTGGTCCCATTTGTCGACAAAAGTTAGGTTGGTGATACGACGTGGAACAAATCAGCAAGAAGCTCATGAACTGGGCGTCCATCCTGGAGCCGAACACCCGCGAGCAGGCCGAGCGGACCGCCAGCATGCCGTTCATCCACCCGCACCTGGCGCTCATGCCGGATGCTCATCTCGGCAAGGGCGCCACAGTCGGCTCAGTGATCCCGACGCTCGGCGCGATCATTCCCGCCGCAGTCGGCGTGGACATCGGCTGCGTCGATGCCGACACCGAGTTCCTGTCTCCAACCGGATGGAAGCGCATAGCCGACTACGCCGGTGAGCCGGTCATGGGATACGACCCTGCCTCCGGCCTGGGCGAGTTCGTTCAGCCGTTGCAGTTCGTCAAGCGGCCGTCCTCGGGGTTCTGGCACTTCAAGACGAAGTACGGGATCGACCAGAAACTCAGTCCTGATCACCGTGTGCTCGGATACAAGATCGTGGGCCGTGATCGCCGTCGAGAGCAGGTCGTGGTCAGTGCTGCCGAGTTGGCCAAGAAGCACGCCTGGCTAAAGCTCGGAGCCAAGTTCGAGTTCATCACGACGTTCACTCCTCTCCGAAGTGTCAGCCTGCCACTGACCGATCCTGAGATCCGCGTGATGGTCATGGTGATGGCGGATGGAGCCTTCAACTCACACCGTGAGCATTCCACGCGCGTCACCCTGCGTTTCAAGAAGGAGCGGAAGATCGCTCGCTCGGTTGAACTTCTGGATGCGGCTGCCATCGAGTACTCCAAGCGCCAGACGTCGGACGGTGCGACCGCAATCTCATTCGACGCGCCGATGCGGACCAAGACCTACCAGGATTTCTGGAACGCCAGCCTGGACCAGATCACAGTGATCGCTGATGAAGTGCTGCACTGGGATGGTCATCTGCCTGACCGTGTGTTCTTCACGCGTGACGAGCGGTCTGCCGACTTCATCCAGTACGTCTTCACGGCGACCGGTCGACGCGCTGTGAAGCGCGCAGACGTCCATCCGGACGGGAAGACTGACTACCGGGTATTCGCTCATGAACGCATCGCAGTCGGCCTAGCTGGTGCGCCCAAGTCGCCTGTCCAGTGGGTCGAGTCCACGGACGGACACGAGTACTGTTTCACGATGCCAAGCGGCTTCTGGGTCATGCGTCGCGGCGGCAACGTGGTCATGACAGGGAACTGCGGCATGATCGCTGTACGGACGCAGTACGTCCTAGGCGACCTCGACGGGCTGGACCGATCGGCGCTGCGGGAGTCGATCGAGCAGGCCATCCCGCTCTCGGCCGGCAACTACAACCAACACGTGACGAACAGCGCCGAACCTCGAGTGGTCGCGTTGGCGGACGACGCGAGGAAGGCCAGGTTCGATCCGACGAGCTACGCGGGCAACTGGGACCTCCAACTCGGCACGCTCGGCTCCGGCAACCACTTCATCGAGGTCACCGTCGACGAGAGTGATCAGGTGTGGCTGTTCCTGCACTCCGGATCGCGAGGCATCGGCAACAAGATCGCGCAGCGGCACATCAAGATCGCCAAGAGCCTGTGCGAGAAGTGGTGGATCCCCCTGCCCGATCCCGATCTGGCCTACCTGGTCGAGGGCACCGACGAGTTCTGGACCTACATCCGAGAACTCCGGTGGGCGCAGAAGTTCGCCCTGTACAACCGCGAGGAGATGATGGACCGGGTCGTGCAGTGCTTCGAGGAGTGGCTCGGCAACGACGTCGACGAGCGCGAGCGGATCAACTGCCACCACAACTTCACTCAGAAGGAACGCCACTGGGGCAAGGATGTGTGGGTGTCTCGGAAGGGTGCGATCTCGGCCAAGACCGGTGAGCTGGGCCTGATCCCAGGCTCGATGGGCACCGCGTCTTATGTGGTCGAAGGGCTCGGCAACCGGCTGTCGCTCGACTCGAGTCCACACGGCGCCGGCCGGAACTACTCCCGCTCGAAGGCGCGCAAGGCGTTCACTCACGATCAGCTCCGCGAGCGCATGGCAGGGATCGAGTGGCGGGACTCCGAAGCGTTCCTGGACGAGATCCCGGACGCCTACAAGCCGGTGGAACAGGTGATGGCCGACGCGATCGACCTCGTCAACACCAAGCACGTCTTGCACCAGATCATTAACGTAAAAGGGGAGTAGACGTCTTCTTGACACATCGCCGTACCTCCGATACTGTTTGTCATAGCAGATCGAACGAAGCGAATGAGGAGGCATCGATGGACGTGACAACCGGACACACCGTCATCGTCGACGGGCAGGTCTACGCTTTCCAGCTCCGCACCATCGAGCCTGGTGGCCGACTCATCGTCGTCGCGCCGGGCGTGGCTCCGTTCCGAGCAACGTCGCTGGACGACGCCGAGGACAAGCTGCGCAGCGTCTACACCGGAGGAGAATCGATGAACGCCAATGAACTCACAACGCCAGCCGTTGCCTGCTGCCGATACAAGGGTGTCAACTCCCGCGGGCTCGGTAGTGTCGGAGAACTTTCGGTGAGCCCCGGTCACCTGGCCTGGAGCCTCTACACTCGCGGCTGGCGCGAGCTGACCGTCACTCGCGACGGCGTCGAGGTCGGTGGCATCGGCTCAGATCCAGACAGCGGTCACCGTCGCTGGTGGGGCGAGGAGGCGAACGATGAACGTCGATGAACTCACCGCGTTGCCTGCTGGCACCGTCGTGCGCGACTCGCGGGGCGTGGTGTGGGTGTGTGTCGTCGGCGACCTGCTCGGCGTGCACTGGCGAGGTACGAACGGCGCCAACGCTTACTCCGCGGCACTGCTCGCCGGCGACAGGGCGGTCGAGGTTCTGTGGCGGGACGACGGCGTCGACACCCCACGTGACCTGGTCAAGTATGAGTCCGGTTACGACGCTGGCTATGACGCTGGCTATGAGGCGGGTTACGGCTTCACTCAGGAAGACGACTGATGATCCGAGTCGAGATCTCTGACGGCAAGGGCGGCTATTGGCGGCACGAGATGCCGGCGGTCCCTCGCGAAGGCGACCGTCTTGAACTGGAGGTCGACACCCGTATATGGGCCGTCTATCTGGTCAAAGAGGTGACCTGGACTCCGACCGACGACGACACCGACGCGAATATCGTTGTGGCGCACATCACTGGTCACAGGGAATCCTGATGGGCAGATCGAAGCCAGTACATCCAGCCGTTCTGGTCGGCATCGACGAACTCGCGGTGTATAACGCCGAGGTGAGCCGGGGGATCGTGCACACGCCGGAGTGGAAGGCATTGATGGCCGAGCGCCAGCGTCAGTTCGACGAGTGGCAGGACGCTAAGTTCGTCGAAGAACACCCCAACCACACTCTCATCAAGTTAGCGGATGGTGGAGTTCTCGCCGTCCCACCTGACGTCGACGCCTCGATGATCAACACCAAGCTGTTTCCACGTAAGGAGGACTCGTGACCAGCCTAGAGCGACGTAAGGAGATAATCGCGCTGATCTCGTGGGTGACGCCGTTGAAGCGATCACGCTCGTGCGACGGCATCAAGTGGAGCAAGGTGTCGTTGAAGCATGTTCATTGGGTTCGTGACAACCCTCCGGAGGGCATCCCCGACAGGCTGCGCTGCAAGAACCAGGCGCACTGGAAGTTCACCTACCTGAAGCTTGACCCGCGTAGCTCGAAGGGGCCGCGATACTTCTGCTGGTCCCACCTGATGTATTCCGGCCTGTTCGGCAGCGATCTCGAGATCAAGCGAACCGAGCGCTGGCTGGAGCGCAACGCCGACAGGATCGCGGAGGTGGTGTTGAGATGACGACTGACCGCCACATCCCCGACCTGGACCACACGACGCTGGTCGAGCACGTCCCGTCCTATCCGGCGCAGCCCGAAGGCCACGGCATGGCTCCGTTGAGCGAGTACTTCCCGGACGACTACGTCTGTCATGCGTGCAGCGATGCCGGGGACGAGTGGATCGGCTGCCGACTCGCGACCTGGACCGACCCGATCGCCGAACTACGACGGCTCACCGGCGTGGATCGTTCGGAGATGAGCATCGAGTATCTGCACTCGTGGGCTGCTGACATCGTCGCCGCGGTTGATCGTATTCGAGTGATCAAGGAAGACGAAACGTGAGGAGAAATAGTATGATCAACACCCCGTTGCTACGCAAGGCAGTGGAGTGGGTCGAAGAACAGGCAGCGCTGGACGTGAGCGCTCGTCAGTGGCGCCAGTCCTCCTGGATCGCACCCGCGGTCACGTTCGATGAGGTAGCGGTCAACGACGATCACGAGTTCTACCAAGCCTTCACCGTCGAGCCCACCTGTAGAACCAAGGCCTGCGTGGCGGGCAAGCTGGTGCTCGACGCCGGCTACACACGTTTCCGTCGCGTAGATTGGTCGATCGATTCGGTGATGACCGAGAACGGTTGGGAGCAGATCCCTGTCGTGGCCAGACGCCTGCTGGGAGCCGAGAACTTCGATGGCGGCCTGTTCGACCTGAGCAACACCGCCGAGGATGTGCGTCGCATCGCCGAAGACATCGCTGGCGAGAAGTTGTGATCACGATCAGGTTCAACGTCGTCACCGATACCAGCGCTCGCGGTTACTTCAAGGCCGAACTCCCTGCCGTCCCACGAGTCGGGGAGTACATTCATCGGGAAGTCGACGGCGAGGAAGACGAGTACACCGTCCAGCGTGTCAGCTTCGATCTCGACGACGGCTCGGTCCACGTGGTGTTGAGATGATCGAGATGTTGATCGGCGCCGGGCTGATGCTCGTCGGATTCGTTCTCGGACGTCTGCACCGACCGAGACGAGCGCCAGCGAGTCCGAAAGAGGTCTGCCAGTGTGGACATGGCGTGTCAACGCACGATGCGGCCGGGTGTCACAAGGTCAATTTCATCACCGAGAAAGTGATCGTCGGCACAGAGGAGTACCTCGGCGAAAGACGAGCGATCACCGACAAGAAGATCGTCGACCAGCACGAGTGCTTCTGCGTCCGGTACGTCGGTCCACACTCGTCCTACGTCCCGGAGCTGGACTCGTGACCGCGCGCCGCATCAATACCTCGCCGGTCACGCTACCGCTGTCCATCCGCCGCTGGAGCGGGATGAACGAGGACGTCTTCGTCATCATCGACGACACCGGCCTGTGGGTGGCCGAGGTGCGCAACGACCTCATCGCCATCCAGATCGCCCAGGTTCTCGACCCGAGAGACCGTGACCACCGTGTGGAGTAGGGAGAACCTGCTCGACGAGATCGAGCACCTTCGCCTGCTCGGCATCCCGGCGCAGGACTGGCCGTCGGATCTGGGCATGACACAGGAGGCACTCAGCCGAGCCCTCTACCGGGCGGGTGAGGCCGAGCTTGCTCGTCCGTTCGTCAGGGCTGCCTGGCACGACCGTACGAAACGGCTCTCACCTCTCCCATGTGAGAACTGCGGCGGGCCGAAGGTCGCGGCCAACAAGCGTTACTGCTCGCAGATCTGCTACCACGCTAACGGCCTAGTCGGTCGTTGACACGACCGACTAAACCCGATACGGTTTGTATCGACAACCAGAGTCCTGACTAGAAATAGACTCACGTGGAGGTGAACGATGCCTGAACTGAACGACACAGCGGTCGCAATGGCTGACCCTCGACCAGGCGACCGGTACCACGAGATGTACTCGTTCTGGGTCTACGTCCTGACGGTGGACGACGGTGTGACCGTTATCGAGTGTGGCGGCCACCCGAGCCACATCGGGGACCGCGGGAGCCTGCGTCGGTTCGTCGACCACGACCAGTTCCGGGCGGCCTACCAGTACAAGTCGGACCTGCCCGGCTACTGGGTACGGCTGTCTGAGCGCGACATGGCCGCACTGGCCGAGAAGTTCTTACCCGAGATCGAAAGAGATGAGGTATCGAAGTGATCATATTCTGGATCGTCATCACCGGAGCTGTGGTGTTCGCCTTAGCCCTGCTGTACTTCGGCAGCCAGCTGAGCAAGAACAGTAGCGACCGTCACGCGGGTGAGGGGCTGGTAGGCACCGCGCTGGTCATCGGCTGTATCGCCCTGGTCGCCGCGCTGATCGGCGGCATCATGGCAGCCTGGCCGAATTACCAGCTGTGGAGCGCCAAGATCGAGCGTGAGCGAATCGTCGTCCAGGCTGTACAGGAGGCTGATGCGGCAAGAGAGCAGGCCCGCGGCGAGGTGTTCCGTGCCGAAGGTGTCGCGGAGGCGAACCGGATCGTCAACGAGTCGTTGACGCCTGAGTACCTTCGCTATCACTACATCAACACCCTGGCCGAGAACAACCAGAACGTGATCTACATCCCGACCGAGGCCGGGCTGCCGATCCTCGAGGCCGGCGGTCAGTTCGGACAGCGGGAGCGACCAGAATGACAGGCGACTGGGTACCTCTGGAATCAGACTCACCGACGATCCCGTACCACCTCCGGGATGACGCGCCGCCGCTAGCCGAGTGCAATCGGTGCCATCGCGAGACGTGGGACCCGGACGACATCAGCACCGAGGACCGGATGCCGCAGCCTGACGGCAACCCGTGTGGCGGCTGGTTCGTGGCGGAAGGGTCGGGATGAGACTGACAGCGCCTCCAGTGGATCGAGTCGATGTGGACTGGGCCGTACTGCACCGCGATCTCGCAGACGTGTACGAGCGGCACGGCATGGCCGTACAGGCGAACGTCCATCGTCGTCTGGCTCTGGCGCACGCGGCGGCTCGTAGCGTTGCTGCTGCCAAGACGAGAGGGAGTCACGACACGTGATAGGCACATTCATCTGCGTCCCTGTCGAAGCCTTGACCGACCCACCGAATGGGCTGGTAACGCACTTCAAGGACTACTGGTGGGTCCACGTCCCTGGCAAGGGCATCGTCTTCCACAAGGTTGGCCGCCACATCTCCCCACTGGGCAATCCGAACGAGATCATCACCAAGACTCTCTTCGACAAGTTCGACTACCCTCCGGGGGCCGAAGTGCTGCTCGTGGAGCACGTCTTCGTCCGGACGAACCACGAAGGCGAGCTGCGCCTGCCGAAGGTCGATTCGTGACCGCCGGGACTAGGGGAACCAGAGGAACTACCAACGGCAACGTGCGAGGCTCGTCGTACGACCGCCAGCGGCGCCGGGAGTGGCTGGTGCAGACCTATCGGGCGAACGTCGACGTTCGACTCGAGGGAGCGATCATCATCAGCAGGTTGACCGGTCGTCCGTTGAGGGGCGGTTGGCAGCTGGCATGTCGCTGCTACCGTTGCGGGACGCTGCTCACCGTGGACACTGTGACCGTCGATCGGATCGTCCCGGGCGCGCAAGGCGGCACGTATCGAAGATCAAACATCCGCCCTTCCTGTCAGCCCTGTGCATCGAGAACAGGTGCTCAACTGGGGGCTGAGCGTCGTCGGGCCAAATCTGAACGTTGACAGGGTTGACATGTCCACTCTAACCCGCTACTGTCTGTAGTGGATACAGACAATCGATCTTTGGAGGCCATCATGAACCTTGAGGACCATCAGTCGTGACCGAACGAAACGAGCAGTCGCAGTTCCCCGACGCCGACCATCCCGGAGTGGCACCCGGCGCTCCGAATCAGTGGGCCGTCCCGGTCAACCCGGCCGCCTTCGCCCCACGACAGACCAACGGGCTCGCCGTCGCCAGTCTGGTGCTCGGCATCCTCTGGCTGTTCTGGATCGGATCGATCCTGGCCGTCATCTTCGGTCACGTCGCGCTGAACCAGATCAAGGCCCAGGAGGGACCGTCTCGTCCCGAGGGTAAGGGCCTAGCCATCGCCGGCCTGGTGCTCGGCTACGTCGGCGTAGGCACACTCACGGCGTGGTTCTTCCTCTTCCTGCTGGCAGTTGTCGCCGGTTCAGGAGGCGGGTGAGATGAAGACTCTGTTCGCCGGCGTCGCCGTTGTACTCGTGCTGCTGACCGGGTGTGGCGATGGCTCGAGTGTTTCACGTGAAACGGGCGCAGTCCCGGAGGCGACCGTGTTCGAGCAGGTGCAGTCCGATTGTGTCGTCCCGGCCACCTCTCTCGGTGACGACGGGTACACGCTCGTCATCGACCACAAGGGTGAGGACGATGTCGTCGGGGTCGATTACGGGACGGTGCTGTGTGTTCTGGACGCCCTGGACACTCCGACATCCGTGCGGGCTCAGATGGACTCCACCAGGGCTCTGGACGGCATGAGGTCCGGCTCGTGGGGCGACTTCACGGCCGTCTGGTCGTACCATCCGGACAGTGGCGTGAACCTGATCATCGAAGAGGTGCAGTGAGTCAGATCAGTTGGACTCGGATCCGGGCCGGCTGCCCGCGCTGTGGCGAGAAGCTGCAGTACCACGGGGCGACCGTCTGGTGCCTGCGTTGCGGCTGGGGTAAGAACTGGGATCAACTCACTTCCGCGGAACGCCGCGGGGAAATGGAGGAGTGAATCATGGGTGGCGGACCGACCAAGGACAGCGAGACCGAGAACGGCGAGCAGCAGCTCGAGCGCGACCAGCAGGTCGGCGACGAACGTCGTTCTGGCGGTGACAAGTGACTATCGGAATACCAGGACCTCGTGACCAGCTGGGCAGCGGTGGCGGTAAGTTGTCGTTCCGCGCCACCCCTGACAAGAAGGCCGCGAGGAAGAAGGCCAGGGCCAAGAAACGGCAGGGCTGGCGGGATCTCGGCAGCGGTCATGAACGTGCCGGCTGGGGATCGGATCAGCGATGAGCGTGATCTGGAAGTTCCCCATTTTCAACGGATTCACCCCCACCTCGCTGGTGGAGATGCCGGCCGGTGCCGAGATTCTGGCGTTGCAGTTGGACGCCGGCGACACCAAGCTGTGGCCTGCTGTGTGGGCGACGGTTGACCCGGACGCTCCGAAGGTGCAGCGGCGGTTCGTCAACGTCGGCACCGGCCGTCCTGCGCCGGAGGACGGGGTGTACGTGGGGACGTGGCAGAAACTCGCTCATGACGGCGCGAACTACGTGTTCCACGTGTTCGAGGTGCCGCTATCGTGAACTCCTGGCTGATCGCACTCGCCATTGAGTTCGGCGTGGCGTTGCTGTCGCTGCGCTGGTTCGGCGCCTGGCACCTAGGCAGGTACTCGGTGTTGATGTCCGAGATGCGCTGTCACGGGGATGCGGTCCGTGACTCTTGGGGCGACATCGACAAGCGCGTTTTCGACAGTCAGGCCACATGCGTCCGCAAGCACGCTGCCAATTGTTGGCGAGAAGACCACGATCCGAAGTTCCGCGACCGCACCCTGAGTTCCGGGTTCGCCATTGTCGGGCTGTCACTGCTCTGGCCAGTGCTGATCTGGGCGTTCCTGGCGTTGCGTGTCACCCCGCCGACGACGCTGGGGCTCAAGGCGGAGAACGAGCGCCAACAGGAAGAGATTGATCGTCTCGAAGCCAAGCTGAAGGTGGGTAATGATGAGTGATCCGCTGGCCGTGGCGCGTCGCGCCGCTGAGTTTCAACAGTGGGCAGATGAACGCGGGATCGGGCGCGACGTGGACGATGCGATCCAAGCTCGATCACGTCTAATGGAAGGTGACCCGGTGACCGACGAGAAGCGGACGCCGCTGCTGTGCCTGGACATCGACGGCACCGTGCGGCAGGGCAAGGACGATGCGCTCGGACGCTTCGTCAACGGCCCTGACGATGTGGTGGTGTTCCCGGAGGCGATCGAGCAGATGAGCCGTTGGCAACGACGAGGCGGGCGGATTCTCGGCGTGTCCAATCAGGGCGGGATCGCGCTCGGCTATATGACGATGTCGATCGCGATGGCAGCGATGCTGGAAACGAATCGTCAGGCTCTAAATCTGTTCGACAAGATCGTTTTCTGTCGGCACCATCCCGACGCCAGCGATCCGGAGATGGCTCGCTGCTGGTGCCGCAAGCCTTCCCCTGGGCTGATCGTCGAGGCCGCTCTCGAGATGGCTCGCGACCACAACGAGATCTACCCGCAGTACATGGGCCTGATGGTCGGCGATCGCCCGGAGGACGAGGAGTGTGCCCGACTCGCCGGACTGCCGTTCATGTGGGCGAGCGACTGGCGAAACGGCAAGGAGGCTGTTACAGATGAGTGATTTCGACCGACCCAGCGCATCGCAGGTCGCCCGGCACGGCTGGGCAACGATCCTCGTTGTCGCGGGAGTGATCATCGCCTTGATCCTCGTCGCCACGATGTGGGTATTCGGCTGGGGGTTTTTCTCCCGGGCGACCGCCGACTTCCGCGGCGAGACCGGAGTGATCGAGCGGGTGCACGCCGACCCGGACTACAGGATCGCCAACTACGACTGGTTCTTCAACCAGTGTGCGGCGGTGCAGAACCAGGAAGGCCTGATCGTCCAGTTGGAGGCCGAGCTGACCGACGACCTGACCGCAAGCCGCGAATCGCAGATCAAGGCCACACTCACCGCAGTGCGATCCAACCGGACCACCCTGATCAACAACTACAACTCACGCGCCAACAGGGAAGACACGGCGGCCAACTTCTTGGCCTCGAACCTTCCCGACCAATTGGACCCGAACGAGGAGGAAACCACATGCACACCAAAACTAGAAGACTGAGTAATAAGATCGCTGGTGCTGTCGGACTGATCGTGGCTGTGGTGATGGTCACAGCGAGTTCTTGTGAGCCAGAGGCGACGCCCCAGTCACAGGAACGAGACCGGCAACAGAGCAACTACACACGGCTATCCGAGATCGAGCCGGCACAAGAGATGCAGCATCCGATCACGCGGATAAGCGTCAACGGCTGGATCGCGACCTGGGACGAGCCAGGCAAACTGGCTTACGTCTATCTCCAAGGCGCGAACGGTGAGCTGCTCGGCTACTACATTCTCGAAGGGCTGCCGGTCAGCTACTGCGTCTCGTTGACACCCACGTACACCTGGGAGGACATCCCCGGAGACGGCAGCAGTACCAAAGCCCAAGTTCCCGCTCCTGCGATGGACGGCGTCTACTACGGCGGGGCCGGGGCGTGCAATACCTACTACGGCTTCGACGCCGGAACGGGTGCGTACATCGAGTACACCGCCGGCCTCGGCATCAACGTGTTGCTCTACGACCAGCCACTGCCCCGTCAGGACGTCCAGCCGCTGGGGTTCTCCACCATCGAGGACGTCGAGGAGAACCAGTGACGTCTGGGCAGCCACTCGAGCTGGCGGAACGGCAAAGAGTTGAGTGATCATGACGGTGGACCCACAACTCAGGATCCTCCTGGCTGTTTTGGTGGGCTCTGTCGTAGGCGTGATCATCGCACCGTTGCTGTTCTGGGTCTTGTACTATCCACCGGCGCTCGACACCTCGTATGAGCGCTCGTCTATGTCCGAGGATGAGCAGCAGCAGGTCCGAGACCTGGCACGCGACTTGATCAGGCCTCTAGGCCCGAGTGGAAGATGAACGGAGGGTGTGACGATTATGTTCATTGAGCTGGAACTCCCGTACAACCTAACGAGGGCGCCGGAGGATCAGGAACCACTACTGTTGAACGTCGGTCAGATCGAGGCGGTCACGCCTACGACCTATCGGGAGAGCGGCGCCGTCTTCGATAAGAGCGGCAGCTGTGTCCGCACGATCTCTGGCGAGAAGTTCATCGTCGCGTCCAAGCCGGAACGGGTCCGTGAACTGATCAGCAAGGCGATCAACGGTGAGATTCGATGACTCACTCGGCGTAGACACAGGCTGAAAAGCCTGATACTGTCGTTCTTGATACAGATGTCAAACGTGATAGGAGAGTAGATCGATGAGTGAGACGAGTGGCTACTACCCGGAGATCGATCCGGCCGACGTCCATGTCGGCGATGTCATCCGTATCAACGCGAACGACGGGTCGTGGGCAGTGCAGGGAAAGGTCGACGATATCGATCTTCCTCACCCTCGACGTGACTATCAGTTCCGGCTGAACTTCGGCGACTACCGCCGTTGGCACTGGGCCGCCGACGCCCGCGTTCACATGGTGAGGCGTGCCGAACTCGAGCCCGACCCGGCTCGGGTCGCCGAGATCCAAGGCCTGATGGATGTCGCCGGACTCCCGACGGAACTTCGCTTCCGATCTGATCTGGCTGAACATCTAGTTCGTAACGGTGTAGCCCTGCTCCCAGAGACGCTGACCGACGAGCAGGCTGCGATGATCGGCCGGGGCTATGGTTGGAGTGAAGGACGCGAAGTCAAGTCTGGCCACCTCGCATGGCCCGCGATCCGGGCCGCGCTGATCGGCGGTGAGTCCGATGGCCGCTGACGACACCGTGCAGGCGCTGACTGCTGTACTAGCTGAGCATCCCGTCGAGTGTACTGGTATCGGCGAAGTCGCGTGTGGCGGATGCCGTGAGCGAAGCTGGATGTCGTGGGAAACGTATCGCGAGCATCTAGCTCGCGCCGTGCTTGACTCCAGACTGGTCGTGCCGGCTCTACCAGCGGACAAGAGGGGCACGTCGTGGCGCTGTAGCGGATGCGGAAGCCCTCGTTGGATCGACTGGCGTGCAGGTCCGGCCGATGACGGGTTCCCACGCAGAGCTCAGTGCGCCGTCTGTGGTCGCGTCCAGGAGCTACCTCCGGGAGATGGCGACGATGAATGAGCGTTGCGCAGCCTGCGGGAAGCCGATCACGCTCGTCCGCGCCAGCAGTCATTTCCTGACGCTGCAGAAGACGTGGGTACACGTCTCGAAACGTGCCAACCGCAGCCACTATGCCATTCCCGAGAGCGCGCTGAAAGGTGGTGACGACGATGAGTGAGCAGACCTTACGAGCATTGGCCTCGGTGATCGAGGACCTCTTCGCAGACCGCGCCACCACTCACGTCAACGACTACCGACACGAGATCGCCCGCGCCGTGCTCGACTCCGGCCTGGTTGCTCCAGTGGAGGAGCGGTTCGAGTGTCCAGCCGGGATGTACCACGGACCTGGCAGCCAGTCACGGACTCGCTGCGAGCGGCATGATCCCCACGACCTGGACGGCGAGCACTACGCCCGCAACCCGATGGAGCCGGGCTTCGAGTGGATCGGCCGGGATGGATGGGGGAACCGATGACCGCTGACGTCAGTGGCCCCAGCCCGGTCGTCGACCTGATCGAACACGCCGCAGCGATCATCGTCAAGGCCCGCGAGGAACCGCACACCGCGCCCGGCCACTGGGCCGGCGCGCTGTACCAGGCAGGCATGCTCGTCCCGCCTGGACATGCCCGCCCGGCCGCCCCGGTGAACGGCGAGGCCGAGCTACGGGAGCAGATCTCTAGAGCGGTTGCATCTGCCTGGTACAACACGGGTGATCCGACTGTCGTAGACGCCGTCATGGCCGTGGTCCAGCCGCGGCTGGCCGCCCGTGACGCCGACGCGGAAGCCGTTGAACGGGGTGACGCGCTGATCGTTTCACTTCGCCAGGAAGTGGATCACTACTACGAGCGAGCACGACGCGCCGAGGTCGACCTGGCCGCCGCCAAC